GGTCCGGGAACCTGATCTCAAACATCCAGGGGTCGAGCGTCTCTGGGAACGTCCAGAACGCGACGGTCGCTCTGGTGGTTTCGGGGAGCGCCCAACCGAACATTACATCGGTCGGGACCCTGAGCGGCCTCACGGTCTCGGGCAATGCGAACCTGACCGGGACATCGAACCTGACGACCCTGTTCGCCCAGAGTGCCAACGTCGGGACCCTGAATGTTCTGTCGATCGAGAACGTCACGAGCCTCTTCGCCGGGAGTGCGAACGTCTCGGGAACAATGAATGCTGCCTCATTTGTCGGGTCCGGGAACCTGATCTCAAACATCCAGGGGTCGAGCGTCTCTGGGAACGTCCAGAACGCGACGGTCGCTCTGGTGGTTTCGGGGAGCGCCCAACCGAACATTACATCGGTCGGGACCCTGAGCGGTCTCACGGTCTCGGGCAATGCGAACCTGACCGGGACATCGAACCTGACGACCCTGTTCGCCCAGAGTGCCAATGTCGGGACCCTGAATGTCCTGTCGATCGAGGGCGTCACGAGCCTCTTTGCCGGGAGTGCGAACGTCTCGGGAACAATGAATGCCTCCTCATTTGTCGGGTCCGGGAACCTGATCTCAAACATCCAGGGGTCGAGCGTCTCTGGGAACGTCCAGAACGCGACGGTCGCTCTGGTGGTTTCAGGGAGTGCCCAACCGAATATTACGTCGGTCGGGACCCTGAGCGGTCTTTACGCATCTGGAAACGTGAGCGCTCCTTATTTTGTGGGGGGCGGAAATGCGCTCTCGAACATTCAGAGTTCGGCGATAACACAGCCATTTGCGAACCTGGCAGTATCAAATTCGGTCTCGACCCCGTATATCAACTCCAGGTCCGCGAATACCGGGTCCCTGAATGTGACCGGAGCATCGACCCTCAATACTATGTCAGTCGTGGGTGCAGCATCATTTTTAAATATATCGGTCGCAAATTTGACAGTCACAAACGTCTTCACTATCACAGCAACGAACACGCAGGTCACAAACTCTGTTTCGATAACAAATCAGGGAACAACTACGGCACTCTACGTGAACCAGAATGAATTATACGATAGTTTTTATAATGTCGCAGAATTCTGGGATCACACACAACTCGCCATGGTCATAGATGGGAATGGAAATGTTGCGGTCCACACGGCCGCGAGCCCCGGGTACGCATTCACGGTCGTTGATGGGGCATCTATAGATAGACTGACACTCGGGAACCCGCTCGCAATTTCGAGCGGCGGGACCGGGGCCGCGACGACTTCTCAGGGGTTTGCATTCATGGGGCCTGTGTCCGGGTCGGGTGCGCCATCATTTCGTGCATTGGTTCCGGGCGATTTGCCATCGAACATTTATTCGAACGGTTCGGGTCTAAATTCCCTGAACGCATCCAACATTTCATTCGGCGCAATTACCGCAAATCAGGTCGCGAGTATTCAGGGAAATATAACATCTTTAGGGACCTTGACATCACTGACAATAAATGGAACAGTCGGTGTCACGGGCAACATCTACGCATCGAATGCGATCTCGACGACCAACATCTTCGCAAACACCATTACCCTCTCGAACGCCACTTCGACCATTAACGTCACGGGCAACATCTACGCATCGAATGCGATCTCGACGACCAACATCTTCGCAAACACCATTACCCTTTCGAACGCCACTTCGACCATTAACGTCACGGGCAACATCTACGCATCGAATGCGGTCTCGACGACCAACATCTTCGCAAACACCATTACCCTCTCGAACGCCACATCGACCATCAACGTCACGGGCAACATCTTCGCATCGAATGCGGTCTCGACGACCAACATCTTCGCAAACACCATTACCCTTTCGAACGCCACATCGACCATCAACGTCACGGGCAACATCTACGCATCGAATGCGATCACTACAAATAACTTATATACCGCAGGCTTCACTTCGAATGCGACCAATACAAATTTTCTTTTCGACACGCTCACAATTCCATTCATTTATTCGACTACAGCAAATGTTGCCGGAACTTCGAATATTTTCAATTTAGTCGCACCTACAATAACTTCTACGAATGTGAGTGCAAGTTTCTTGTCGGCCGGAGGGTTCACAATTGTGGCCGGAGGGCCGACGGTCGGAGTGACCGGAAACATCTTCGCATCGAATGCTCTCTCGACCACGAATGTTTTAGGGACGCGTTTTTCGGCCGGAGGGTTCGCACTCACTGCGGCGGGGCCGACGGTCGGAGTGACCGGCAACATCTTCGCATCGAACGCAGTCTCGACGACCAACATCTTCGCGACCGGTAACGTGGCCATAGGTCAAAATATCACCGCTCTGCAGGCCAACGTCCACATAGAACAAGCTTCTTTATTCATTGGAAATTCTGCCTCAGTTGGCTCTGTATCGAACACGAATTCCATCACGCCATACAGGCTCGTTTTTGACAATACGGCAAATACTTCAATTATCCCAAATAAGATTCAACTGTATTCGGATGGAACTGGACAAGTTTGCGGCTTGAGCACATCAGGGACTGGTGGAGTGGCTGGAATTGTTTATCAGGCGCGATCCTTTCACTCATTTACTACGGGAGCTCCTGCAAGTACTCCTCAGTTTAGCATAGCTACCTCGGGATCTTGTTCATTTACAGGTAGTACATTAAATATTGGAGGTGCGGGCCAATTAGCGGCCAGGTGCGCCATTCAGGCTCCAGCATCAGGTCTAGGAACTACGAACGTGTCACTCCGCATAGAGTCTTCGAATATTTGCATGACGACCGGTCCGAGTCTGGCCGGGTTCGGAACAACGGCCCCCGCTGCCAATCTTCACGTGGTAGGAAACATCTATACAACAACAAGCATTACATCAAATTTAGTATCAACTGGAACAGCAGCGCCAACTATAGTTGCGGCGGCGACGATAGCACCCGTCACGGGAATTGTGTTCGTGTCTACTAGTGCAACACCCATTGTTAACATAACAGCGCCTTTTCCCATATCAACGAATGGTGGTCAAATAACTCTTATACCTACTGGAGCTTTTACAACTACAGCAGCAGGTAATATAGCACTGCCTAGCACGGCCGTCATATCTAGACCTCTCATAATGACATATGATTCTGTAACCTCAAAATGGTATCCCAGTTATTAAATGCTTTGTTGCCATGCGTCGATTATAGCCGCGTCACTGGCTGAAAGGGCGGTATCAAAAACCATGACGCTCTTCATCGTGCCAGTAAAGTATTCCAAGCCGGTACTCATCTTGCGTCCTATCCCAAATTGATAATTACTTAGAGTGAGAGCCCCGGGAGTTCCTGTAGCTTTATTCACGGTAACTCCTGCAGATACGGTGGTTATATTATTTACCTGTGTATTGTCTATCATCATAACAACCGACTTTTGAACCGAATTTGTAAATGGAGTCATGGAAAGTTGATCATTTGATTCACCGGCAAACCCAACATTGCTCGTAATAAGTATCATTCTTCCATCTTGGTTTAGTTGTTGAGTCGCCGAATTAGTATCGCAGACCGTCCCGGTCCCCGCGTTTGCCGAGTTGAAACATGCAGCGTAACTGTATTTCTGTTGACCATTTGCCAGAAATCCTCCGGTCGTCGCCGTGTTTGCAAACCATTGCGTCCCGGTGAATGTAATTACCCCAGTTCCTATCGTCGGTCTGACTGCCTGATTTGTCTGACTCACGTGATTTCCTCGCCCGGACTGGTCGTACCAAGTTGCGACGTTGCCGGTCGATCCTCCGAGCCATGTCGCGAGGTCTGTTCCGGTGACCGGGGCCGTCAAGAGGTTCCCGAGCCGGTCCGCGTAAAAATCTTGGGTGGCACTATCAGAATTGCGAACGACCTGGACGGCCCGAGCCGTGGTCCCGCCGATCGCGCGGAGACTGAAGGCGGCGACCGGAGCTACAGACAATTGAGAAAGGATCGGGGTTCCGGTCAGAGTCACGGGGCTAATTAAACTCGGAAACGTTGAGTTATAAATACCAGTTATTTGAGCCGGTGAAAGTGCATAATTATAAACGCGAACATCATCAATCTCTCCATTCATAGCGTTTTGATATGCATTATTAACTGCAGAACCGCCAAGAAAGAGCGCGTACATATACCCGCCATTTGGCATCCAAACTGCGAGTGGTTGACAATTTTGACCCGGCGTACCTTCTGTTGCATCTAGATAAAATGATATATCACCATTAGGTTTAATTGTAACTGCAAAATGATGCCATGTATTGGGAGCAATGGCGCCAAAATCAGCAGCTGCCGAAGTAGCGCCCCCGCCCGCCCTCCCATTCCAATAATTTATAACAGGAATTGTACCAAACGTAGTCATTCGAATTTGACCTTGATATTGAGAAACACCGCGCGTATTCATTATATTCTGTCCAACACCCGTCGGCAGTGTATACACGTTTGCCCATAAAGCAATTGTATACCCAGAAATGCATGCATCTATTGTATGATTATATTGAACAAACGTATTTCCAAATACTGAAGGTAAAACATTATTAAAAACCATGCTCGCAGTTCCAACCTTAGGGTTTACTGTATTGAATGTCGGGTTCGCGGGTGTAATATTAGTTGAACCTGGATACTGCTGACCAGGATTCACCGGTCTAAGACCACCTACCGAATCAACATTCGAGCTCCCATCAAAAGGAAGATAAAATACTAGTTTTCCACTGGTACTAGAAGTTAGACTCGCCGGAACGCCCGGAGATCCGCCATTATTATAAAGGGCTCGTATCTGAATATCACCAAGGGAAGAAGTGTAGATGCGAAGATCATCAATTTCACACGTCACGCCACTATTTACTCCGTAGTTCCATGTTCCAAGTGTAAAACCGAGCCATGCATTTGAAGTATTTCCATTTATTGCCGAATAATTAACAGAACCTACTTTAAGCCCGTTAATATATAAAATTTGAGTTGTATTTGTAAACGTAAGTGCTAGATGATACCACTGACTCAAATTAATATTAAAAGCTGGTATAGAGTAAAGGATACCATACATATACGATGTAATATTGATTCTATTAGGTCCTGCTGATATACTTGCGTATAGAAGTGTGTTATTGGCGCCACCATTGCCCGACAACCCAAATATTGATCCTCCTGTATTCCCTGCATTGAACCAGAATGCGAATGTAGAACTATTCGAACCTCCATATGGAATAGTAAAAATATTGGTATAAATTAAACAATTTCCTGTATTCGGTGGAGAAGCATTCGTAAATAATATAGACGAAGAACCGTATTTTGGAGTTGTTGTGTCATAGTACAGGCCAGAATAATTTGTAGTTGTTGTACCATTTATATTTGCCGAAGTAGGACCTAAACTGCCAATATAATCGTTAGGGGTCCCATCAAATGTCCATGCATATGTCGGTTTCGTCACCTGTATCAGGCTCATCTAATATCTCACGAGATAATAGATGGCGGCCTATTTCACGAGGACCGGTGGGGCGCCCGTGTTTGCACCCGTCGCGGCCAAGATTGTCACGTCGAACTACGCGATCCAGGTGACAGACTTTTACGTGGGGTGCAACGACTCAAGAATAACAATCACGCTCCCGCTGGGCTCTCTCCTGACCCCAGGGCAGATGTACATCGTCAAGGATGTCTCGGGCACGGCCCTCACGAATAATGTGACCGTGGTCGTGTCGGGTGCGAACACGATCGATGGAGGCTCTTCGGCCAAATTGACCACAAATTACATGTCACTGACATTTCTCTGGAACGGAATCTCTTGGTCTATAGTATAGATGACATTCATTCCGGTCGTGACCGCGAACGTCTCGGTCCTGAATTCGACCACGTCGAACCTTACGGCCGGGGCGACATTTACCGGACAACCCGAGGACGTGTCCCAGTACTCGTCGCTGAGCGTCTCTTTCTACGTTCAGCCACCGAATGCGACCGGCAACATCTTCGTTCAGTTTTCAAACGTCAGCACGAATGCCGGCTGGATACCTATTTCGAACACGGTCACGGCGGTCAATTCGACAAATGCGGCCGGATTTACTCTGGACACGACAATGACATGTCAATATTTCCGGGTGATGTACGTGAATGATTCGACCCCCCAGACATCGCTCATGATCCAGTCCATATACCACCCACAGGCTCGTATAGCCCAAAAAACTACTCGGTTCGCCGAGACGCCCACGGACTACTCGGACATGATCAATACCCGGTCTATGGTTTGGGTAAAGACCCTCGGCGGGGGGATCTACGAACCGATCGCAGGAAATGGAGAAAACTCGCTCGTGACGGCAATCGTCGATCCGCGGACATCCTATGGCGACATGCAGGTTGCCGAAATCACGCCCGTCGCGCAGATTGATTTTTGTTACGGTATAAACACGACATCGACCATGAACGTCAGGTATTCGAATGCTACCGTGGTTGCTTCAAACTCTCTTCTGACCATCACGGCCAATGCGGCCGTTGCGTCCTCCATGGGGTACCTCAGCCCCAAAAAGTTTGTGAAATATCGGGCCGGCCAGGGGACCCTGGCACGGTTCACGGCACTGTTCACGGCCGGGGCCCCGGGACAGTCAGTTCAGTTTGCGGGTCAGGGATTCGCCCACCCTACATCGAACGTCATCATAGATGCATGTGGGTTTGGGTATTCGGGAACCAATTTCGGTATTTATTATACAAATAATTATTCGCCCACGTTTATTCCACAGTCGACATGGAATGTCGACACCATGCTCGGGGGAACCAAAAGTGGAAAGATTATCGATCCGACAAAACTCAATGTATATGAATGTAAATTCCAATATCTCGGGGGCGGAAATATATTTTTTTATGTATACAACGACTTTGATGGCCGCAAGGTCCTGGTTCACATGGTTCAAAACGCTGGGACTCTTACGGGGACTATATTTTCGAACCCTTCCATGAGAATAATGTGGTACTCGAATAGCTATGCGGTCGGAACCAATACGCCCGTCGTCGTACAGGGTGGATCGTGTGGACATTTTATAGATGGTAAAAAGTTGTACAACGGACCCAAGGGTGGCATATCCAATTATTATCACAATGTTCCAACGACGACTGGCCTAATATATTCAATATTTACTATTCGGAATGCACAATTTTATAACGGATACGTGAATAGGTCACAGCTTCATTTTAGGAACGTCTCAATCTCTGTGGCGGGTGGTGCGCAGAATATTGGTCTCTTTTCAATTCTAAAAAATCCAACAGTGAGTACGATCTCATTATGGACTGCGTACAATGGAACGGGGACAGATGGCATTACCATCACGAACGGGCAGTCGACCGCATTTTCCAATGTCGCGACCGGAATAACAGTTATAGGCGGGAATACTATTTTTACACTTGCATTGGGCAGTACTCCGTCAACTGCCTATGCCGACTTGACAGATTATGATGTTGTCGCTTATCCCGGCGACACTGTCGCATTTGTTGTATCCGTGCCGAGTGGAGGTGCCACGGGTGACTATGGAGCATCAATCACGTGGTCAGAAGATCTATAATCGTCTTGTTCGTCATGAGCCCGCGCTTCGGCAGGCTGACCCGGACCTGGGCCAGGTTGTCCCCAATGTACAGAAGAATCTCCTGGCCATCCGTCAATACGTGCCGATTAAAATGGGACCTGAGCGGACCGATGACCGATGGAAGCTCATTGGTCGTGTCCCGGATCAGCCAATCCACATGAATTTTCAAATTTTTAATTTCAAAATTCATGGGAATTATCCATGGGAGAACGTAGGCCATACGCGTCCCGACCTGCTTGCGCTGGATGAAATTCATGGCAATCGTCCGGGGCCGGACCTGGCTGTGAGGAAGGCATTTGTAGACCAGGTCCCCGACCTCGACATATTCCGAGACCATGTCATCCGAATTCAGGTATACAAACCCGGTCGTACGCTCGTAGTGAGAAGGCATGTCGACAACCGCGAATGCCATTTTGACTTGGTTCATCAGCGCCCCGTGCCTTTACCTAGCAAGAGGATCACGATGAGCCCGATGACCAGGACAGCCCAGATGATGTACTGTTGATTATTCTTTATCGAAAATTGAACCGGGGCCGGGAGGTCGATCGCCTTCATCCGTTCATCATCGCCATCGACATGAATTCTCAGAATAAATGAATTCGAATTGAGTCCCTGAAAATCTAAAATGTTTCCGAGCTTGTCACGCCACCGGACAGTGAGGCGGTCGAGTCTCGCGATGGGTTCCGGGTAATAGCTCGTCAGCAAAATATCCTTGGTTTCCATGAAATTCGTCACGGCGCTCAGGTGCGGGTTCTTTATCATTATTGGCGCGAACATTGTGTTGACATTCGTCCCGTTGATTGTGTTCGCGTAGAGTGGGCCGGTCGAGAGATTGTTCGGGGTCCGGAGCTCTTCAATGTCCAGGAACAGGTAATCATTCATGGTCATGTTCGCGATGAATTCCGAACGGACAATGTTCGATGTCGCGTACTTGGGATCCTGGGATGGATTGGCCGGATCGAGCGTGTACGTCTTGTCGGTCACGAATCCCATGAGATTTGCAATTTCGGGATTATTAATTGTAAAATTATAGGATGATGCATTGGAAATTAAAAAATGTCCTTCCGGTCGGATGTATGACACATTCATCCCATTCGTGGTCAGGGCATTCGCGAGGGACATTTGATCGTACCGACCCGAGTGAATAAATATATTTGAATTTCCATTTATAGAAATTGCATTTGATGATTTTGTGACGTTGTACATGGAATTGGGAAAGTGTGCGCTGACCAAATCAATTTTGAAAATATTTTTAACAGGAATTGTCATGTGGAGGACATATGAATTTCCATTCGGGTACAGGTTCGAATCTCTGAGATCCGATGATGCGAATACGAGCCGGGCATTGGCCATCTAGTACATGCGTAGAATTTCTTTAATCACTTCGCTCCGCATGACGTCATCCTCGGTAAATTGGATGTGCTTGATGTTCTCGGACGTCCAGATCCGACCGATCAGGTCCGAAAGGCCATTCTCATCGAACCCTCGATCGTGCTGGTCGACATCACCCGTCACGACCATTTTCGACTCGCGGCCTATGCGGGTCAGGAGCATCTTCATCTGGGACGGGGTAGAATTCTGCATCTCGTCCCCGATGATCCATGCATTGTCAAATGTTCGGCCGCGCATGTAGGCCAGGGGGCAGACCTCGATGCGGCCCTCCTTGACCATTGTCTTGATGTGGAGCGGGCCGAATTGAGTCCCGAGCGCGTCGAACATGGGGCGGGTCCATGGATCCATCTTCTTTTCGAGAGTCCCGGGAAGGAACCCGTGCTGCTCGTCGACCGAGACAGCCGGGCGGGTCATAACTATGCGCGTCACGCGGCCTTCATTGAGAGCCTTGGCGCCCGCGTGACATGCGAGCATCGTCTTGCCGGTCCCTGCCGGACCCGAACCTATGACGATGGGAATTTTAGATGACAATAGTTCAAAATATTTGCGCTGGATAGGAGTGAGCATTCTATTCTAGTTGAGGTCGTAATCCTTAACCTTCAGAACATTGAACTGAAGCTGAAGATCATTAAAAATCTTCTTTGCGTGGCGAGTCCGAATGACCTCCATGGCTCCGTTCATGTAAAAGATTGTTAGGTCGCTATACCGCTCGTTATACTCAAACCAGCGGACTTGGGACGGATCGACGACATAGACCGTGTTGCCATCATTGATTGCAAATGGGGGAGCCATTTTCTAGATATTACACGACACCATTCTCTATCTGGCCTGATAGACCGGTTTTCCATTCTCGGTCCGGATGTGAACGACCGTTCCCTCTTCCAGGTCCTTGATGAACTGGTTACGCGCGTGGCTGTTCCTGTCCCGATTCGCCTGCTGGATGAGAGCAAGACAGTGCTCGCAACGGCACGGGTCCGACATTTGAGTTTGGCCGAGAGATAAACTGAAAGGTCCTTGACCCAGTCATAACCTGAATTTTCCATTCACTAATTCGCCCGCCTCTCTTCTGAGCCGGTTCCGGCAGACCGCGTAGTTCGGGTCGGCCACGCACGTGCGCCAGGTGCGCTGGATCACCTCGACATTGTGCGTGGCCCGGACCATCTCATCCCATATATCTTCAATCTGTTCGTAATATATTATCATAATGTTCATGACGACCCGATCCAGGTGCATGTAAGGGTCTCGCGGGAACGGGACGTTGATCGCGGCCCATGCCGAATTCTGGATGAGGACCCGAAGATTCTCGAGCATCTCAGAAACCTTGGGCACCTGGATCCACCTGTCCGTGATCGGGAAGAATGATCCATCAATTTCATTCTCTAGACCGACCGTAAATTCATTCGTGTGTGTATCCATTTCCTCCCAGTGGGTGTAATCGCAGTAGATGAACCAGTGAGACATTCGCAATTCGAGATGCTCACGAAATTCATCGAGCTGCAGTTCGACGGGGACGCGGCGGGACATTTTTGACTGAGACTCTCTCTAGGTAAACTTGGCCACAGAAGGACCTGAATTTTTACACCAACTCTTCCTCCTCCATCTGCAAGTGCAGGTCATGGATCTTCTCTTCCCACTTCGTCTTCTCGCCCCGGACCCATGTATCAAAGTCCTTGCGGGCATCTGACCCAAAAGGGAACGGGTTCTTGTCGTCGAGGACCGCGTCTATATAATAATGCATATTGTCCTCGGCCCATTCGAGGTCCATCTCGATCCGGGCAATCTCGCACTGACGCAGGTCGTCCCGTGCTTTGGGTGACAGGTCCCAGTACGCACTCACGGCCCGTTCCTCGATCTCACCGGCCCGGTAGTCCCGAAACTTTGTACCCTTGGGAATCTGCCCCATCACGTATCCGGCCATGAATTGGTACATGGACGGGGTCACGCGCTCGCCGTTGAATTCCTCAAATGTCGAGTATGTCCACTTGAAGACTGCCTCGTCGCCATCGTACCCGTAGAGCATCCGGTTTGACCACGAGAGAGCCATCTTTTTTTTGAAAGACTCTTATTTTTACAATCTAGGCGTCAGCAGGACGCGAATTTTTACTCGTCACTCTCCTCCTTTTTGTTGTAGACTGCGAGCGTAACCTTCAGAGCCTGGGCCGCAGCAGCCTTCTCGGGAACCTTGTTGGTCGTCGTGGACTGCTCCATGGTCGCGCTCAGAATAGCCCGGTACAGGGTCGTCCCCTCGAGCTCAACCTTGAGGTCCAGATTCGCCTCCTTGAGCTCAGCCTTCAGGGTGTTGACACGATCGAGAGCGCGCTGTAGGGATGCCATTTCTATTTCTACGGGGGTTCGTCTTTTTATCTAAGTAAAGGAATTGTTTGTAAATAAAATAGGAATGGATCCATATGCGTCGCTCGGAATTCAGAAGGGTGCAACAGATGCCGAAATTAAAAAAGTTTATAGAAAACTAATATTAAAAGCACACCCCGACAAAGGCGGTGATCCGGAGCAATTCAAAAAGATCCAGGGAGCCTATGATATCTTGTCGGACCCCCAGAAGAAACAAAACTTTGACCAGTTCGGGAACCCGGATGGTCCTCAGATGGGACAGAATTCCGGATTCCCGGCCGACATATTCTCACAAATGTTTGGCGGTGCTTTCGGTGGCCCACGTGGTCCGGTCCGGCGCGCGAATCACGACCACGAGATTAAGATCAGTCTCGAGGATGCCTACCGGGGAATCTCCAAGAATCTCAAGATTTCGCTCGGGAAGTGGTGTACTCAGTGCGTGTCGAAGTGCGGACAGTGTCGGGGCCAGGGCCAGGTCCACATCCAGATGGGCATGATGGTCATACAGCAACCCTGTCCGGCCTGTCATGGCCAGGGAAATACCCGGACCGGGTGTGGGTCATGCAACGGCAAGAAGAAGATGATCGAGCAGGTCAATCTCGAACTCAAGATTCCGGCCGGGGTCGAGGACGGTCACAGGCTCGTGGGCCACGGCCTCGGCGAGCAGGTCCACGGGGCCAATGAAGAGCCCGGGGACATTGTCTTCCATGTGCGAATCAACTCTCACCCGGAACTCATGCGCCAAGGCCCGGACCTGGTCTGGCAGACGAAGATTTCGTTCGAGGACTCGGTCAACGGGAAGCAGATTCAGATTCCACACTTTGACGGTGCGATACCCATCGACACGTCAGACTGGGGCGTTCTGGACCCGCGCGAAGATTACATCCTGCCGGGCATGGGGTTTACGGCCAACGGAAAGCTCAGGGTCCAGTTCAATGTAATTTATCCAAAGGGTCGATTCAAATTATCTCGCGTACTGTCATGAAAAGCGACGAGCGTCGAGAACCGGCGCAAGCTATAGCAACTTATAAGTGATCGCGACGAGCGTCCCTATGATGTTCGTGATGAGAATATCCTGCGTAACGTGAAAAAATTCTCCAATATCCATGTGAGAATGATGAAAGACAATGTCATTGAGCGTATTTGGTACGAGGCCCATAGCCGTGTTTCGTACGACGTGCCTCCCTTTGATTGTCACCTTTTTCACGACCGGGTGACGTTGGACCCGGCGAATGGCAACCTGGGTCCTGATGCAGACCTTCATTAATATTACTCTGGTTTTATTACAGGCTCTTCCTTTTTTAAGACGAAATGTTTTCCCCGGTACCCACACTCATCTCGTGAAACGTCTACACCCGGGACACATTGTTTGCAATCATATTACACTACACATGGAAAAACGGATTCGGACCCTTACGCGGAGCCCCGGGGCACTCGGGCGAGCTGGGCGAGCGAGACGACACCTCGGGTTCACCGTCGTCATCGAACTCGCAGATTACGGCATCGGCCTGAGAATACTCAATGATAGACCCGATAAACCCACGTCCCTCTGGGAACTCGTCGACGTAGCCTATGATCCGAACCGAAACCTCCTGGGGCTGAAATCCGTGCTGAGTCACGCGAAAGTACCATCGGTCGTTCTCGTCGATCAGCTGCCACCCGATAGGCTTGTCCGGTGCGAAGAGGGACTGGACCGACATGTCGGCGCAGATGATGTAGGACTCGTTCGAAATGGGCCAGATCTCCAAATTCTCACCGAACTGGTAGCTTGATGCCGTTCGGGCGAGTGTCGGCCTGGGCGGGCGCGGGAATATTTCGAACTTGAGCCCGGGACGCAAGAGCTGCGCGGACATGTTTAGACTTTTTGGCCGAGGTGCGCTTAGACTCCCGGGCACTTTGCATCTGGCGATGAGGCATGCATCAAGATTCTGGCGATGACATGACTCGAAATTTTCCGGGCCCATGACAGGATGGAATACCTCAAAAAACATACTCGGGCCCATAAATTCCGGAGTCACCTGAGCGGTCCCGAGATTGAATCAATTCTCACAATGTACATTCCAAAATTAAAACAATTCCCAAATGTAAATTTTAAAAATTACCCAGAGGTCCATGATGAACATTCTGAGATTATGGATCGTATAATTAATTCTGCGCGCGAAGAATTAAAATTGAATTTTAAATTAAAATTAATGAAAATTTATAAAAATTCTCATCATGGAGAGCTGGTCCTCAAAGAATATCTCAAGGACATGTAAATGAAGAGACTGCTCCTGAGCCCGATCATCAACATTGCATTTTATGGATTCGCATTCGCATGGATCCAGAATATGGAAAAAAATCATTGCGCATGTTCCCAGGATTGGCGCCGTGATTTCATGAAATATTTTTACCTCGTAGCCATCGGTCTCCAATTTGTGATAATGGCCCGGGGGATCGGGGCGCTCCACGACTACCGGGTCCCTCTCGGTGTCGCATCGATAGCGTACCTGTTCGTGTCGCTGAGCTACATAATGGACCTGAAGACTCACTCGTGCCAGTGTTCCAAGAGCCTCGAGCGTTCGATCCTCTTCTGGTACTCAATAATCCAGGTCCTGAGCATGATAATTCTTACATGGATAGTCTCACGCGCTTAAAAACATGAATCTCGTGTATACAAATGATGCGGATCGTCATCAAGGCCAGTGATGTCGCCGCGATCGTCGGTCGGAATCCATACAAGCCCTCCTCAGAGGTTCGGGCCGACATGTGGAAAAAGTACTGGCCCGAGACATTTACGGGTCAGACCAAAACCGATCGAGCGTACCTAGCGCTCAGTGCTTCATCGGACGCACAGAAAATACTTCAACAGGTGACCCATGTCGAGACGCGCTCGTCGACCGAGGCCGAGTCAGTCTTTCAAACGGCCCGGGCCAAGATTGAGGTTGACGAGAACCTGACGACCGAACAAAAGACCGAGGTCATAGAGCACATCCGTTCCCGGGTCTACACGGGTCATGGAACTCGATCCGAGGATAGGACATCGGAAAAGATGGTGGTCGAAGAAAATGTCACGCTCAAGAAGGATAATTCATTCTACAGAATTTCAATCTGTGAAATTGGAGAATTCGATTTTGAAATTGTCGGGAAGATTGATCGGATCCAGGAGGATCCGGATGGATCAAAGACCCTGGTCGAAATCAAGAACAGGACCCGACGGCTCTTCAAAAAGGTTCCCGAGTATGAGTACATCCAGGTCCAGACGTACCTCCAGATGCTGAATCTTGAACGGGCCCGGCTCGTGGAGCAGTTCAACAGTCAGATTATGAGTCACGACATTGCGCGCGACGATGATTTTTGGAAAGAGATTATACAATCTCTAGAAAGTTTTTGCCAGGAGCTTTACCGTGCCGCGGTCTGAATTAGGTCGTAGAAAGAGATGCTGCATTTGCCCCCGTTTTGGTCTTTGCCATCCCACCCCTCGTGATTGAAGCGTTCGATCGTAACATCGAAAAACGTGCGATGCTGACGCGGTCCGACGGCAACTGTCACGGTCTTGCCTACGAGATCCGAAAACCACCCCTCATACTTATCAATAACCTCCTGGAGCTCCTCCTTCTCCTTGCACAAATCGATGACCGATGCGATAATGTCCATTGTACTAATTAAATGTCAGTCTCTTTTATATGAGCTTCTTGGACATTTCCCTGATGAGTCTTTCGGAAATTATAGGCGACTTTGGATTCAAAAGCGTTGCGCGGACCGGGAGCATACAGGGATGGATGGGCGGCCTGGCCGGATATGTCGGTGTCATATTCTACCTGATAAAGAGCCTCAGGGTCGGGAATGTCACGTATGTCAACGGTATGTGGGATGGCGTTTCGGCAATTATCGAAACGCTCGCCGCATTTTTCCTGTTCGGCGAACGACTCAATTCATGGCAGCAATATGTAGGACTCGTGCTCATCATAGCGGGTCTCTTTACACTGAAAATGGGGGGGATAGCTAAGTAGCGCGACAGGCGGTCCTGAGGGCCCCGCTCGTGGATGCTGACCCGTACGAGGCCATGTCCGTGAGCATGGTCCCAAAAGTTGCCGAGGATCCGGAAGTTATGGGCAGATAATTCGAGACCGAAGTCGAACAACCGTACTGCTGCCATTCGTAGGCGATGCACGATGATGAAACGCTCGAATACGGGGTCGAGGAGGAAACCCCGGCGCACGGCATCTGGCTGGTGCTCTGGCTGGTGCTCTGGCTGGTGCTCGTCCTGAGCGAGCATGATGTCGCCCCGACGGTCGATGCCGTGCTGGTCGAACACGCGATGCATCCGCCCCCGGATCCGTCGGTATCTTTTCCGGTCGTGCTATAGGTTCCGGCTGGACACGGAGCTGTCGACGTGGTCATCGATTCCGAAGATGAAGAACACGAGTATCCAAACGTCGGGCAGAATGTCTTCATGAAATACAGGGTCACTACTACTACGACGATGATTACGACTCCCGCTATGATGAGACCCGAATTGTCGCCTGGTGGAACTGAACTCATTACATTACTATAACAAAATTTATTGTGGCCCACTCGTCTTCGAGTGCCCGGGCCCGCTTCCATCCTCTTGTCCCCCCGGCACGCTTCGGGTAGCGCGTCGCAAACTCCTTGATCGGCTCGTCGATCCAGAGGCATCGGTCGAGGTGGCGGTCGCTAAAGTAGTCCTCGGTCTCGAACAGAAAGTACTCGATGTCGTCGCTCGAAGACTCCCGGCTCTTGAGGAAGTTGTAGGTGCTCTCAATCTCCTTGATTTCATCCATCAGGTCCTTCATTATTCTCCGGCGCCACTTTGGGAAAGTCTCGGCCATCTCGAAAGCCTCCTCGGTCGTCGCGTCGATCATCTGACCGTAGACGTCAGAGGTCTTTTCGTCGTACGAATCCTCGTCCCACTGCGCCTGGACCTTTTGGAAGCCCCGGAAGTACATTGGTCGGCGGCACATGGGGCAGGTCGGCTCGGTACTCTTGCGGTACCAAGCCTTGACGCACGCATTGCAGAAGGTGTGGCCGCAGAGCAGCTTGCAGAAGCGCCCGGTCTCACAGTAGCAGACTGAGCACTCCATGTTTGCTTCCTACTCATGAATGAGAATTTTGGCGCGGACAGGACTCGAATTTTTTGTAAATCCCTAGTATATGTCCGCCCTCAAACCGCCCTCCGTCATCCGCCCAAAAGGCTTCGGCCGCAAGCCAAACAGGTACTGGACCCTTCATTCAGGCGAAAATAATGCATTTACACTTCGGATGAATGAAGAGATGAAGACATCGATCGTCGGTTTTAAAAACCGTTCGGACGCTCTATTTATCGGAAAAATGATCGAGACCCATTATCTCCGCAAGAAGGAATGGCCCGACACGAGCAATGGGCTCGTGCTCCCGAACATGCCGGCCCATTTACCAGACGCTCTCTCACATGTCGTCATGTTCGAATGGGATTTTGAAGATTTAAAGGTGACATGTACCCGCAACATTCTCGATATGATCTCGGTCGATGGGCTCATCAAGACCGAGAATGGCTACACATTCGAAGGGAACCTGTACAAGTTCGAGGGTGAATTGGAATTTTATCAAGAACGTTTCGAAGAATTTATGGAATAAATGCGGCGCCCTGAAGCACCGCCTTTGCGTAGGCCGCGCAGAGCACGAAATGGATGTGGGGCCAGTCGAGCGCATCCTTCTTCTCGAGCACGAGCCCGAATGGATTCTTGTTGATGTCGCCGATCATGTTCATAGACTTGGACGGGTCCCCCATATTTTCGGCCAGGTCCATCATCTGGCTCAGCCAAACGACATGCGACTGGTTCTTGGGGTCAAAGACTTTGAGAAATTTTGAGGTTGTCGACATTTATATTCTTATGTCTTTTGGTTTTAAGTAAGTGAGTAAAATGAGGCACCTGCTAGAGTATTGCCCGGGACCTTTGAATCTTTAAAAGCGCATTTTTTTGATCCATAGGCGCCACCCAGACCGCTGGCATTGAAGAGGAAAGACCGACATGTTGGGGTCGTGCTACATGTGACCGCGCACGTGTTTATATCCGTGATGGCATCCCCGCCGACCACGTCCTGATAATCTATGTTGTTGTTTCCGGTCGATAATGTATAAGAAAGAAGACCCACGGTCTGTGGAATATAATTCTTGTTAATAGTCCCATCACCAAGTTGACCAAAGCCATTGTAACCCCAACATTTCATGGTTCCATCAGATAAGAGTGCACAGGTGTGGCCTCCACCAGCCGCTATGGCCGTGGCGGTAGTAATCCCGGTCACTGTCACAGGGGTGTTACTACTAATTTTAGCTGCCCAGTTCACACCAAGTTGACCCTGGCCATTGTAACCCCAACATTTCACGGTTCCATCAGATAAGAGTGCACAGGTGTGATCCCAACCAGCCGTTATGGCCGTAACTATGCCAGTAAGCCCGGTCACCGACACGGGTTTATTATTACTAGTAAAAGTCCCATCGCCAAGTTGACCATTGTCATTTTTACCCCAACATTTCACGGTTCCATCGGTCAAGAGTGCACAGGTGTGATCTTGACCGCATGCTATGGCCGTGGCGGTAGTAATCCCGGTCACCGACACGGGTTTATTATTACTAGTAAAAGTCCCATCGCCAAGTTGACCCTTGCCATTGTAGCCCCAGCATTTCACGGTTCCATCGGTCAAGAGTGCACAGGTGTAACTTTGACCGCATGCTATAGCCGTGGCGGTAGTAATCCCGGTCACCGACACGGGTTTATTATTACTAGTAAAAGTCCCATCACCAAGTTGACCATGGCCATTGTAGCCCCAACATTTCACGGTTTTTGTATCAAATAAGAGTGCACAGGTGTGATCTTGACCGCATGCTATGGCCGTGGTGGTAGTAAGCCCGGTCACTGTCACGGGGGTATTATTACTAGTAAAAGTCCCATCACCAAGTTGACCATTGCCATTGTAGCCCCAACATTTCACGGTTCTACTACCGGACGCGTACGCGCATGTGTGAGTATAACCGCATGCTATGCGGATTACGGAAATCCCGGTCACTGGCACGGGTTTCTCACTACTAATGTTCGTCCCATTACCAAATTGACCATCTGTGTTGAGGCCCCAAAACATAACGGTTCCATTGTTCAAGACCGCGCAGGTTTGATTATTACCGGCTGCGATCAATATTTTCCCGCATGCCGATGCGCCAGCAGCTGAGAAAGTTCCGGCCGCACACGCAGGGCCGGCAGCCGTTGCACCAGTTCCAGAAATAAAAGTTCCAGCGGGCGTCTTCGTGCACGCAGACGCGCCAGCAGTTGAGAAAGTTCCGGCCTCGCACGAAGGACCGGCAGCCGTTGCACCAGTTCCATAAATAAAAGTTCCAGCGAGCGTATTCGTACATGCCGACGTGCCAGGAGTACTGGAGTAAGTTCCGCCACCGCATTTTGCGCATGATGCCGGCGTCGTTCCGGTAAACGGGGTGAATCCGTACCCGGCCGGGCAGCTACAGACGGTCCCCGTAGAGATGGTCACGGGGATTGGCGTACCGGAAGGCGTAGTACATGTCCCACCGGCTTGGGGCGGGGTCGAGACTTCGTATACGTCCTTGTTCTTCCCATCGGCCTCACACGTGGTCGTCCGTTTATAGACGCAGTTTTTGTCGATGAGAGGATTTGCGACCGAATTCAAAAATAGCACAACACCCGGAATGGGTGATCCACTAATTGAGCCTATTATCGATGTACTTTTATTAAAATCTGCTAATGTTGGAGAACGAGTAAAAAAATATACATCCCCTCCTCCACCCGGTTTCAGTATTTTTCTGAAACCAAAATAACTTTTACTCCATGAATATCTATTCAAGTCCCCGGGTGATAATGTCTTTGTACCGACTGGTCCAGTGATAAGATTCGCTCCCCATGCTGTTACATCGATGTCGTAACCAAATCCAACGAGCTGGGGATATAAATCTGCGCTCGTTGTTACCGTATTGTAATTTTCTCTTCTTGTTAATAAAAAAATTAACAATAAGAAAATAATAAGAACTATCATTTTCTTTCTATAATAAAAAAATTACGGGTGCTTATATATATATGAAGTCAGGGACGGTGTTATACCTGCTATCACTTCGTATCCTTTACAACTTACAGGTGTCCCGGGTTTATATTCAATAATTTTACAATTCGGTGTGGCGATACACGCATCTTGACATGATTGGAGCGATGTCGCGGTCAGTGCAAATCCTGAAGGCGGTGTGGTCGGCGCGGTCGCGGTTCCAGGAATTCCGTCATCGTATGTAGATGCACACGCGGGGGCCGTACACGGTGCGCCTGCTATGGTTGAAAGTCCATTACCCCATGTAAGCGCCTGACCCTCCGACCCAAAGCATTGACCGGCCGTATAATTTGTCACGTTATATGTGTCTTGCCATATACCGGTCACGCCACATTGACCCGCCGGAGTGGTAAGACATGTTCGGGTAGTTTTCAACCACGTACAATATCCGTTATTTGGACTTTTCACGGATTTACTCGCTATAACAAACTGCGGAATACTAAATTTATTTAAGGTCTGAATTATTGTTGTCGAGTATATCTGGGCCTGTCCGCTCACAGCAGAGGGAAAACTTCCACTCGGTGATATATACAAGTACCATACTTGCCCCCCTCCACCAACCTTGAGTTCTTTTCTGAATCCTGCACACTTTCCTGTTGTATCCGACCAGCATATGCGATTCAGGTCCTGTAGCTGTAATCTAAAATGATCTGCCGGAGCTAATTGTGCATCGGTGGTCGCCGAACCGAGACCTGTCGTCGCACCGAGCGCCGCAGTCGATGACGTCCAGTTATTTAGATCGATATCGAGACCGGGGTTAACTATAGTAGCTAATTGATCCGCCCCTGTCGCTAACTGTCCCCAATAGTTTTCCTTATTTTTTAGGATTAAAATCAAGAGTACTACCGCAATGAGTATAATCATATAATCATGCGTATATTATGATTACCAGTATCTGCGACAAAGAACGTGATTCTGTCGGGTGAGAGAGTTATACCCTGTGGGAATCTAAAAGCTGCACCCCCGCCTGGATATTGAGTATTACCGGCTTGAAGGGCCGTATCTTCTGCTCCCTGATTTCCCGCCACTCCCGCCGCTCCCGACGCTGGCGGGATCGATTTCCCACCCACGTACGGATAAATATTACCACCAGCATCCGTCTTGGATATTGTATGGTTGCTTACGGCCGGAATGTATACGCTTCCATTCTTGTCTACAGTAATTTCAACATGATTATTTGCTGACGGAATGTTCAAATTTCCAATATTTATACCACCCGTCGTCCCGGCGTTCTGGTTACCTCCGGCCCATTGTGTATTGTTAGTGGCGGATGCTGATGATGGTGCGAATGGGACTGGTATCGTAGGTATTGATACTTGGTATATTTTTCCATTGCCAGACCAACCTACGTCGGTATAATAGAGGGTACCGCCGCCGGTCGCGGTTGCATTGGGACCATCCAAAGCTGGATACTTCGGGGTTGCGAGAAGACCAGTGACGGCGATCATATTAGTCGCCGAACTGAGCGTCGCCGTGGCCGTAGCAACTGGTATAATAAACAGGTTCGACCCACAGATCGCGTATATATAATTTCCGGCCGGCGTCGTGCTACTGCTATCTATACATATACCACCAAGAGTGCTACCCAAAGGCATAGTCCAGACCGCCGCAAGCGTGGGCAGTGTACCACCATAGTTCGTGATTTTGTAAATCTTATTCGCGGCCGAACATGCCACATAGACCGCTCCGGTCGCTGCAGCGACCCAGTCGACAGCAAGACCCGAACATGTTACAGCGGATGTTATCAATGCTGAGGTGTTGGAGAATGAAGCGACCTGCCATAGAGGAGGAGTATCATTCGTTTTCCACATGGAACGCAATGTTATAGAACCCGATGCTGCTGCGACGGCTACATTAGACACGATTACATTTGAGTGAGTAATCGCCGATCCTCCGGCACAAATAAATGCAGGCGATATGAATTGAGCAGCGGGAGTGTTTGTCGTTATCCTCCCTAGAGTACCGATGCCATCGATCGCGCCCGATGCACCCGTGCCGGCAATGGTCATGACGGCTCCGCTATTCTGCAAAAAACCGCCTGTAGCTTTACCGGCACACCCCGGTGGATAACACAGTGATGCATAGTAGCACGTCGTCGTTCCAGCGGTCGCGCTCTGTGTAAACGCACCTCCACCATTGAGTGCGCTATCTGGTGTCGTAGCAGCGACTGTTCCCGAGGGCCCATCTGCCGTAATACTTTGACCAGTCGACACACCAGTAACGGCTCGGATACTACCACCACCGGCCCCTGTAATCAATGAAAGATCGGTCGTCTGATCCGAAGCAAAACAGTTTTTATTCTCGCCAGTAGCAAGTTTAGTAATTAGCAATGTCTGAATAGCAGTTCCGCCAGCATTCGTACATGCCGTCGCCGAACATGTACCCGTATTAGTCACTACATATGCACACCCCTGGTCGGCGAATGGACTTACCACCGATTTTACATATATAACGTACTGAGGAATTGAAAAAGTGCCCAAAGTTATAAGACTTGCGGCATCTTGGTCCTGCAAATAGCTCGACCCAGTTGGCATAAATCCGCTATATGAGAACAGGTACCATACTTGCCCCCCTCCACCAACCTTAAGCTGTTTGCGAAAACCGACAAAAATTGGTTTCGTACCACCCGTCCCGTCTGCCTGTACTGGAGTTCCGGACGCCCCCTCGCTGCCCAGAGCGGTCGGAGTTGTCGTCATTGCCCATCCTTGACGATTCAAATCGCCTGGCCCGAGCCTGTAATCATTTTCATTTGATAGACAACAGGCTCCCTTAGTGTTCCCGTTATTAGCAGAAGCGAATATTGCAGCTGCGGGTTGTGCTCCAGATCCTACCCAGTTATCAATTACTATATCTTTTTTAATGCTTATCGGGGTAGGAATTGTCTGGGGTGTCCCTTGTTGACCTGGACCATAGGCGCTCATCCGTGTAAACTTGGACCAGATAACGATTATAATCATTAGTATCAGTGCCGCAATGATGTGATCCTCCTTGATCTTCATTTTATAGTAAGACCAGCTTTTTTTTTAAAAATATGACTCGAGCAACTTAAGTTGCTCCGGTGTCAGTGTCTCACTTGAGTTGCTCGTCACCTGAGGAGTCGCCTTGCATGACCGACCGAATGCCGGGCATGCGACATTTGTGCTCCACGCGCCTATCAGAAGAATCAAGAGCCCTATGAGAACCCATGCCCACGGAGGTATAGCCATATGTACTATTGGTCTATATTATTTTCATCGTCGCTCGACTCGTCGCCGGCATGGATGAATCCATCAGAGACGGTCCGGAACCCGACATCGGTCTCTACCTCGGTCAAGAGGTCCTCCTGGATAGAATCCTCATCAATCTCGTAGGTTTCATCCTCGTAGCGCCAAATTTTATCATCACATTCCTGGAGGTACCTGATGATGAAAACAGATCCTTTCTGACCGATAATTTTGGCCAAAAGGGGAACTGGCTTTTTCCGGCCGATATCGGTCCAGACCTTGATCATATATTTTTAGGATACTTTAAAGTTTTTAAGCGGTTTTGCGCGCCCTGCGGACCTTGCGGGCCCGGGTCGCCATGTAGCGCCGCTTGACCGGGCCCATGCCCAGGCTCTTGAAGAGGCCCGCGAGGCCGTACGCCGCCTTCGGGCTCACGAGGTGCTTCCGGGGCCGGCCGGCTGGGCGCTTAGGCTTGTACCCCTCCTCGAGCTCAGTAATATAGGGCCGGCGCTTCATTGGAAGGACCCGGGTCCCTCCGACACGGGCCGCGTACTGGCCACGAGCACGGCCCGCATTCTTGCGCTCCTTGCGATTAAATTTGGGACGGATCGCGGTAGGAATGTGCGTCAGGTTCTTGACGTACTTTGTTGATACGGTCGAACCGGCCGGATTAAAACTTTGCCTTGGGGTTGTATGATGGACCCTTGTCGGTCTAGGCACCCTGCTTGGTGCGAAAAATGACGCGCTTCTTGAAATTCATAAACTGGGTGGCCACTGGACCCATCTTTGCAAGATATTCGCGCTTGACTGGACCTAATAGGCCCAGAAATTAATTGTCGCTCTCGATTTCGAGAGTAAATGACCAGTCGAGTCCGTTGTTGCTCGGTATATTCCCGAACCGGTCCGTGACCGTCACGTTCAGACGATCGACCCGTGCATTCCGGTCCGTAATTTTCAGGTCCTGGCAAAATTGAGAATTTTCATTCCAGTACATTACATTTCCAGTCAGGCTATTCATGGGGACCTTGTAGGTTATCTGGGAAGGCTCGAGCGATGACGGGCCAAAGTTTTCGATCCAGATATTCAGGTACGTGTCAAAATTTATAGTGTACGAATTTGGGGCCGTGATCGTCGATCCGGACTGACTCGCCGGAAATCCTATGAGCTGGGCCAGGCTCGGGTAGGACTGGCCGGTCGGGACCGTCAGGGTCGTCGATCCAATGCTCGACGTGAAACTGAGCTGATTCGTGTTCGAGAGATAGGCCCACGTCCCGTTCGTGGATGTCGCGTTGCTGAGGGCCGTCAGGAACGTGCTCGGGGTTGTGTAATTTCCTGGAACGATCGTGAATGTGTTGGACGCGATCTGGATCGAATTGTAAGGGGACCGGACGTTGAAGAAACCGACCGGGATCTGGGCATTCTTGAGTGCGGCCCGGTGGAGCGCCCTGTGACGATTGCCGAGGAGGACCGAACACTGGAATGGATTCGAACCAATTTTGGAAACGATCGGGGACGTGTTCGCGCCGCCTATGGTTGCGAGAGTCGCGGTATCGACGTGAATCTGATAGGTGTTCATACTACACTTGGGCTATATTTTAATTTTAAAAATAGGCTATACTCTGCCTCGAGAGCATCCAGTGGCTCTCGCGCCTCTGCCAGTTTGGCTCGCTTCTTCTCAAGCCACAAGATGTCGCCCCCGAGCTTTTTGAGTCGCGGGCCATATTTGGCCGACGCGAGGATTTACACTGACTCTCGAACATTATGAACTGTTGGAACAGTATAGCTTCTATCAGCCAAGTATGGCTCGAGCCCTGCACGAACATACCACGCTCTTTTTTCAGAATAAGGTAGGGCATGGAAAGAGCTCACATTCATACGAGGGGATACGTCCTCAAACCAGGCCCTGCGAAGGTCATTGATGCCCCGAGCCTGAGGTTTGTACTGAGTCTGAAGTATGTCCCATGACACATTATTGTTCACAAAGTCATCTCGGACTGAATTCCAGACTGAAAAACCTCCGGTTTTCTGTACAATAGGGTCTACAAAAGTCGACACAACCACCGGGGGAGGGGCTGGTACATGGGCGACGGGAAGAGCCGTCACAACGGCAAGTGCCCTCTCGGCTTCCCTCAACCTGGCGAGGTCAGTTTCCATCTTGCGAATAGAAGAACGAATAGTATCAAGAGCGGTTTCCATTGTTCTACTACTCCTTTGAACTACTTCTTTAACTCCCTTTAGACATTCACGATATAAAGGACTGACGAAACAAAGAAATTTCTTTCTGAAAGATGTGGGAAGAGAAACGTGAATATATGGTAGCCAAACGTCAGCTACAGTGGACAGATGAAAGGAGGGCGAAACTGTCAGTTACACTTAAACAATTATACATTGAAAGACCTGAGATGCGAGTAAAACGTCCTAACACTTCCACTTGAGCCCGCAGTTCTTGCATGTCGCATAGGTCGTCATCGGTTCATCGGCCGAACGGGTCTGCAGCTGGTAGTAGCTCGTCTTTTTCGATTTGCACTTGCGGCATTGCAAAATGCCTTCGTAGTCATCCTCCTCGGCCTTGATTTGCTCCATGCGAAGGTCGTTCGCCTTGTTCTTTGCGATAGCCCGGGCCGTCAGTCCATCCGGGGCCAGGACGTCGGCCGAATACCAGGCGAGGCGCTTCGGGTCGAGCTGCCTGAGCTGAATCTTCCGGACGAGCTGAGGGACAAACTCGTACGAGAGTCGGACCCGGTCACCCTCGACCACGAGCTTCGGGACTATGGTCGTCGCGTCGCGCTCAAACTCTTTCAGGAGCGAGTGGGCCTTGAATTTGTACATTGTCCGGAATTTGACACTCTCCCATGATGCATCACCCCGAGACACGTTGGCCCGGGTCCAGTTGAGAATCGAAATCTCCGAGTTTCGGGCGATGGGACCCGGACCCAGGATACGTACCAGGGCGGCCTGAATGTGTGTGCGGCAGGGGTGCGCCATTTTGCTCGAGGACAGCCAAACCTCTACCCTGGCAACGACATGACCTGAATTTTTCAGCTAAGGGTACCCGGTGCCCATATCACAAGAATGAGGCCCTACGTGATCTGTTACACGAATGGGATCGTCCAGGCCAATAGCGCCCACATGTGCGCCGAGCGCCTTTTTTTTCGACGGGTCAACCTCGAGGCGAACCGGGCCGGAATTAAGCCGCATCAGCTCGGAAATTGGATCCATCGCAAGTACGGCGACGTCATCATAGAGCGGGTCCGTGGGACCGGCGAGCTCGGGACGTCTATTCCGTGCGTCATGTGCCGAAAGACGCTCGATCGCTGGTCGATACAGTGGAGGGCCCACAAGGGAAATCAATGGCACCGGAGCACGGATGTCGACGTCCCGGAGTCTCGACCGACCCACCGCCAGAGGCAGCTCATATTCAATTAATATTCTTTTTGTCGAGATACACGAGCCACGGGCCGTCAATATGGGCTCTGTGTTCGCTCGGGCTCTCATATTCGACAGAGACCCCCGAAGAAAACGTACAGCTCCATATATAATTTCCAATATTTTCGATCGTAAAATTACTCAGGTCCGTTCTATGTAATTTTACGAGCGCTGATGGGTAGTCGGTCGCCATGACATGTGTCCCATTTTCAAAAATAAAATTGCGCTTGCGGGCCGGGCAGCACATCATTTCGTCTTACGTATGATTCCGAGCGCACTCTCTAACTTTGAAGAGGCACGGGCCAAGGGCTTTTCGCGTTTGAGCTTGAGAGCCCCGCTCGGCTCTTCGACATCTTTCGGGGGCCTCATCTTTGTTTCTATAAATGGCGTGTACTTGTGTTCAAATGGCCAGTGGACCACTGGCGGCTCGACGTGCCCCCCATAATTTCTAAAATCTTCGATGGATAATGTCCCACCGAAACACATCAGCGTCTCGCGCTTCGGAGCCGGCCACAGGGGTTCGTATTTGCCACAGGCCTTCATGCGCATCATGGAAAGGATCGAGAGAATCTCACCCTTACGCGCGCTGTCCATGGCGAGCCCATAGGCCTTGGCGCACCGCCACGAACAAAAGTTCCCGAGCGTTTTGTACCTATCGAGGCGGTCATCATATTTTATCGGCAAGTGAAAAGGTAAATTATTTTCATGGGGGTGAACGCACCACCAACACCGCAAGTCCATTTAAAGTAAAAAACCGAGTACCCTTTATATGATACTCTCTATAGATTGTGGTATCAAGAATTTAGCCATGTGTCTCATTGACAAAGAATCGAGGATTATTTCTCAATGGGACGTTTCTGGTGTCCCCATGAAACACGCCGACGGTGTCTTTCCATGCCTCGTCCGGCATCTCAATGAAAGGCCATGGGTCCTCGATGCGACCACGGTCGTCATAGAGAAACAGCCCGACAAGAATAGGGCCATGAAGGGTGTCGAGCACTTGCTCCACACGTACTTTCTGGTCAAGGAGAAGGATGTGGTCATATGGGACGCCCGGCACAAGATCCCGGACGTCGCGGGCCCCGGAAAGGCTCGGTACGATGCGCGCAAGAAGGCTTCGATCGAGCGGGCCCGGAAATTTGTCCAAGAGACGAACAAAAATTGGATCCGATTCTTCGAGGAACACAAGAAGAAGGATGACCTGGCCGACACGGTCATGCAGGCCCTCAGTTTCATGGACCGGAAGACGGTCGAGCCCCCGAAGAAAAAGGCTGCGACGCCCCGGCGCCCGACGGACAATCAGGTCCGGACAAAGTACAGCCCGGCGAATCTTGCGTGGCTCTACAAAACAGGGGCCAAACAGGATGCGCGATTCAAAAAGGACCTGGCCCGGTACTACCAGAGCCTGGATGAATTAAAAACCGAGTTTAAAGTATAGAATGTTTCCATGGGGAGCATTTATAATTATTTTAATGCTCGTAGTCATATCCCTTGAATTTTTCTTTTATTTCAAGTATTATAGGCCTAAAAATATAGTCTCGAGTGGATCTAGATCTGGATCTGGATCTGGGACCTCAATCTTCTCGAACGTGCGAAAGTGTTCATCCCCGGGCGGGTCGCTCGGGTACGACGGAACGAATTGGACTTGTTCATGTAAATCCGGGTGGAGCGGGGCGGACTGCTCGATGTTCACCGGCACCGGATCGACGAGCCTGAGTATCAGTATCCCAAAATGTTACGCACCGGGAGGATCCATGACGTACGATGGAACGAACTGGAGTTGCCAATGTGCCCCTGGATATTCTGGTACAGGATGCGAAGAATTTAACCCGAGCAATGCACCTATACAACTTAAAAAACCTCCGCTATGTCAAGCTCCGGGAGGATATCTCGGATATAATGGTGCAAAATGGACATGTACATGTAATACGGGATATTTCGGAGATGCATGTGATATGGTCGATGCTGTCAGCTCTGTTGGCTTACCAAACTGTCACGGTCACGGTGTCCCTGAATGGGACAGTAATTTAAAAGCTTGGATGTGTAATTGTAGTGCTGGATGGTTAGGCTGCGATTGCACTTTACCTTCTAATCCTTATCCCAGTGAGGCACAATTTATAGGAAGTTGCTTGTACTTGTTTTAGGCCAGGCGGTCGAGGAGCGAGCCGCCGATGCCGCCGCCGATCGTCCAGTCGCGCATCTGGTCCTGGACGAACGTCTGGTCGCCGCACAGACCACCCGGGGTCAGGTCCTGGGTGTAGTAGGCCGAATCCTTGCTCGGGCCCGGGGCGCATTTCAGGTCGCTCTTGATGTCGAAGATGCTCGATGGGCCCGCGCTGGCCGCCTTGCCCATGATGACGTCCAGGGGAGATCCGCCATGGTAGTTGCTAGTCCGGCCCTTGACCAGCATGTACAGGATCGCGAGCATGAGACCAAAGATGATGAGCCGACTGAACATCTTTCCAACTTTCTTCATTTGTATTTGGTTGACATTATTTTTAAAATGCGTTAAAGCGGCCGACCTTATTTCTTAAAACATTTCAGTATGGATATAACTTTCGATAAAGGTCAGAGTATGAATTTGAACGATGATGAGGCGGCCCTGCTGGATGAAATCTCGATCCAGGTTCCGTCCCGCAAGGTTCCCCTGAGGCCCAAGCCGGCCCGGCCGAGTCCTTTCGCCAAGCAGGCTCCTGGGCCGAGCTACGCGAGCGGTCCACCGGATGATGGCATGGACATGTTCATGAACCCGGACAAGCGCACGGCGCCCCCACCGCCTGTGCCCGAGGAGTATGACGGCGGGGAGGATCCTGAGGAGTACGATCAGCACGAGGAGGGTGGCGGCGGTGAGCAGCTCCCATCCGAGGGCTACAAGACGATCGAGGACGAAAAGGCTGACCTCCTGAACAAAATCACTCGCCTGAATAAGAAGGGTGTCCAGTCGAGTCAGCGTCTGAGCATCTTTTCGGATATCGACGAGATCCGGACTGAGTACAAGCGCATGACCTATTCCATCGAGGTCGAGCGTTCGATCAAGTTCCAGCGGCGCATGCTGGTCGCCTGCGTGACGGGCCTCGAATTCCTGAATGACAAGTTCGATCCGTTCGATGTCGAGCTGAACGGATGGTCCCAGAACACCATGGAGAATATCGAGGACTATGACGGTGTATTCGAGGAGCTCTACGCCAAGTACCGCACAAAGATTAGCGTCGCGCCCGAGGTCAAGCTGATTATGATGGTCGGCGGGTCGGCCATGATGTTCCACCTGACAAACTCCATGTTCAAGGCGGCCGTGCCGAACCCGACCCAGGTCATGCAGCAGAACCCGGACCTGATGCGAAACATGATGGATGCGGTCCAGCGGTCCCAGGGCGGCGCGGGTCCGGGTGCGGGCGAGCGTCCGGCGCAGGGGCTCCGCCCGGGTGAGATGCGCGGACCCGGCATGGACTTTGGGTCGCTCATGAACATGATGGGACCGCCGCCCGCGGTGAATTCCAGGCCGCCACGTCCAGAGGATGATGTCTCTGATATCGTGTCCGTGGACGCCGGGGGTGACACGCGCGAGGTTGAGCTCGGGAGCAAGCCTCGCGGGCGCAAGTCGAAGAAGAAGGAGGTTTCGATCTAGTTTTTTTCCTCCCCTAAAATAAGATGGGAGTTCCCATGGCACCATTTGGTCCGCCCGTGACGATACCCCCGGTCCCTACATTGATAGAGAACGTGGTTCAAATTCCAGCGACCGACAATACCGAGTGTAATTATCTTGTATTCTTTTTCGTGGCTGGACTCTTCCTCCTGAGCCTCAACTCACGCAAGGCTTGAGGTTCGCGACGGCCACAAGTTCGTTGATGCTCTTGTCGTACATTGCGACCTGTTTGTCGAACCAGTCGCTCGTGATATTTCCGGGCTTCTGCTGCATTGTACTTTATACTAAGAAAATAAACATTGACCTTTTGGAACGGTCTCGAGTCCTCCAAATCCACCCTCATTATAGACCACACATCTCTTCCGGTACATTGATTGTAGGACGGACCAGTGGTCTACAATGTCGTATATGAGCGGGTCGTTTCTCGGACCCGACGCGCGCTCCCGCATGATTCGACCGATCGATTGCTTAATGTCCGACTTGGGCGTCGCGAGTATGACCGTGTCCAGGGCCGGAATGTCGAGACCCTCGTGCGCGAGCTGAAATGTCGCCACGACTATGGGCTTCCGGGAACTCTCCTCCAGGTCAGCCTCTTTCATTCCGCCAATGTAGAGTCCTGCTGTATTAGAGCCAAATTTCTTTTGTAATTCAAAGCAATGATCACGCCGGTCAGTCAGGACCAGTACTCGGCGCCCATCCTTCAGGGCATTCCGGGCCGTCTCGATGATGATGGCGTTCCGCTCCTCGAGTTCAGTGACGGTCGTGATCATTCCGGCCATGTTAATCTTCCCAAAGCGCGATACGGGTGGGGCCTCTTTGAAGGCATCGCACGTGTAGTGAATTGGAACGACTCGTGTATGGGCCTGATTTTTGCGTTCGACCCGAAAGAACTCTGGACCAAGAAACCAGTACAGGATCCGGGTCAGACCATCTTTCCGTTCAGGGGTCGCCGTCAGACCGAGCGTGAACCGAGGGCAAACCTTGAACATGAACTGCGAAAAAGCGGGAGCTCCTATATGATGCGCCTCGTCGACGATGACTAGACCTATCGAATCGAATGCATTTTTTGCAAACATTTTCGGGCCGTCGCCTTCGGGTCGGAGGCACAGGGTCTGGATCAGGGCGATGACGAAATCCTTTTCGATATCGAACGTGTCGCCCTGGACCCGACCAATCGTCGCTCGAGGGCAGAATTCTTTAATTTTTTCGGCCCACTGATTCGCCAGAAACTCTTTGTGGACGACAATCATCGTCCGGACCTTTAGATGTGCCGAAAGAGCCAGGGACACGGTCGTGTTGTGCGTGACCGTAAAATCGCCCAGAACGAAACGCCTATTCCCGTCGATTTCGAACCCAAAGTATTGCCCGACATCAAGTTTTTCAATTTTTATTCCTACATTCAATGAATCCTTAATTTGACGCCTAGGTTGGAGCTGTTTACGTTTAATTTTACATGGAACTTCCTCGACACCCTTTCCAGTAATAGAACATCGATAATATGTCCCTGTTTTCGGACCACCCTTGGAGTTTGTGCACGTCTTTTGACACGCCTGTTTATATGCGGCAAAGCCCAGTGACCGTGCCAAAAACAACACGTCATCAAAAAGTTTTTCATTCTTTTGAATAAAATCCCACCCCCCGACTGTCGCCGAGCCATCCGAATCAATCAGGCCCGCGAGGACCTGGAGCTGTATTTCTCTAGAGTTGCATTTGTACACGTGAGGAATGTGCTTATTGCTTATCATGTTTAAATTTTTGAGAGTCTTGTAAAAATAATTTGGTTTCGGTCCCTTGATTCGATAGTCATATCGTGAAGTATGACTTAGGTACTGACCGAGATTTTTGGAAAAATAATGGAGAACCGTCGAGTCTTGTGATGTTATGGATGCAGACCGTGATGCTCCGTCACCCAGCCAATATCCTATCATGTACGGGTCGAATGGTACATTTACATGCGGAAATGTAATCGGAACCCGATATCCCTTGACTTCATTGTTTTTGAAACTGACTGATGTATTTATATAATCGAGTACCGAAATATCTAAAATTTTACCATGCGTATATTTCAGACTTAGGATGTGAGATTCATTCACCACGTACGAATCACCTTTTACGGGTACGACTCTGTACAATTGTTCTGTACCGGTACAGGTTGACAAGATATTCCGGGGCGTCGAGTCATCTCCCATAATCACGTCGCCGACCCGTATGTCCTGAACTTTCTTGACGGTTCCATCGAACATCATAACCGGTGTGCCCTCGCCAAGACACTTGCCATATCCACAAGGGAGCGATAGGACCCCTCCACCCTTTTCGGCAAAGGCTTTGACTCCCGCATCGAAAGCTTCTGGCTGTCGCGTTTCGGTCCTGAGTTTTCCGATAAAATCAATGCCGGGAGCGCGAGCAGGATCTCGACGGGCATCCTTGGCGGGACCGGCGTCGTAATAGCGAGGGATGAGAATCCGACCTGGATCGGTCGTCTGCCGCCAAACCTTGAAGGAGGGTGCCTGAATCCCCAATGCATTCTCTACTGGTCTAACCGTGAGATTTTTCTTGAGGTCCGGGGTCGCCTGAACCAGCAGCCCGTTCCGGGTCAGCATTCTTTTATAGACTCAAGGACTAAAAACTCTATGCCATCCCAGGTCTTTTTTTTAAATATCACGTCGACCAAGTCCCCGGCCTTCAGCTCCTGGATCGTCTTCATGCCGAGCACCTTGCACATGACCCGTCCGTACCTGAATGGAATTTTCAATTTTAAAATTTCAGAATTGAAAATTACATCAATGTATTTGCGTCCACCCAGGTCATAAAAAGGGGCCGCGACTTTCATTAATTTCTCAATGTATATTAGTTCTAAATGCCATTTAATACAGAAACTGGTCATTGGACACCACCCGCTCAACATCTTACTCATTACACACTGACAAATAGACGTTCTAATTGGAATACCACGGAAGTGTGGTGGACAAATCCAGAATTAATGGCTTACACATGTGACCAGTCCGATGATTGTGATGGTTTTGCATATGATGGGGGTAATGAACATAAAGGATTTTTTTATTTTAAAAGTCTTAATGGGAATGTTCCACTTGCAAGTAAACCTATACTATCTGATAATGGAACAAGCACTTACCTGAAAAATTCAACAACAGTCGTGAGAAAAGCGAATGACCCGGATACGAGTGACCCGAGTATTTTGCCGGCCGAGGAGAATACTACTTCAATAGACCTGTACGATCAATGGTCAAATAAAAGTCTTGATCTATCTGTTTGTGGCTCGCTTGACAATACAGGTACTGTATTGCGTTTACATCGCCCAGGTATAATATCTTATCAGTCGACAGCCCCCTTTGTGACGGGCACCGTTGCCGAAAACATAGGTCTGATTCATGATCGCGTTGGTGGGTATAAAATTCCTATAGGATGGAAATTTGTATTTAACGCAACTGGTAATTGGTTCGGTGGTAAAGACAACCCGGGTCATGATAATGAGGGTAGTCATGAATTTTACGATGATAGGTGGACGAGCGATGGCGATTATCACGGGTGTTTTAACATGGATGATCCTCGTTACTATGCAATGAATGATAAAATGAGCTCTGGAATAATTGAAAATATAGGGTTCGATGTCCCTAGTTCATGGACCACCATGGGAGCGAAAGGCATATCACCCGGAGATGAAAAGAAAATAAAACAAAGATGGTGTGATTCTTTAACGAGTACAACGACCCTGGCCGGTAATGAATCTAGGTGTAGAACCGCGTATGAAGATGTGAACGGTGTGACTGTAGGAAATGCTCGATATGACAAAAAATTTCTCGACCTATGTAAAAAGAATACAAATTGGGTCGAAGACGGTGAGTGTATGAAACGAGTTAGGAATGTCATACAAAACTCGTCAAATGCTGACAACTACGGAACTGCACAGGACATGGCATTAACATACTGCCAAAATAACAGAAGCTCTTCGAACTGTGGGTGTATAAATGCACATGATTTAGGGTTTTACGAGGCTTCAAATCAACCTACCTGTCTTACACCGGCGAATAGAAATCTTCCGGGCTGTCGAGATGTCGTTTCGTCTATCGGTCCTATTATAATACAGAATAACAATATTATAAGTACTATTGTCAGTGCTATACCGGACTCGGGTGTTATGACAGATCTCTGCCACGAGGCACACACGATCGAGAACAGTTCAGTTCTTCCATATGAAAGTAAGGTATCATTTGGAACTCCTACAATTATAAACAATTTTTGTTCACAAGTACACGAGAGTGTAATAGAGGTAGGGGCATCTGTCAAGCAGACGTGTGATCAAACGACTATTGTGAACCAGTACGGAACGCCCACGACCACGTCCGGTTCTCGCAGTTCGGTCATAACCTCTCCCGGGACCAGGTCCAGTTCTTCCGGGACCCGGTCCAGTTCTTCCGGGACCGGGTCCAGTTCTTCAGGGTCCGACTCTAAAAAAGTTGACCCTATCCTTATAGGTGGAGGGATCGGGGCGTGTGTATGCGTATTTTTACTAATTATAATAGCTTATTTGCTTAGCCGAGACGCATAGTTCGCCCCTGCATTTGAAGCTGTCACGGTCGCTTGTTGCCCGGCCGGACTCAACATAAAATAGAGGAGGGCCACGCAGCACACGCAGCACAATATAAGTCCTGCTATATAGCACATAGCAGCGGGGCCGGTGAATGCATTTCGTATACCATTAAATAATGAATCAAGAACGTCATTAAAACCCTGATTATGTTGTTTAGCCTTTTGATCGACATCGTTTACTATACCAGAAATAACACTGTTATCCATGAGGGCCGTGGTCACGGAGTTTAATAAATTTGTAGAAATTACGGTCGATGTTATATCCTGGCTCATTTTTATCGGTGCATTTTTACAGAATGCCATGTAAACCTTACCGGACTGCTTGTTATACGACTTATTCGCCGTCTCTATTATATTTGTATTTGTTAGCGTCTGTTTCACTATAGAAGATACAAGGTTCGTTAGGCTATTTACCGTATTTGTCGAATTTCCACCGGTCGCCGCGAGCATTCCGTTCGTCATCTCTGCATTTTGCTTTGCCGTATTTGATATATTATCTGCGAGTGAGCTCGCAAAATTTACATTCGCGGTCGTAGTTATTTGGGAAACGATAGTCGTTGTCGCTTTTATAGTCTGACTCGTGTCAACCGAGCATCCTTCATTGTAACCGAAACTCAATTCCAATTCCTGCGTATTCGTGTTGTCTACACTGGCACTGATAACATTTTTATTCACATATGACTGGGTCAGGCTCATGTTCACGCTATTGTATACAAGATTCTGTGTCGATGTCGTATTTCCCATTAAATATACATCCTAAAAAAATTAGGACCCCGAACTCGAAGTGAAACTCGCGACCGTGGCCTGTGCCGGTGTCAGAATATATAAATCTGTACCCGTCTGGGGAACCTGAATAGCATCAATAGGCCACATTCGACATCCGTTCGAGTCTATAGTAAACGAATTACACGCCGCATTCGACTTGCAATAATTTGAACACATTTCGGCCGTCGCACCTGGGACGGTCGTTCCGACCTGGGTTCCACCGGCCGCCGAATTGGTCGTCTTTGAAAACTGTTTCGTAGGAGTATATTTACTGAGCTGGTAATATGTCCACCCGGAATTTATAAATGGATATGCACCTATATTACTACTCGCTATGATATCACATGTTGCCCCGTCGGGGCGAATCTGAAACCCTCCACATTTTAGGTCATTATTACATATAGCCGAGCAGTTCTTTGCATTGACACTTGCGGTCTGATTTATTACGAAAGGTGAAGACCCCATGAATGCATCTGAAATCTTTCTATACGACGGACCGCTATTCAAATTTTCCTGGTCTCTGATTAATTTTTTCACGATATCATCGGATACTATGGGTTGTTCGGCCGGGGCCGGTTTGTTTATAATCATGTATACGACACACCCGAGTACAGACATTACACAGCATATAATGCCTGCAATTATGAACATCATGAATGGTTCCATCTATTGTTTACTGAGGATATTTATCAAAGAGCCATGTGCTCATATAGGACCCGTTGGGTGTTTTACCGGTGGGAATAGAATTGTACTTGTTGCACGTTGTCTGTGTATTTACGCTCATTATACACGAATCTGTATTCGCGCAATCCATTGGACATGCAATGTCGAGAGGGTACAACTTTTTGACATAGGTCGTGTTTCCAGTTCCGTCGTGACCATCACGTGCTTCTGTAAAAGGTGCGCATTCTAATATATTATCCTGACTCCGTCCACACGCGCATGGAGGAGCCGCATTTGGGTTGCACGGGTTGCCCGAAGCTGCAGTACGTGGGAAGTGTTGAACCGACCGATCGTGTCGCATGTAACACGAATTTCCGCCAAATGTAAACGACTGGCACCATGCGTTCCCTTTACATGCGTCGGCACACTGGTTGACCGATGAGACTGATAGAGTATTTCCGGTCGCGTATGACTGGCCCTTGGTGTCGAGCCCCGCGTCAAACCCCGTGGCTGAATACATGGTGAACCAGTCAATATTCGATGTTGGAATATTTACATCATTCCCATTCATGCTGAGCATCCAGCCCGCCGGACTCGTCCATGTATTATTCGGAGTGCTCGTATAATTATAATGTCCTTCGCGTATGAATTGTGGCATAGAGTCTGGGTCGGCGTACGTATCCCCCGAGACTTCAGAATCTACCGCAATTATAGATGGAAAAAGATGGCCGTTCGATCCGTCCATGACGAATCCTTTGCACGGCCCACTGGTCCGCTTTTTTCCACATTCAACGATCGAGTCGGCGAGCCCGGTCCTGACGGTCGCGATTTCAGGGATAATTGATGTAGATACGTGACCGAATGGAATATGTAGATATTTAACGGCCCCGAAATCACCCGATCCATATATAGTCGACCCCTTTTGTCGCTCGAGAATGGTGACATTATTATAGAGCTGACACTGGGTATTGTCGGTCGAAAATCCTTTACAACTTGCAGTGGCCCCGCAGAGAGACCTGCATTGATCTATACTCTTGGAAGTTACGGGGTTTCCAATCTTACTCGCATCATTTCCCTTAAAGTCTCGGTACAGATCATACCCGTATACTGACGGCCCACCTGACACGTCACGCGTGGTATCACCCAACGTCGAACGACTCGTTGGTTTCCATCCTAACAATGCACCAAAGTCTAGCCTCAATTTTCCATCAGTACCACTCGAACTAGCTAGTAAAAGTCCTATAATGCATGAGACTATACAACAGACAAAAATCACTAGAGCGACGATTGTGAGTGTTCCATCGTCTTCCATCTAATTATTCTTTATATAAATTTTTGACCCTGTCCTGTTAATTAGACCATCTGGTAATGTAGCCCATTTATTCGGTCGGTCCGTCATTTTTAGACACCATGTACTGCCATTCTTATTCCATAGCGCAAAAGCCTTACATGTAAAGTCGACCGAACAATTATCGACACACGCCTGTTCCTGTCCTAGTGAAAACGCCTTGCCCTTTTGGTCCAGGGGGCTTCGACCGGTCACAATTTCGGTAAACTCATCATATTGTTTATCTATCAGGTGGTTTCCCGGAATTGGAAATGCGAAAAGTGCGCCCGCGATAGATGAACAACAACACACGACTCCACATATGACAAAAATTGCTGCCATCTAAAGAATACAGTCATTTTATTTCTATAATGGTCAATGTTGTATTCTGCCTCCCGGGCTCTTCGTACTCGCGCGAGTTTCTGCTCTCCTGGACGGACCTCGTGATGCGGGTCGCCTCGCGCGGGCATCATGTCGCGGTCAGTCAGCAGCCGACCCGCTCGGCGTGCTTGACCCCAATCTCCGGGACCGAGTACGATGTCGCCATGCTCATCGATTCGGATATCGTCTTCCGGCCGGATGACTTTTTCACGCTCCTCGAGAGCCCCCATGACGTCACGGCCGGTCTGTACCTCAAGGAGCCGACGCTGGCCTCACCCGAGCCTTCGTTCCACGGGACCAGTTTGACACCGGGCGACGTCGGGACCGACCAGTACGTCCAGCTCGACTCGGCCGGATTCGGGTTCATGCTCATGCGCAAGGGGGTCATCGAGACCAAGGAACCGAAATTCTGGGACGGACCCGCGTGGACCGGCGAGGTCCAGGTCGACACGACCGTCCGGGTCGGTCACCGGGTCGAGATTGTAATCTAGGCCTCTACAAATGTTCGACTGGCTCGATGCCGAATTGACCGAGTTTGATGAGAATGATGATATCGTCAGGGTCTTCAGCAGGCCCTCAGACATGTCACGGGCCGAATACCGGTTCGTGACGAGCGAAATCATAGAATCCCAGACGGACGTGTGGGCAGAAGCCCGGATCCATTGGAACAATTTACCACATTCAAAAAAAGAAATTCTAGAAAAAAAGACCCAGATGGAATTCCAAAACTTTATGGACATCCGGGAAGGACTCCTCGCGACCCTGAGCGACTACCAGGGCTTTATGCACGTCAAGAGCCAATTTCGTGATATAATTTTGTCGGTCGAATTTAAATGAACCTCCTGGTCGTCGGGGATTCGAAGGATCGGGACACGACCCTGTACCCGAGTGGGAACAGCTATATCCTTCACCTCAATTCCCCGGTCCGTAATGTGACTCGGGTCGATCTCGTCAGCGCGCGCGTACCGAACACGGTCTACAACTTGACCACGACATCGAACGTCATGACGATCGGGGGCGCGAACGTCACGCTGGTCCAGGGGTTCTATAGCGCGGGAGGGCTCGCGGCCGCGGTGACGCTCACCGGCCTCACATGCATGACCTACCTCCCGAACGAAGGTCATTTTCTTTTTTCGAATACTGCAAATTTTAATTTACACATTACGTCCCAAGAATTTGCGACAATGGCCGGGCTCTCGAATGGGACAACGTATTCGTCGAACCTGGCGACGTCGATCGATCCGGCCTATGCCGGTCAGTACATCATCCGATCGGACAATGTCATAAACATGTCTATGAATGAATTTGTGTACCTCGACATTGATGAATTGAGGACGCCGAATCACGTCGCGACGGGTGCCATAGCCGACTCATCCGGGACGATCAATGGTTCGAATGCCGGGAGGTCATTCGCACCCATCATAATGGATGTCGGTTCGGCGTGCATTAAGAATTTTAAGGAGACTGAATACAAAATTTCGGTCACGTATCCAGAGCCTATCGGAATGCTCTCACGCCTGACTGTCCGATGGTACGACAAGAACGGTGCGCTACTCAATTTCCGCGGGCTCGAGACCAATGCATTCGTCCTGAGATTTCACGTCCAAAAGGATGTGCGAGACCTTCCACCTCCACCGCCCTTGAGAGACGTGGAGCTGGAGCGAGTCATAGAGGCCATGAGCCTGCTTCCCGAGAAACCTCCCGAAAAGAAGCGGAAAATTCCGTGGGCCCTGATCACGATCGCTCTTCTTTTAGGTTTTTTTGTGTACCGGACATTTTTCAATGCGCCGTCACCGCGTATATCGGCTGGCCCTGGTTGATCTTGACATTCTTGGCGACCGCGCTGATGATTAGATAGACCAGAACGGCCAGGAGCGTCGTGAACAGGGCCGAGATGATGTAGTACTGGCCGCCATTCTTGCTGACCTTGACGACCTGGGAAATCATCCACCGGACGACATCCATCCATGCAATCGCACTCGCAAACGAAAACCCGGCCACGATCGAGTTCAGGGACATTGTCTCGAGCTGGGCGCCAACTGTAGATATTATTCCTGCCATTTTAATTACTGCACAGGAAAAAAATCATCCTCATGGATATCCCACGCCTTGGGTTGGTCTTCGTCCTCGTACTCTTCCTCGAGCACGATGGTTGAATATTTTGGACGTCTCTGGGTATAATATTCTTCATCCGAATCTTCGTCCTCGATCTCAAATATTTGAACCTGGCTCATCTATAGCTTTTTTCAGTATTCTTTCTGCTGGACTTTCCGGCACCCAGTCAGCCCATGTTGCCGCGCATTCATTCATCCGACGGGCCGTATCGTCATCCTGGCCCTCATATTCGGTCCATTCCCCCTCCTCTTCCTCCTCCTCCGACTCATCTTCCGATTCTTCCTCGTAAATTTCGGGAAACAGGGACCCGGCCTGCTTCCCGAGGACGTTCCGGGCCGCGAACATCATCCCGAGTCGCATGTCCTGGGCCATGACCATGTCCCGACCGGCCGCCTTTGCGTAGTGGGCCGCGAGGACGGCTGCCGACTCCATGACTGGCAGAATCAGGTCCATAGCTGCAGTCTCAAAGTCCATTATGATTCATAATTAGAAAACAAAACCTCTGTATTTCCGCCCTCGATGACTACAAAATTGTATGCGAGTGCGTAGATCCGTACGTACAGGTTCGTCGTTATTCCATCTACGAGCTTGAATGTGAAATTTTGATTAAAAAGTCTTGAAAAATTGACATGGGTCGTGGGCGTGTCGGATTGGGGATCGATGCTGAACGAATACATGTAGAAGAGTCGATCGGGCTTTCGGGTGTGAAACTCGAGGGGCTGGAGGATTCGAAGAAATGTCGGGGTCCCTATATACTCCGGTATGTGCGTCACGTTGTTGAAATCGAGCGTCATGCTCACGAGCGTGTCGGTCGTGCCATAGTCATACCCTAGCGCCGAGTCGGCCTGGATGACTATGAATATTTCCTTGACCGGATTTGCAAATTGTGTCTTACATGGTGCGGTCCTCACGCCCCGGCGGACAAAGAACTGCTCGAGCTGGACGTGTTCATTCAGGTACAATTGTTTCGAATTTTTAATGAAATTTCTTTCGGGTTCGTCGAGGTACACATATTCTACATAGAGGGAAGCGTTGAATGCGACCGAGACCTTCATGTCCGGGCAGAATGCGCTGGCCTGATTGAATCCGACCCGGACTATGATGGGATCCTTGATCGCGCAGACCGGGATCCCTTTCTTGAGCATGAAGAATGGGATGTCGACCGTGTAGGTCGTGAGGCCACCATTCGCAACGTTCGAGAGATTCTTGCCGGTCAGTTTCGAAAGAGCAGCCTGCTTGCTCGCCGGGATTTCAATATCCTGCTTCATTTCTATAAATTCACCCCACTGACGGTCGACCAGCTGAGATCCAATGTACAGGTCGATGTACTTGACCATGAGGGTCCCGGCCGAGTCCAGGATGTTTGAGGTCCCAAAGACTCCCGGGTTTTGAATTTTGAGGTAAATCTTTGAAATAATGTCACCGGACCTCGGGAGCTGAACGAATGTTTCACATCCGAAAGAGAGGACATCGGGCCCAAAGAGGACTTGGTCGATCCGCGAGGTCCACCGGGTCCGGCGCTTGTACTGTTCTGTAAAGTAGGTCACTTCGGCATCCTGGCTCAGGAAGACATCCTCCTGGCCGAGGGTCGCGAGGGCCGTCCGTCCGGCCATTCTGCAATCTACTGCGAAATAAACATGAGCCCGGCGAGCCCATTGGCGACCCGCATGGCGTTCATGTTTACGGCCACGACCCGGAGCGTCTTGGCCGGGTAGTACCCATCGCCCCTGGACACCTTCAGGTCGAGGCCGACGTGCCTGAGCCGACTGAAATTGATGGGGCTCTTGAATGTTTTCATGTAGAAATTTCGGGTCGGGAAGTTTATAAAATTCTCCATGGGCTCGAGGACGCCGAGCTGGGTCGGGTCGGTGATGCGGGTCGTCATGAGCTCCTCTCCATTAATGGTCAGGCCTAGATTCACCAGTCCGTCATTCGACCAATCATACGGAAGTGATCCATCGACCTGGATTACAAAAAATAATTCCTTGATTGGATTTTCAAAATTTAATTCAAAAATTCCATGAGTAAATCCCTGGGCCAGCTGAATGTCACGGTACTGGTACTGTTCGATCATGTAATCGAGATTGGTCCGGGAGAGCCATGTAATTTCGGGTTGGGCCAGGTAGACGTACTCGACTATGAGCGATGCCTGGACCTGATTCGGGGCGGTCGTGATGGCCGTCAGGGCCTGGAGCGGTCTGAATGTGACCCAGATCTCGACATCCTGTCGGTCTATGATTGATATCGGGAGGTAGGACCCCGACTTTTCGTAAAAGTAAAATGGCAAATTGATGTAATAGTCCCGACCGGTCGCGATGGTCATGTCGTACTTGCCGGTCAGGAGCTTGAGACCCGGTTGGTTCTCGTACGGGACGTTCAGGTCGTTCCAGATCTCGATAGATTCACCGGTCAGGGACTCGATCGTCTGGCCACCAACCTTGAGATCCGCAGTCTCTATGGCCCACGTTCCCACGGAATCGTAGTAATGGTACTGGGAGTAGTCCGGGGGCGTGACGCTCGACGTCAGGGGGCTGAAATGGAAGTACGCGGGCGCTACATAGAACTCTGAACCCTGTTCCGAATTGACGAGCGTTACGGTCAGTGTCATGGGGGCCTTGTCTACACGGATAGGTGTCTGGGTCGTCGATGATGTGAGTGAATAATTGTATTGCGTATTCGAAAATGTTAACGATATGAAATTTCCAGTATCTAATTGTACATGACTCGTACACATGTAGGTTCCGACATTTGAGAATGTGACATTACTCCCGAAAGAAATCATATTTTGTACGCCATTAATATTAAAAACTTGAAAGTCGACAGGATAAACGTCCCCGTATCCTAAGTATCCATCTATTGGTGTATCCTCATAGAGAATAGCAAGTATGCCATTCAATGGAAGGATGTACCCGCCGTTCGGGTACAGAGCCGTTCCTCCGGTCGGGAGACCGAGATAGGTCACGGTCACGAAAGACCAAGAATAAATATATATATTCGAACTACTATTTATATATAGAGAATAGATGTTGGCCGTGTTTGACACTGTGACCGGTAAGAAAAACTCACCCGTCGATAAATTCTCAGGATTAGTGTTAATCCATGTGTACGCATTGGTTGCGGTACTTTCATTAAACAATGATACATTCGATATGAGATTCTGAAAATTACATGAAATAAGGTACTGACCGACCTGATTAAAAGTAAAATTTCCACGGCCAATATCTTGTATTCCAAAACCATACGTACGAAATCTCGTAAACTCAAAAGGATGACCTTGTATGTTTAAAACGCGAAATATAGGACTTCCTATTACGGGCCCCGCGAAAAAATCGATAGGCTCTATATATACATAGGTAATATCGGAATATATATACAATGACAAGACCTGTGTCGAGTTGTCTATAATAAATGGGACAATACCACCTTGAGAAAGATTAGGAAGACCCTGATTATCTAGTGCTACAGCTGTTTGTGAACAATCGGTCCGCAACACGTACGTACCCGGGTTTGTAAACGTTATTCCGGCCGGAGTTATCGTAAAGACACCCGGTGAATCTTCATTGGTCCATACGCTATTCAGGCCAATCTTGGCCGTAAAGTCTATAGGTACATTATCGACTGGTGGATTGCCTGGAGAAATGCGCGAGAGGAACAGTGATGAAAGAGTGTTGACCGGTCGGCCTATACTGCGCGTCCACCCGCACTGCTCGAGTGTAAAGTCCGGCGTGACCACTCCATTCACGGGCGTGTAAAATAAGTTTCCAACATTATCCTTATACGATGGATTTTTAGGATCGAACCCCCAAAATACACCATCAGATCCACTGAATGCCATTCTGAATGATACATTTCTAAATATAAACTTGTTCAGATTCGGGTCATATGTCACGCCCGGAATAGGTCCGGCCCATTGCTGAAAACTTGCCGGGGTCGAACTGAAGTATTGCGACGCGAAAGGTGGATTTACAATGTAAGTAAGATTATCTATACTTACATAAGGAAGGTTTGAGAAATTATTCGGCCAGAACCAGTCTTGACCGTATTCGGCCAGGGGTGGCAGGGTCAGTTTGAGGGTCGTGGCCCGGACCAGGTCCCCTTTGACCGGAATCCGGACTATGTTGTTCTGTCCCATGTTTATGGCCGACCCGTCGAATGGAACCTCGAACGCCTCGAGCACAAAGGGTGTGTGGCGCTTGTAGACCGATGCATAATAGGTCAGGTCCGGCGCGCCCGTCAGGTGCACGTCCTGTTGACCTATCGCCGCCAACTGGATGAATCCAGATGACATATCTACTAGTAAGGGCCGATATTTTGTCGGGCCGCGCCCCGCGCACCGAGGCTTTTTATCGGTTCCATTTAGGAATGGCGACCCTGAACCTCAGGAAGTTTGATCCGACCACGATGGGCGATGACAAGGTCTGCATCTTCATCGGCAAGCGCGGGACCGGAAAGTCGACGCTCGTCACGGACATTTTATGGTACAAGAAGCACCTTCCGGCCGGCATCGCAATGTCCGGGACCGAGGATGGCAACGGGTGGTACAAACAATTTATCCCGGACATTTTCGTATATTCGGATTATAACCAGGGCGCCCTCGAGAAGTTGATTGAGCGCCAGAAGAAGCTGACGCAGCAGGGTCGGGCCAGTCCGGTCTTTGTGCTCATGGACGACTGCATGTACGACCGGGCATTTATGCGGGACGTGGCGGTCCGACAACTCTTTATGAACGGCCGGCACTGGAAGGTTTTCTTTATGATGACGACCCAGTACGTCATGGACATGACCCCCATGATTCGGACCAATGTGGATTACGTTTTTGCCCTGCGCGATAACGTACGGCAAAATCGTGAGAATCTATACAAGGCATTCTTCGGGGTCTTTCCAAACTATGATACGTTCGCGCAGGTCATGGACTCGTGTACCGAAAACTACGAATGCCTCGTGCTGGACAATACATCGAAATCGAACAAGATTACGGATTGCGTGTTCTGGTACAAGGCTCCGATCCGCAAAAACTTCAAGGTTGGTTCGCCCTCATTCTGGCAGTATCACCAGCGCCACTACAACCCGAGACACACTGGCCAAAAGGCAGAACCCCAGGCCAGGCGCAAGGGTGGGACCGTAATTGTGAAAAAGAAGCCGTGACTCGGTGCGTAGACCCCTGATTTCAAATTTCGAGACACATACCAATGGAAACATACAACCCGAATGTCGAAGAGACGCCGATAACGCTCGTCGAAGAAATTCCACCCCCCGAGGAGACGAAGAAGACTGTTCCGACCGGGCTTTTAAAGCCAGAAAAAAAGGTTGACGATGATCAAATGGCGGACTTTTCGAGTCCCATTGAGGAAGTGATGCCGGGTCCAGGCCAGATGCTCCAGAACGAAATGATGGGCCCTCCCCCTCCGCTCGTCCCGGGCAATGTCATGACGCCCCGGGCGTCCAAGAAAAAGGCGGCCAGCAAGAATCCATTCGGGCTCACGGATGAGCAGTTCTATGCGGCTCTCGCGGGCATTGCGGCCGTCGCTGCGTATTCGAACCCGGTCCAATCCAGGCTAAGCACAATGGTCCCCAAGTTTCTGAACGATTCCGGGAAGCAGTCCGTGACCGGCATGGTCGTGACGGCCCTGGTCGCCGCGATAGTCTTTTATTTCGCGAAACAATTCATCAAGAATCGGGAATGACGTCGCCGCAGTAATTCTTGGTTCCCTTTTTGGTATAAATTCCATTCTGGATAGCAATTTCCTTAATTTTTTTAAAATTATTCCAAAATGCCGTTGAATGATCATACTCCTTGACCGTCATGTGTGCGAGCTCATGGAGGAGCACGTAGGTCGCCGAGTTTACATCGTCCCCATCAAGACAGATGTAAATTTCGTACCCCTTGTTCACGTTCGATCCTATGACACCATCGCGCTTCCCGGACATGCCCGTGATGATGGCGGGCCTGAGGACCGGATCCCACAGAGAGTCCCCGGTCGACCTGAGGACGTCCAGGGTTTTCCAGTAATTAATTTTGAGAGAATCGAGCATTGAATTACCCGTGAACGCCATGAGAATGATGAGCCACACGGCGAACAACGGGATCACCCTCCACATTCCTATCATTACGGAAGACAAATTTTGTGTACATGTCCGAGATGAATCCATTCGGTCGGATCATCATTGGTTCGCATGAAATAATTTTGAATTTTAATTTTGAAATTAAAAATTCAAAATCCATCATGGGTTCATCACGGAATTCATTTTTGTAAAAGGGTCCATCAATTAATTTAATGCTCGCGTGATCCGAAAAATTTTTGATTGAATTTCCCAAAGAATCAATGAAAATTCCGGACGACCCACACATGGTCTCGATGCGAATCTTTTCGGGCGCGATGCCGATGAGGAGACCGCCCGGCTTTACGGCCCGTGAAATTGCATCGATCGATTCATGAAATGTTCGGTCATCCTGAAATATATAATGGATCGAAAAATTATAACAGACGACATCCCACGGACCATGGTGGGCGACCGCATCCCGGATGTCCCCAATTCCTAAAAAATTAATTTTAAAATTCAATGCCTGAGCCCGGCGCCGCGCCTCTTCTATCGACTCGGGATCTGGATCGATCGCATCGACCCGGGCATTGACCGCGGCCCATTTCTGGAGATCCCCTCCCCGGCCACATCCGCAATCGAGTACATGAGACCCGCGGGCGACCCACTTTTTTATGAATTCTCTCTTACAATTGTTGTGCAATTTCCTGAGTTCTTCCATTACTTAAAAGAATAATGCATGATTCTTTTATATGGCTATGCTCGAGGCTGACCTGACGTGTATCCCTGGGCAGTACTTTGCATGCATTTCCCTGGTCGGCCCGGACCTGCCCCAGAAGAATGACAAGTTCGGTCTTAAGATTCGTGGATGTTTTTCGACGCGCGAAGAGGCGTCGACCCACGCGAAGCGGCTGCAGCGCGAGGATGCGACATTTGACATTTACGTCGTCGACCTGTACAAGTGGCTTCTGATTCCCCCCGACCGGGACCATATCGATGATGTTCACTACCAGGACCAGAAGCTCGAGGAGATTATGCTCAAGTACCGCGAGAACCAGAGTGCCGCCGCATCAATGTTCGAGAAGCGCAAGCGCGACATGATTGCCAAGCCGTCGGGTGGAGAGTTTCCGTACATTGACCCGTCCGATGAGAACAGCAAGTATTACACAAAGCCGGACGTGCCACCCATCCCTCACCCGGCGGATCTCCTGGATGACCTGAAGAAGGAGTTTCCGGATGCGAGCATGGAGGAGCTCGTGGCCAAGGCGGACGTTCGTATCGCGGTCGAGGTGATGCGCCGGCGCGAGGCTGCCGCCGCGGTTCCAGAGAGTCCCCCAGTAATTATAGGTCCCTCGGACGCTGCACCCGGAGCAGGTCCCTCGGACGCTGCTCTCGCCGAAGATGTTCCGGAGATCCAGTAAATAATGACATATAATAGTAAATGATATTCGAGGTGATCGGTCTAGTAATCGTCACGGTACTTTTGTACCTGGTGGTTATCAAAATCGCACCCATCCCAACAGTATCTCAGAATGGCCCAACGAGCGACTCTGAGATGATGAACGATTCGCAGATCCGAGAGAACCCATGGGTCGGGTTTCTCCAGGAGAATGTGCGGCAGGGGTCCGGATCTACGGGTGATTTTAGGGGAGCCTATACACTCCAGAAGATTCGGGTCTATGATTTTTGAATAATAATGGGCCTCATATTCATGAGGACAACGCCCACGATGATGCCGACGAGAAGAAGTGTCAGAGGGTTTATATTTTTAAGAAAGTCGTTTCCGGGTCGAGCGACGAATGTTTCCGGGGGCCGGATCCACTCCTCCTCCTCGCGGGGCGGTGGGTCCGGGTCGCTCTGGGCCCCCTGAAGAAACGGAAGATTCTCCATCTGTATAATCATCATCACTCTCGTTTTTATCTGGTACGACAAATCCATCTAAATTCCCATATTCGTCCGCATCGGTCTCGTCATCCTCTTCATCTGAATCGGTCGCAATCGCGGACGACACATCACTCGCCTCGTCGCTATCATAATCGTCCGGCGCATAATCGTCCTCGACCTGTTCGACCGGCTCGTACCGCTCGGGCGCCTTGACGACTCGCCCCGAACGGGTCCGGGGATTATCTGGGGGTGAAATATCCATCTTCTGGATAATCATCAAATGTTTCGTTTAAGTACTTTGGAAAGAAGTAAAGTCCTTTTTTGATAGAAACCTCTTTAATTTTAAGTTCCCCTTCGTTTCCGAGTTCGTTCGCTATGCCCTGGAGTATGTCGTCATATTCCGGGGTCCCGAGGCCCATGTCCCTGATGTTCTCTATGGCGTGGTACAGAAACGTCGCAGCCTTGTCAATGTCCTTCTCAAGGCCCCTTTCGAAGCCCTGGAGGTTTGTCAAAAAACGCTGCCAGGTTACCGGGTCCAATCCCGAATACGGGTGGACTCGCGTCTCGTATTTCTGGAAGGTTCGACTCGGGCCGACCGGGTAGAAAATCCACAAAAAAGTTAGAAACAGGACTGCCCACAATATCGACATCTTTGAGCTGCTCTACTATAGATGGCGGGAGAATATGTTCCTGACCTCGAAACTCGTTATTCTTGGGGTTGCATTCCTCATCGAAACAACGCTGAGAAATGCGACCCGAACGGATCGAAAACCAGATATGATTCGACTTGTGTTCGCGCCTGATATTCTCACAAAATGTCGAATCGGTCTGAACGTACCACCCGTCGTGGTCGTGCCTCTGGATCCGCTTGATTCGTGCCCGGCGCTGTCCGGTCATGTAGCGCTGGACAAAATCCTGGAGCCCTTCGATGTCGACCGGTTCATTCCTCGCAAACTTTTCAGAATCGCCCCCCTCGACCCGGACCGAAAAGAGCCGTAGGACATTTTCATTCGGCTCCTTTGAAAATTCGAGACCGTCCAGGGACTTCCATGGAATGTACGGGTCGCCCGACGGTTTCTTGTGGGACCAGAGCATGCGCAGACCGGACCCGCCGTACACCGCCGGGTCTATGATGGAGGCCCACGGACCTTCACCGAGGGCCAATAGAATTTTGGTCCGGAGATTCAGGGCCTGTGTCCGATCGACTACGAGGTCCGGCCAGTGGATGTGGACGCCCGTCTTGATCCCCTCCTTGACGGGCCGAGGTTTGGTCCGAGCGATGAGGCACCGAGACAAACTCTCGGTCGCGTCGTGAATTATAGAACAAAAACGGATAATATCTTCATCGCTCAACTTTTCGGGATCTTTGTAATCGAAATCTATGAAAAACCTGAACCGGTTCGTTTTTTGTTCGACGACGTACAACTTTGAACCGGTCTGAATAGACCGAACGTACTCCCGGAAAAATTCATCAGATTCTCCCGGAGGGACATTGAGACTGCCTCCATCCATGAGGCAATGCGTGACGGGCCCATTCGGTACGCGCCACTTTTGGACCATTGGTTTACATGAGACCCGAGTCTCTAACTATTCGTCATCCGAGCTATCATGTGTCAAAAAGGCCCAGAATGGCCGAGATTCCTTCTTCGGCTTGGCCAAAGGCTCTTCGCCCTCAATTTTCTCAATCTCGAAGCAGAGTCTCCTGAGCGTCATCTCCTGGGCGAGCTTTTCGGGATCCGACCCATCCTTTCGAAGACCGACGAGAATCTTTGCGAGCTCGAGCTTCGAGCGAGTCATTTATATTTTTATAGATGTTAATTTTTAAATTACCCCGCGGACGTACCGGTACCTCCGCCGTAAAGGGTCGTAACATCTGCCGCGGCAAGCTGGGAATTGAACCAGTAACAATTCTTGACCTTTATTCCTGTCATTGCGCTCGAACGCGGATTGAACTTCATGTTGACAGTTGAACCTAGCCAATTCGGGGACGGAGTCGGGGTTACATAAGGGTACCATGCACTTTGACCCGGTGCTCCATCTACATACATTTTTACGCTTGTCCCATTGACAGTCCAGACGATATGATGCCATGCTCCGAATGGAACAGATGCGTATATCCAATTACTGGGCTGCGGCTCAGGGACTGCGGCCCCATATGCTAACTGACCAGCGAGTTCTTGCTTTCTATCATATGAGATATATACACCATTTCCCGCAAATACGGTGAGCCAATCACTAAGAGATTGGGTCGTCGGAGAATAGACCCACATGGAAATAGAAAATGCAGGGGCCGATGTAAGTGTAATACTGGGTTGCGTATCAGGTAGTATTACAGAAGTACCGAGGTCCGTCTCGTTAGTCTTAAGGGTAGTCCCTGTCGCTATAAGGGCCTGAAGAGCCGTTGTGCTCGTGCTGGGCCCTCCGTCAGTGCTGGGCCCGCCGCTCGTGCTCGATGTCGATGAGCAGCTGTTCCCGAACCCTAGGGAACACGTCCATCCCTGGTACCATGAAATGCCGCATAACACGAGGCAGAAGACACATCCAAACATTAAAAGAATGATAATCATCGACGAGTCGCCTGCCATTACATTCGGCCAAGATTAAAACTTGACTTGCATGTATCGAGGGCTCGGTAAAATTCGGGATTCTCAAGGACGTGCGTCCTGATCATGGGCCATATGTTCGGTCGACCCGAAATGGTCTCGAGGGTCTCGAATGAGCATTCATCATTCTCGTCGTAGTTTCGGCGATACGGGACCCGGCTCGTCTCCATTTTATCCTTTTCGTTCGTAAATTGTCTCATGATTGACCCGTGATCAATTTCGTCCATGGGAAGATCAAAAATATAGACATGATAGGTGTTGTGGGCCGTGACCCCGTCTTCGACATCCCGGGGTTCGGGTGTGTCCGTGACAAATTTAAAATAGGAGTAGACCCCCTTCTTTAAATTTATAGTCCCTCGTGTTTCTTCTTCGAGTTCTCGAACCGCACATTGGATCGGATTGAAAACCTCGCGTCGGCGACACCCGCCCGTGACAAACGTCCATTCCTTGTATCGTCGGTCCCGGACGACCAAGAAATGTCTCACATCGTTAATCATACTGACTGGTATCGCTACTGCTTTGTGGCGTTCTCTGACTGCCATCTATCATTTCGGGGGTAAAAAATTTTTGGAGTTTTCCACGTTTGGGGTCGTAGGTTGCCAGGAACACGAGACATGCCAGTATCGCCCAGAATATCCAATGCATATCTACATTTGCCCGAGAAAATCTAGGACGCGTAAAGTATGCCACCGGTTCCGTTCTGGATCCGGAGCACATTGTAGTTGACGGCGTACAGGTAGGTCATGGGGTACTTGACCGGGCACGTGAGACCGAGCATGCCATTCACAAGGACCGGGGGGGTCACTATCCGGAACGTGTCGAGCCGGGAAAAGTTGAGCGTGCCGGTCGGCTGGAGCTTGGATGTGTCGAGGCAATACGAAATTATTGCCACGTTCGATGTCGTGCTATTGTGCATGTAGCCATATGGAGTATTGTAATACTGCGGCACATCGACCCAGTGCGGGAGGCCCCGGGACTCGCCGACATCGACGCCATTGATCTGGGTCTTGAACTGATAGTTCGAGGCGGTCAGGGAATTCGTGCCGTTGTTGTAGACCTGCATGTAATTTGCGGCCGGGAATGCTATGAATTTCACGGGCTGGGCTAGGGCGAGCTCCTGGGTCGGGGCGCTGCCTATGACGGCCCGCTGGACCTGGGTAATCAGGAGATCGTGGGTCGACTTGGCGAACCAGTCCCGCTCCATCTGGTCCAGGTACACAAAGTTGGACCAGCACTGGAACTGGAGCGTAGAGTACTGGGGGTTGGAATATGTGCTCGCGCTGTTGAAGAATGCGATAGTCAGGCCGGCCGGGACCGGGCCGGGAGTCTGGGAAGGGTACGTGACCACGACATTCGAGAGGTACACGTTCGAGACGTAGACCGGCCCAGTGAAAGGCAGGCCCGCCACAAACTGTCCGACCGTTATGGCCCCGCCGACCTGAGAGACTTGCTGACCGAGGACCAGGGGCGTGGACGTGGACCCGGCCGACCCGGCAGGAATCGCCGGGAAAACCTGGGCCGAGACGACCGGCTGGTACAGGCTCGCATTCACGCCGCCCGTGAAGAGGCTCGCTATATTGGTCGCGGCCGAGTTGGCGAAAGCGATATTAACATTCGAGGTGACCGTACCTTGCGCAATATTAGAGAATGACTGGATAACGGCCGCATTCGTCTGGATGTTCGATGTCGGGGCCACGATCATCATACCCGGAAACGCGGGCCCATCATAGGAGGTTACGTAGGCATTGGCCGTGTTCGAAGATGTGTTGACCTCGGTGAAAATGTTCGCGGTCGCGGCCGGAAGGGCCGGAAGGGACGGGGCCGTGGTCGCCGTGCCCGTGTTGACGTTGATGGCCGTGTTCAGGTAGGTTGACCAGGTGATCCGGACCTCGACATCGTGATACTGGAGGGCGATCAGGGGCAGGCACACGGACCAGTCCTTGCAGAAGAAAAACTTGAGCGGCAAAAAGGTAGCCTTCTGGTTATTCACGGTCGTCGAGTTGAGATTGAGGGACCGTTGGCTGAAGACCTGGGCGCCCACGACCGGCTCTATGTCGGTCATGTACTCAATGTCATGCGTGTCGACAACCTGGCCGCCGATCATGAGCTCGAACTTGTCAAAGACCTGGGTCCAGTCCAGGTTCGTAATCACGGCCCCGTTCGTGTCGGTCGCGGTAAAGTACACATAGCTCAGGAGATCACCCTTCTTCTCGAAACGAATAGTAGATATGCCACCAGGGGCCGGGGCGCCCTGAATAATCTGGCGCTCGACCGAGTTGGCGTAGTGGGTGTATTTGCGATAATTGGAACGGTAAAATGAAATTTCGGGCTTGCCAGTCAGCCAGGCATCCTGATCGCCCGTCGCGACGAGTTTCACGACACCTCCGCTCATTTACCATTGAACTTATATTTTTTTTACTAGACCATCGCGAGTGGCGGCAATGCGATCGGGTTCCCCTCGAGAGCCTGGATGGCCACGTCCAGGGAGTGGGGTGTGGCATACGGATTTTCATGGGACTTGCGCTCGTTGAATTTATAGAATCGTGCGTCGACATATTGCTGGACACGTCCGCCTGTGGTCCCGTTGACTGGCCCGACTGGGAAGGGGGTCGTCTCGGCCCGAAGTTCCGTCATGAGCCCCACGACATTGATCGGGTCATTCCGGACATTCATTCGGCCACCGTTACCGGGCCGATCCTCCTTCGACCGGAATCCGCTCGAACGTGTCATTTCCTTGTTCGTATATGCCTCTTCGCCACCCTCCGCGTACGGCTGGTAAACATTGTACTGACCCGGACCGTCGCTCAGGGTATCCTTGCGCTGACCGGTCTGCTGACGTATCGTCGAACGGGCCGTCTTGGAAAATTCGGGACGTTTCTCGGGCTTGGTAATGGCACCACCCTGTCCCTCGGCCCGGCTCGGCACGGGAGGTTGATAGATTGTCTTCGTATCCTTGGCTTCGTGACTGACGACCCCGAGAGGAACAGGGCCACCGTTCGGGACGAAGAATGCGGGTGGGCCATCACGCCCCTCGAGGGTCGTGAGCTTCTCCTCGTTGATATTTGTCGGGAGGGCCCGGAAAAATTGATGGAAACCTCCGGCCGCCGCCACATTCGCCCCGTAGCCGAGACCCGGGCCGACATTCATGCGTTCAATGGGCTGGAGATTGTTGAGCTTATTCGTAATGTACTCGCGTTCATACAAATTGTAGACGGGCTGACCGTGGGGATAGACCCGGCTATCCATCTTCATATCTTGGAGCGAAGGAACCGCCTCTTTGGGCTGGAGCCGCCAGTCGCCCACGCGACGACCGAGGTCCGGATTTGTGTTCCGGAGATCGAATGCATCCTTGGCATGATCTCGGGCGTTCGACCTGAGATCGAGTTCGCGCCGAGTAATTGATCGAGTGGTTGCAGGAGGACATGACTCTGTGTACTTGACGATCGAATCATCACTTTCACTGAGTTTTTTACCCGCAAACACAAGACCGACGATGGCTGCAATAGCCAGTGGGTCCATATACTATATCTAATTATTTCTTTTGGAAGTAGCGCTGGTTGAACCGATTGTTCTGGTCGTCCGCGAACGTGCTGCGAGGATCCCATCGCATCCACTGGATCGGCACCTGGGCCGGGTCACAGTAGCAGTTCGGGAAGTCGTAGGGTCGCTCGGTCATGTTTTTGCGCCAGGATGTGGTCGGCTCGGGAACGAGCTCGCTGATGACATTTCCAATGTCCTCGAGAGTGATTTGGGCCGGGCCCTGAAAGACGCCATTCTCGAGAACCAGTCCGCTCGTCGTGAGCGTCGGTGCCATTAGTATAGGCCCCGAAAATTACTTACCGGACCCACCCTGACCGCCCCGCATTTGTGTCACCTCCGGGAAGTGGAAATTGAAATTGTCCGGATCGCATGCGGCCCCACCCTGGTCTTTACACATCGGGCTAAACTTCTTTCCGAATGAGGCCTCGGCGAATCCGGTCTGGTCGCCTGGGATCGTGCTGACGGGCATGGTGTAGAAATTGCGCTCAGCGTCCCGAGTCCGTTCGAATGGATGAATTTGGCTCCAGGTCTGCTGGACTTCTGTTCGCACGCTGGGGTACCACGCGGCCGATGGACGGTCCGGGTTATCTGTGTAGTCGCTGAGCAGGACGTTCCCCATGGAGTTTTCTAGCGTCGGCATGGTGACGTTCGACTGGGAGATGTTGGGTGGGGACATTGTCCCGTCGATAATCATTTTATTTTTTTGAAGATATAACAGGACACCAAGCACAAGGATTCCTAGAGCGACGACGCGGATATCCTTCTGGATCACATACACTATGCACGTCGAGTAGATGATGAAACGGGCCGTGGCGAGCGTACGCTCTTTTCCGGTCTGTTTCGAGCTCGGCCAAAATTTAAGGAGATCATCGGCCCTGAATAGTTCCTTGATATCCATCCTATACTCTAGCGAGATTTTTTGTTCGACTTTTTCTTCGTCTTGGGAGGCTGGGGGAGCAGGTTGGCCAAGGGGCCCTTTCCTGACATCATCGTGCTGAGCATGCTGTTGACCCCGGCCATCATGTCGATGTCGTCGCCCATCTTCATATTCTTGGCGCAGCTCTCGGCGACGGCCTCAATCTGGGACAGGGCATCCGGGGGGAACATGTTGAGCGTCATGGCGATCATGTAGAGCGAAGAGAGCCACTGCCAAATTGCCGTCTTATTCTGCTCGGTGCACGTCTCCTCGTGCCAGTGCTTGTGCAGAAAGAGCTTCTTTGCAAATTCATTCTCCTCGCAAAAAAAGCTTGGGTCCTTCGCCATGAGCTTCTGGGCAAATGGCCCGACATCCTTCATAAACTCCTTGTAGTCGGGCGGGGTCGCCTTGGCCACGTGGATCGCTAGGTCGTCGAACCATACCGAGAGGATGTCCTCGATGAACTGGGCGTACATGTCATTAAATGCTTTTACGGTCGTCATTCTGTTCTAACAAGATGTATATTCCTTAACTAAAAAGGTTCGGTCATCCGGGCCTCGTGCGTCCCATGTGTCTGGCTCATCAGAAAGTAGACGAGGAGCGCGACCAGAAATGCCGGTTTGAAATATTCTGAATTCTTGATGGTCTGACCCCCGTTCATCTTATTCTTGACATACACATAGCCGACCGTGATCGCAGCCGCGGCCGCAGCGGCATTCATAGGTTCCCGAAGGAACTGATCCATTGATACTAGCCAATCTTATTTATACGACCGGGTGTCCCGCGCGGAGCCCCTTGGGGTGCATCGTCGAACAGGTTTTCTTCTTCGGGGGCCGGGGTGCTGCCTGGGACGTTTGGCGGGGTCAGTGTATTGTTCACGGTCACGGTCGTGTCGACCCCCTCGGGCGTCTTGCCAAATTCCATGCCCGGTATATTCTCGGGAACCGGGGGGACATCCTCGGCCAGTTCATCGCCGGTCGGCTCACCCTCTTCTTCGTCCTCGTGATCGAGGTCCAGGTCGCCCGACGTTGGAAGCGGGAGGTATGTGTTCAGGATCTCGGCCGTCGGAACGAGCTCCTCGATGACACATGCAATTTCCTCGGCGAACCGACGGAAAAGCTCCTTCTTCCGGAATTCGTCCGTACTGTTCTCGGTAATTATGACTGGATCTTCGTACAAATTGCGGGCACAGCTTTCGTAGCACCGCTGGACGAAGACGTCATTGGCCGGGAGCTTGATGCAAATCTTTTTCGTCTTTTTATCGGTCCGGATAGAACTCAGGATTTTGACCTGGATGACAAAGACGGCCGCCAGGAGGCTCGGGAACAGGGAATTTGTCTTGATTATTGCGTCGGTATTCTTGTTCGATATCGATGAATTCCAGGTCTTGACATCTCGGAGGAGTTCTTGGAAAACCCTGGTCATATTCTTGCCCTGGGACACCTTCTTGGCCTCGAGCCAAATTTCCCAAAATGCCTCAATCATGACCGGGATCATCGCCTGGCACAACTTTTTCGTGAATCGTCTCTCGGATTCGTTCAGGAGATCCATTGTACTATTATTTCCCTTTTTTTTGTACCCGAATTTTCCCGGCCGCTTTGTGTAAATTGACGAGACTCGGGAAGAAGACATCCGGGGTCTCAATCTCGGGCTCATTCTGAATATCGGGCGGTCTGTGCCACTCGACCTTGATGTCCAGTGGTCCGACCAGATTGACCGTGTAGCCCAGGCGTTCGAGTTGGCGACACATGTACATTACGGCCCGGGCGATATCATATGTCGGAAACCCGACCATGAATGGTGGTACGGTCAGGATGGCGCTCCGCTGGCCGAGATCGGACGATGTTCGGATTTTTCGAGAAAAAAGTTCGAGCATCGCCTTGTACGTTTCTTTTTTGACATCACTCCGCTTCTTTTCTCGGTCAACAATTTCCCGGGCGTGCATTCCTAAATTAGAAATTCATCTTTTCCATGTCGGTCGAAGCGCGAGTCATCACGTCCTGTGGGGATAGGCTATTCTGAAATGACGAAGAGAATGAACTCGCGAGCTGGATCGGAAACGTATTGCTTCTGGAAGCGGTCAGGGCCGTTTTGAGCTGGCTCTTGAGCGACGCATCGACTACATCAAACGACTGATACGTATCGGGCTGATATGCGCTCGTGTAGGAGACCGGGTCCGATGTCGTCGCGCTCTCCGTGATGGTCACGGCCCCAGAGTCGTCTATGGCCGCATTGATGTCAAATTGCTGACCGAAAAAGTGACGCGTGTTCATGAACATGAGCCGGGCCTTGTACGTGCCATTCCCGGTCGACGTGAAAAAGAGCGTCTCGAGTGGGACCATATCCTCTTGGGTCGTCTGGAACTTTTCTATCACGGCCTGAATAACCTCGAGCGGAACGGCCGTTCCATCATAGACCGGACCGGCCGGGGCTGTCGCCGACGTGGATGCGGGCCCCCGTGATTTTCCAGAATTTATTACGAAAAAGAGAATCAACCCGAGGAGGATGAGCATTAGTATCTCCTCTTTCATTAGTACCTAGTGCGAAAATATTTCGAGCGAAAAAGGTTAGATCAGATTAATGGCACTGCTTGTATTCTCGGACAAGTGTCAATTTTCACGCGAAATTATAAATTATATACGATCCCAGCCGGCCCTGATCAACATCGTCCGGTTCCATAATGTCGCGACCCATGGCGTTCCGTCCAAACAGATTACCCGAACACCGACCCTGGTCACGAACGAGGGAAACTTGCATGTCGGCCGGGACGTCAAGACGTGGCTCGAGTCCATGGTTCCGGCCGAGTTTGTGTCATGGGACACCACGCTCGACTTTTGTTCGAACCTCGACGGGTCCGAGTGTCACAACGACATGTTCGACCTGGACCGCTACGGCGAGTCTCTCCAGCCCGAGCTAACCCCCGAACTCGAACTCAGGATATCGAGATCGGTCAACGATGCCATGGCCGAGGCGAAACAACGGACGAGTTAAAGATGTCATGGGTATTCAGGGCAATGAGGCTAAAGACCATACAGGCATCGGCCATGAAGGCTGTCTTTGAGGTCCTGAAGGATATTATAAATGATGTGAACGTCTATTTCACACATGAGGGGGTTAAAATTCTGACACTCGACACGGCCCGTGTGACACTCGTCCAGATGAATCTCCCGGCCGAGAATTTTGAAGAGTACGAATGCAAAGAGGATGTCATCGCGGGCCTGAACATGGCCAATGTCCACAAACTTCTCAAGTCGGTCACATCATCCGACACGTTGACTATGAGCGCTGAGGGTCGTGAGGTTATGGAGATTACGATCGATAACCCGGACAAGAATTCCGTCACCAATTTTAGGCTCAAACTCTTGGATATTAACGAGGACATGCTCGAGTTTCCGGATATTCACATGAATGTCGTGACGACCATGCCCAGCATAGATTTTCAGAGGTTCGTGCGGGACATGTCGAATCTAGGACCCGAGATGCGCATCTGGCGCGATGGGCACGCGCTCGAGCTCAGCTGTCAGGGTGATTTTGCGGACCAGAAGACGGTCATCATGTACCCGGACGCCCCGAGATGCGACCGGACCGGCGGGGCATTCAGTCTCAAGTACATTGGCCTCTACACCAAAGCGACCAACATGTGCTCGAGCATCCAGATTATGCAGGACTCGGCTCACCCCGACATGCCAATAATTTTCAGGTATACAATTGCAAATTTGGGAGAATTGAAATTCTTTTTAGCACCGAATATCACTGAATAAAGTTTTTAAGTCATGAGAATTCATGGAAGCCAGGTACGAGGCAAAAATGCAAGAGTGTAAAACTCAGGATGAAATGGCCGAATATCTTCTCTCATGTTTTTCCATTATTAAAGAATATACGGACGAGGCCGAAGGGACCGAGACGTCTCACCGAGCCCTCGGCATCGAGGTCAAGGTCCGCAAGGGGACCCAACGCAAAGCAATTTACAAAAAGTACATGAACGAAATCGAGGGCCACTACGAGACTGAAGATTATGCGGGTATCCAGAGGTACAATAGGCCCTGTCTAGGATGTGGCCAAATGTTTACCAAAATTGTGGACGATGTCGAGGCGGACGAGATTTGCATGGCGTGCGGCCGGGCCGAGCGGTTCCAGGAGGATGAGCTCGGTTTCAAAGAGGAACAAGAGACTGAGAAACACATTATTTATTCGTACAAGCGTGAGAATCATTTCAATGAATGGATCAGTCAATTTCAGGCCAAGGAATCGACGAGCGTCCCGGAGGATCTCCTCGAACAGCTCAGGTGCGAATTCAAGAAACAGAAGATTAAAGACCTCGACGAGATTACCCATGAAAAGGTCCGGGGTCTCCTCAAAAAACTCGACAAGAACAAGTACTACGAACATGCCCCGTACATTGCGACCATGCTGAGCGGGATCCAGCCGCCGACAATGCCACAGGAGCTCGAGGATAAGCTTCGACTCATGTTTCACAAGATTCAGGCCCCGTTCGAGAAACACAAGCCGACGAACCGAAAGAACTTTCTGAGTTATAGTTATGTTCTTTATAAACTCTGTGAGCTTCTCGGAGAGGACCGCTACTTGCCGTGCTTCCCACTCCTGAAATCAAAGGAGAAGTTGTACATACAAGATCAGATATGGAAAGGTATTTGCGGGGAACTTTCTTGGGAATGTATAAAAACCCAATAATTTAAAATCTTAGGTTTTGATATACTACTACCTAACAATCAATCCGGTCCAGAGGGGGCTTTGGTCGGCGAAACTCCTCAATGTCTGGAGTTTCAGATACCCGATCCGGAAAATTGATGAGATACGCGTGATCGAGGCCTAAGAGGTCCATATAATTACGGGTCTGAATTCGGTACGATTCATTAATCTTACTTACCGACTTGAGCTCTATGACCGTCCGGCGATCGACAATGAGGTCCGCCCGAACGTGTCCTACATTCTGATCGAGGTAATAGACCGGCACGATGCGTTCGGTCTCGTACGAGAGACCATGGGCCCGAAGACCGACTTCGAACGCATTGTGATATACTGACTCGGAGTACCCGGGTCCGAGTGACTTCCAGACACTGTGAGCGACCTGTCGGATGCTCATTTTATATATAATGGATCGAAATTTTTAAGTCATTTCCGTGCCACGATAGTGGAGATCAGTGGAATCTCAACCAAAACACAAATGTCTTTCTGGAACGGCCCGATCACCCGTGCTCAGTTCAACCGCCTGCGCCAGGAGGTCTCGGACAACCGGTCCGAGACCAACATGTCATTCGCTCGCGTGAGCGATGACATGTCGACCGCCTTTGCGCGGATCGACAGCCTGGAGCGGCAGAACGCCCGACTCATTGAACGCCTCAGTGAGCTCGAGGGGCCGCGCCCGCAGACTGCAGCGGTTCGCCGTCCTCCCACCTGTGCCATCTGTGGCAAAACAGGACATTATAGTAACAACTCCAAGTTTCATCCCCTTCTTATCCCGGTAGTCCGCGCGACCGGGCCGGTCACCCCACCGACGCCCGTTATTATGTAATGTAATTCACTTTTTTCCAAAGAAAAATTCATCATTCTCTTTTGTCCACTGATTCAAGTTAGGTCGAGCGACAGGTGATTTACGCGCCCGAGCACTGCCCGGTCGGGCGACAGTTCGTCGAGGTCCTCTATTTATATTACGCACCCGAGCAATGAATCTATTCAATGCAGTCCCAGAATTTACAGCAATATTAGATGGAGCTGTTTTGTATCCCGCTCGTAAACTATTCGAATTTATACTTCCTTTTCGTATTCCATTGACTATGAGTCTGATTGTATTATTATTCATGTTGTTTGTAAAAAAATTACTTCTGTACTTGCGTAGATGCGCAGCGTTCAATTGAGTTGGGGCGGCCCGTAGAGTGTTTATCAGGTTTGTATATTTTGAAAGTTTATTTACATTATTTTTGTTATTTACCCGCGGGCGTTTTACATTCAAACTAGTATTATTTAGAATACGTTTTTTGGATGCTAGTCTCGCTGCATACTTTTCACCCTCTTGTATGTTTTTTACTAATTGTGTCACTCGGGGCAAGTTGTATGTCTGGGGCTGCCCAAAGCGTCCCGCCAATCGAAACCTATTCAACATATTGTTTTCAGGGACATCCGGATCGCCCCGACACGCAAAAAAGAATAATATACTGTTCGGTAATATATGCGCAGCAACGTTTGCCAACTCTTCGGCCGTGCTCACTTTTTGTTGAATCGCCGTTATATATTTATGTGTTTTAGGATGGGCCCCAGATTCTAGACCGGTCCACCCACAATATTTGTTATAAAACGCGCCCCAGACGGTCGTGGGTTCCCTATCGAACATTTCAATGTACAAATTAGGGCATACCATTTCCGGTGTATATATATGCTTTTTCCAGTCCCAATTCATTTCAGTGACAATGTCTGGAATCTCGGATATGGGTAATATGCCCCGAACAAATTGTGATAATTTATTTGCATTCCTGAATAAATTCGTGAGTTTTTTGTCTAACCGACGAAGAGGTATGTAGTATCCTGGAGCCGATAAAAACACTATAGTGACACCACCCGGGACCTTAAAAGGAGCACCCGTGTTTCGTATGAGAGAACCGTGTCCTATAGCAATTGAAAACTTTGTCTTTTTTCGTGCATTTTCTAGACGAGTGGTCATTATATATGATCTACATTTTAAGTGGGGTCTTGAATCGGGATGCGTACCTGACGCGGACCCACATGGCGTCCTGTTTGTAGATGCGATGGGCCCGGGGTGCCATCCGCTTGGTCAGCGTGCTGATGGCCATGAGCCGACGGAACACGGCCCGGGGCTCCTCCTTGCCCTTGTTTATGGCGAGCATGAGCGCTTTGTGACGGTTTGTCATGGCCTCGACTGGGTGGTACCCAAACTTGGTCAACATACCATGCTTGAGCGGGCCGATCAGGCTCTTGGGCCGGCCGATCGTCCCGACATCGTATGCGGGCTGACCCTTGACGCGGACCGTACGGGCCTTGCGAACATATGAATATCCTGGCCGGGCGCTGGTCCCTCTGACCGAGATGCGCTTCGCGGTCAACTTGCGTGTGTGAGCCTTCCGGAGGTCTGCGTGCATTTTCATTCATTGAGAAAATTCTTGACCGTACCCACTGGTGAACATCCGAATCTTGCTCTCGCTCGACGCACCGAAATCAAAGACATCATCTCGGATCTCGAGATGATGTGTCGGGACTGGATAGTCGTACCTGAGTTTCATGGTCGCATACAGGAGACTCAACGCGTACGCTTTAATGTCCTTTACGTCCGGATCCCACCCATTCATTCCGAGGCGCATCGCGAGGACGCCATCCCGGCCTATGAACGCACCCGAAGGTGTCGTCTCCATGGATCCACCGTCAATGTAATTCATGTCATCGTCGAGTGTAATGCTCGAAAAAAGAAATGGGATCGCGATCGACGCGCAGACCGCATCGATCACGCTCGTGCCCGGGGTCGCATCCGGGCCAAAGTACTTTGTCCGCTCGAGCTGTACACAGTAGGCCGTGACGTGTAATTTTATGCCCGAAAATTTGTACAATTCCAAGAATGTCATGTCGGCCTGTCCGTATTCACTCATGCACGCCTCTGAAAGAATTTTACGAATATTCCTGAAAGAAATCAATCCAAATTTCCTGAAAAGAATTTTTAAATTAATTTTCATGATATCCCGTACAGGAATTTTCATGGAATAATCCAGAATTTTCTGGACATCCCCCTTCATGAGACAATACATGAACCCGAGGAGGGCCCCGGCCGATGCGCCAGCAATTTCCTCGAGTTCATTGAGCCGACCCGAGTCGACCAGTTTCGATACGGCTCCGAGATACAGGTAATATCCCATGGCCCCTGGTCCTATGGCTAGGTATTTGACCATTCCTAATAATATTCCGGAAATATTCCACGTACGAACGCGAAAATTATAGCAAAGAGCAGGGCGTGCGTCATCACGGCCGTGGGTCCTCCGTGAGGTGGGACCGAGAAGAAAACTTCGGGTGTCATGACTATAAACAGTATCGTCGGGACGATCATGTCAGCCTTGGTCAATGTCACACGGGCGACATATTTACAAATTAAAAAATAAAAAATTGAAAATATGAGGCCATGGAACACGGCCTGGACGGGGAGCTTAGCGTCGCGCGGGAACGCCACGAGAAGCCCTGGATTCAAGAGCCCAAAGAGGATCGAAGGTATGAGAACCTTGGGGCCGGTCACGTCAAACATTACAATGACGATCTATATTTTGTCTGGTCCATGCGAAGAAATGACATTCATCGACCCGCTCCGAAATAATTCGGAATCGAGAGATCACGTCCCATAGTTCCTGTTCGGTTCGAGTCGGCCCATCGACGGGATATCCGCTCGGATACATTACAAATTCGACAAATGCTGGGTAATTTGCCCGAGTTTTAATATATCTCGTTTCGAGATACTCGCGAATCCGGCCCCATGCCTCGAGGAGTTCCTCAGAGTACCAATCCTGCCAGTCTTCTGGGTGGAGAGGCTCGGGCCCCTGATCCGAGTCGTCCGAGTCGTAGGCCAGTTCATAAATGTAGGCATCGCGCGAATACTCGTCGTTGATACCCATGATTCTTGTCATACAAAGGTTCTAGACCTTTAGACCAGTCACCGTCACGCCATTCGTCTCTTTCACGGGTGCGGCATCGAGGATCGCGTTGAATGCACCCTCGACCTGGGCATCATTTCCACCGAAGAATGAGCGAAGACCGGCCTTGATGACATCCTTGGTCAGGGCCCCCTTCTTCTTTGTCTTTTTGAAATTTACCTTTATTTTATCGTGAACCTTTACGGTATCTATTTCGTTTCGGGCCATGTGTTCAGTCACAAACTTGCGAAGCTCCTTCTCGCGCTGATTCAGCACTGTAAGATCTTTGCGAGCCGCGGCGAGTTGGGCCTTGAGAGCGATCCACTCGGTCGTCGTCGTCTTAAAGTCCATTTCTATTATTTATGCTTAAAAAAACAAGGATTTTACTCACTGATAATCGTTCATTATATCGAACTGGGGGCGCATGATGTCGGGAGGTATCGTGCTGAGGTTGAAGATGCTGACCGGGTCACGCGGGTTCAGTGGCTCGGAACGGTACTGACGATTCGCATTCCGGAGGACACCCCCGAGCGTCTCGGGATACCCAATCTGGCTCCTGGGGTCCAGGTAATTCTGGCCGGACAGGATAGCACTCGGGTCGTACTGGCCAAAGTCATCCGTGCCGACAACCTCACGAGGAATCAGGGCCGCGGATGAAATGCCCTCCATATCGCTCGCTGGGGAACCCTGGGACGATGAAAACTGTGCGGCCGCTGGCCCGACCTGGGGCGCCATGACTGCGTTTGTGCTATTAATCTGCTGGACACCCGATACCATCATGGGCTTCGGGGCCGATGCCGAAAATCCGCTGCGCATTCCGGGCATGACCAGGAATATAAAAAAGAGTGCCGCCAGGATCAGGATCGCCAGACGCTTTTTTTCCATCTTATATCATGGTACCGATAATTTTTTTGGGCCTACTCAAAGTCAATGTAGTCTGAGGGGTCATCGACCTCCTGCTCCTCGACTGGATCATCGGTAAAAAGGTATGAAGGTGCGGACTTCGGCGCGGCCCTGGTACGGACCTGGACGATGCGCCAGATCGGACCGAATGACTTTTTCAGAAACCAAAGACCCGACAGCTCGAGGACGACATCACACGTCGTCCCGGAGGTGACCGCCTGGAGTTCGATAGGGTTCTTTTGTGAATCAAAAACGGTCGTCCGGACATCACCCCGGACTGTCACGAGCGACGCCTCGAGCACGTCATCAGACACGCTCTCCTGATAGGCCGCGGAAATTACTTCGCTCGTCAGCTCCTTCCTGAACCATTCCACGGTCGACTCCTTGGCTTTGCTGATGATCTCGGCGTCGATACCCGTGAAAAGAGACGAATCCTTCACCTTGAAGTTTACAGTCTTGGTCGCGAGCGAGTCCTGGAGCACGAGGCCGTTCACCTGGTGCCGAACAGGGCCAACCTTGAGAAAATAACGGCCATTCGGCAGCTTCTGGGGAGTTCCGTATTCCATGGTACCCTAATAAATATTGTATTCTTTATATTAGAATGACGTCGTGCCGGGGTGAATATGTCTCGAAAAATTGCGAATGTCTACCGGACCCCATGGATCCGTACAGCGTCGTCTGTGGGTATGTCAACATCCAGAACGGCCTGGTCTACCCGTGCGATCCTGGATGCTGCGGCGGAAAATGCAACCAGACCGTCTCGGGAGTACGATTCAGGATTGATCCGTCACGTTATTCTGATAATTTACCGGGTGGTTTCAATAATTTGCCACTGGCCGACACTCCACCTCCACCGCCACCGCCACCAGAGCGCCCACCGATTCCCATCTGGAAAATTCTCGTACTTCCGGTAATAATGTTAATTTCATTAATTCTGGCTTTTTTCATGGCTTAAAGGGAACCGTCTCGAGACCATTAGAAATGGACCAGCTTTCGATTGATGCTCTGCTCAAGGAGATTAAGGCTCTGCGCAAGGATATGCGCAAGATTCGTCAGCACATTGAGGATCCGGCCGGTGAGAAGGCCAAGGCCCGTGCGGCCAACAACGGGTTCAATAAGCCCATGAACGTTACACCCGAGCTCCGGGCCTTCCTGAAGCTCGCCGATGACGAGCAAATCTCACGGTCTCAGGTGACCCGTCGCATCAACGCCTACGTCGAGGAGCTCGGTCTCAAGAATGGTCAGAAGATTAACCTGAACACGGTTCTCCAGGAGCTCCTGAAGGTTCCTGAGGGAATCCAGGTCACCTTTCTGAATATCCAGAAGTACATCAACCCTCACTACATCAAGGAGCCGGCCGCCCCCAAGGCTCCAAAGGAGGTTCCCGTGGAAGCAGCACCCCCAAAGGAGAAGAAGCTGCGCCCGAAGGTTGTCAAGGCTTAAACGTTTGGGTCGTAGCTCTGTCACAATGGATCCGATCCCTGAAATTTCACGAGACTTTTTGAACACCCTCGTAGGTACTAAAATTAAAAACACAAAAACGTATCAGCGCGCTTTCACCCACAAAAGCGCTCTGAAGCGTTACGCCGGCCTCGATGGCTCGTATGAAACCCTTGAATTCATGGGCGACTCGGTCCTTGGATTTATCGTCACGAAACATCTCTTTGACCTGCACGAAAAGGAACAGGAGGGTTTTCTCACCAAGGCCCGGACGAAAATGGTCCGTGGCAAGACGCTCTGTGAAATCTCGAAAGTTCTCGGGCTCGATAAGCTGATCCTGATGGATGAAAAGGGGGAGCGCAATGGATGGAACACGAATGAGCACATTATGGAGGATGTGTTCGAGGCACTGATAGGTGCGATATATATCGACCTGGGAATGGTCCACGCCAAGAACTTTATTCTCGAGAGTTTCAAAAAGGTCAAGACGAGCCTGGTCGACGACAACTACAAAGATCAGCTGATGCGGTGGTGTCAGGCTCTCAAGTACCCACTCCCGGATTATATACTGACCGAGACGATCAACGGAATGTTTTGCATCTCGGTCTCGGTCAATGAACAGGCCGAAGGATTTGGGTACGGGACGACCAAGAAGCAGGCTGAGCAAAACGCGGCCGAAATTGTACTTAAGACGGATCCTCGTTTCAAGGGAAAGAATGTCCCAGCTCCTGGAACGAGTAAAGCAACTCAAGGAGGCGACCTACGCCGATCAGAGGTCGGAGGAATGGCTCAGACTCCGTGAAAATATGATTACCGCGAGTGACGTCGCGTCGGCCATAGGTGAGAATCACTACGAGAGTCCCGATGCATTCGTTCGTAAAAAGGTTCTTCGAACCCAGTGGGCCGGAAACGCCGCCACGGCCCATGGGACACTCCTCGAACCCATTGTCCGCGACATGTACGATCAGAGGTTCGGAAAGCATACGACCGAGATCGGACTCGTGCAACATCCAAAATATCCGTTTATCGGTGGGTCGGCCGATGGGATAACGGATGACGGGATATTGCTCGAGATTAAATGCCCACTGACCCGTAAAATTGAAAACAAGGTCCCTAAATATTACATGCCCCAGATCCAGCTCCTGCTCGAAATTCTAGACTTTGAGGTCTGTGATTTTGTTCAGTATCGTCCCGAACCCGAACAATTTGTGGTGACTCGGGTCACTCGAGACCATGAATGGTTCGGCCGAAACCTGCCCAAAATGCAGGCCGCATGGGAGCGTATACTTCGCGGGCGAGCCCATGGGCTCTGTGAAATTCGCGAGGACACTCCGTACTTTAAGAAAAGTGTCGTCTGTGAAGTAAGGAGAGATGTGCCGCCACAAATCAAAGATTCTCGGGTGTAAGGAATGTGCGCAGATGTTTTGCGTCAATTGTATTCAACTCGAGAAACATTCATGCCCGGGATTAACAGCACGAATTTTAAATGAAAAAGATAAACTCCAAAAAAACCTAGTCAAGGTTGTGGCGGCCAAGGTCGCTCCTATCTGATCATGTACACGACTATGACCGCGAGCAAAAGTATAATAAGCATGTCCTGAGATTTGTTTACATGACCAGTCCATGGCATGGAACACCCCGATTTCGGAGAATCAGTCTTCTTTATTTTGGTCAGGCCCGGTCGATACCAGGTCGCTTCGAGCGTCTCGGGATATTCAAATTTCCGGGCCGGAAATCCAAGAAAGGGGGCGGGGCTCGGGGCTGCCTCGTTGACCATGAGTGGTCCGGACCGATTGATATGGTCTGGGGTAAAGTGTGTCAGATCACTGTTCGGGTCATTCAGGGCCATGGGGGTCTCGTCGCGCTCGACAATGTAGGTCCCATCCGGGCCGTCATAAAAACCACCGTTCGACGGCGTTCCGAACGTGTTCGTGGCCGTAAAAGGATTGATGCGATCTATATGAGCGCAGTCGCTCATCATAGCGGCCGTTGCCATTAATAAACTCGTACATTTTTTTCGACTGGGTAATTTTTGTTCTGAACCTTTGTTCGGTGGAGTTCCCACATTTGGTCCAGGTCAATATTCAGCATCGATGCGAGCTGAAAAAGATAACTAAATACATCGCCCATTTCCATGACGACATCTATGCCCCGATCTTTTTTTAAATTTGTCTTGCGGTACAGGTGCTGATTCTGTCGGATCGCGCTCGCGAGCTCACCATTCTCTTCGGTATACAACATCCAGACAGTACTTATAGGGGCCTTGTCCCAGCCCTTGCGTTTACATAATTCGGCCGTCTCGTCGCGATACTTGTTCATCTTATAATGATGGAGTTCCTATACCTTAAGCTATCTTCGCAATGCTCGCGATCTGTTTTTGATATTTGATGACGAAAACCAATACTACGAGCAGAATGGCAATGTCAATAAACTGGACCCAATTTTTTACATTCTTTTCATCTGACATTTTTGCACGGATCCATGGTTCGATCACGATCGAGCCCAAAAGTTTAACGACCCGTTCAAGAATGAAAAATATTATAAAACCAATCAGAATATCATCGAGCGAGCGCATTAATTCTTAGCGAGGATTAATTCCGTACCGGTCATTGATCGGGAGCTTGTTCCCGTAGGTGCTCGTGTTCGCCGGGATCGACATCGGGATCGGGTTCGTCGAAATGTCCTGGAGGTATACAATCTGCTGGAGGACGCCCGTGAGGACAAACTGACTCGCCTCGTCAATCACCTTGGAATTCATGGTCCCGACATTATTCTTCACATTGTCATACTCATTCCCGGCCATGTTCACGTAGACCTTGCGCATGAGCCCCTGGATGTCGGCATCGTTTTGGCGATCGATCACGTAGCCCGTCTCATCCTTGATTTTTGAAATTAAATTATCGTGAATTGTTTCACGATTAAAGTCCGAAAAGAATGCATTTGAGAGGGGGGTCGGGAGGAACCGCGTCGACATTGTAATGTCCTGATAAAAAAAAGAGGGGCCTAGTACTCAAATGAAAGTCTTCAAGCGTAATGGAAATCCAGAGGAGATGCTCTTCGACAAGGTGACCCGACGAATCCAAAATCTCACCGAACTGAGCGGCGTGTCTGCGGCCCGGGTCGCTCAGAAGGTTTTTTCATCAATGTACGATGGGATATCCACGGCCGAGATCGATACCCTGAGCGCCGAGGTTGCGATCGGCATGATCACTGAGGATCCTAATTATGAAAACCTGGCCATGCGAATTACAGTCTCGAACCTCCAGAAGAATTGCCCAAAGACATTTAGCGATGCCATGGTCAAGTTGCACAAGAATGGCATCGTCTCTGATGCGTTCATGAAGGATGTCACGCTCGAGATGGACACCTGGATCGACCATTCCCGGGACTATTCGTTTGGATATTTCGGCATCAAAACCCTGCAAAAGGGGTACCTCAATGAGGGTGAGACGCCCCAGTACCTTTTCATGCGCGTCGCACTCGGAATTCACGGCCAGGATACGAAGCGGGTCCGTGAGACGTACGATCTCATGTCCCAGAAGTATTTCACGCATGCCACCCCGACCCTCTTCAACGCCGGGACAAAACGCCCGCAAATGTCGAGTTGCTTTCTGGTCGCCATGAAGGATGATTCCATCGAGGGAATCTACGAGACCCTCAAGGAGTGCGCGCACATCTCGAAATGGTCCGGGGGCATAGGCATCCACTGTTCGAACATTCGGGCCCGCGGGTCCAATATCAAGGGGACGAATGGAGTCGCAGACGGGATAGTCCCCATGCTCCGCGTATTCAACAACACGGCCCGGTACGTCAACCAGGGGGGTGGGAAGCGCAAGGGGTCATTTGCCATCTACCTCGAGCCATGGCACGCGGACGTGATGGAGTTTCTGGAACTTCGACTCAACCAGGGAGATGAAGAGGCCCGGTGTCATGATCTCTTCACGGCCCTCTGGATCCCGGACCTCTTCATGCGATCTGTCGAAAATGACCAAGACTGGCATCTCATGTGCCCGAGCGAGTGCCCGGGTCTTCAGGATGTCTACGGGCCCGATTTTGATGAACTGTACTCTAGGTATGTGCTCGAGGGTAAATTTGTTCGGGTCGTCAAGGCCCGGGACGTCTGGAACGCTATGCTCAAGTCGCAGGTCGAGACCGGAACACCATACGTGTCTTACAAGGATTCGGTAAATTTCAAATCGAATCAGAAGAATATTGGAACGATCAAGTCTTCTAATCTATGCACCGAAATCATGGAAGTCTCTGGTCCCGATGAGACGGCCGTGTGCAACCTGGCATCCCTGAGCCTCCCTGCGTTTGTACGCGATGGCTTTTTCGATTTCAGCAAGCTTCACGATGTGGTCCGAGTCGTGACCCGAAACCTGAATCGCGTCATTGACCGGAACTACTACCCGACCGAGCCGGCCCGCACGTCGAACCTCCGCCACCGACCCATAGGTATAGGCATCCAGGGTCTCGCGGACGTCTTCATGATGCTCGGGCTCGCATTTGACGAACCCAAGGCTCGTGAACTGAATCGAGATGTGTTCCAGGTTATATATTTCGCGGCCCTGACAGGGTCGTGCCAGTTGGCCAAGGAGGAGGGCCCCTACGAGACATTCAACGGGTCTCCGGCCGATAATGGTATCCTCCAGTTCGATATGTGGGGGCAGACATGTCACGGTTTTGATGAACTCAAGAATGAAATTCAGGCGTGGGGTCTCCGGAATTCGCTCTTGGTCGCGCCCATGCCGACCGCATCGACCGCACAGATTCTCGGGAACAACGAGGCGTTCGAGCCGTACACGACCAACATGTACCTGCGCCGGACACTCGCCGGTGAATTTGTCATGGTCAACAAGCACCTGGTCAAGGACCTTCAGGCACTCGGGAAATGGAATGCCAACACAAAGACTGACATTGTGCGCGCGGGTGGAAGCGTCCAGGCCCTCGACATTCCGGACCGACTCAAGGAAATCTACCGGACCGTATGGGAAATTCCCCAAAAGTCCCTGATCGACATGAGCGCGGACCGTGGACCGTTCATAGACCAGTCCCAGTCGCTCAACATCTTCATGGAGGATCCGAGTCTCGCAAAACTGAGCTCGATGCACCTGTATGGCTGGAAGAAGGGGCTCAAGACTGGAATGTACTACCTGAGAACGCGCCCAAAGGCCCGGCCGATCCAGGTGACAGTACCAGTCATGGCATGCTCGCGTGAAAATTCGAATTGTGAGATGTGTTCAGGTTAATTTCTTTGTCAATGGTACATATGCCAATGACTATGCGCCAAAAGCTCGCGGCGTGGTGGGACCGGAACAAGGCCAAGGCGCGTCAGGCCGAACGCGCTTACAAGGCCGAACAGAATATGAAATTGAAGAGCGGTAATTGGCAAAAGAATCGTCGCGGAAAATTAGAACCCATGTGGTCCATAGCCAATTAAAATAGACAATGTAATTAATGCCGACCGGTATTTCGAAATTTAACTTTGGAGAATTTACGTACAACCCTAAAAAATCAACACTGACCCCGAGTAAATCCATGGAGAACCGCATGGCCCGACTCGCGAACCGCGCGGCTCGTCAGCGGTCGCCCCCAAAGAAAAAGAGCTCACCCCCAAAGAAAAAGAGCTCACCCCCAAAGAAGCGCAAGTCGCCATTCCGCCCGAAAGGTCGTGTTACGTACACCCAGACGGTCAACCAGAACTTTGCACGCATGGACCGTCAGGCGAAAGAGCGATACAACTCTCTTAAAAGACTCACGTCTTTGAGGTAAAATGGACAATGTCTGGAAAGACCTGCCCTATGACATGGTCCGTGAGATTCTAGGGCATGTCGATGACATTGATGTCCGAATCGCATTCAAGATTCCTCCCCGTAAAATCAGTGAAGCGAAAGCATGGAGACTCTGGTACATGCTCACGAGTCACGACGGCCTCATATATAATATGGACACGAGCACGCTCCATTGTTTCGAGGCCGGTCAGTATTCGAATAGACGACCCGTGAGCCTGCGATATATCACGGACTGGACGTGCGTATTCAACGACGAAGAAGCCCCGCATGATCTCGAAATTGTGCGGCCCGATGGGTCATGCACGATACGCCCAAATAGGACCGAACCCGTATTCACAAATCTTCGAGTTCTTCTCAGAGGATCCCAGATAAAATAATAGTTTACTTAAAAGTAAATGAGTTTCTGGCATGAAATCGACCTGACCCATATTGAAATTACACAGGGAACTCGTGAGAAATCACGATACACGTACAAGGGCCAGCCCCTCCGGTTTCAGGTTCCCCGAGGGATGTGTACATGGGGTGTATCGGCCTATAAATCATTCACTATTGAATTTTCTGATGAAGAATTTATAAATTGGTGGAAGAATCTTGAGAGCATGTTGTGTACACGCGAGCCATTCACGTCGAACATGCGTCTCTCGTCGCTCCGGGTTAAGATTGACGAGAGTACGTATGTATTCGACAAAGAGTCACATCAGGTCTCACCCGAGGTCAAGGAGGGCCTTTTCCGTGGGCAAGAACTGAGTTGCATTATCGACATCGATTCAAACTATTTTTACAACGAAAACTGGGGCCTGACCGTCCGGGCCTATCAGGTTCGGTACTATGGGAGTGATGATGTACTGGAGAAGGGCAAGTGCGCTTTTATGCTTTAACGGCAACTGAGGGGCCCATCCCCTTGGAACCCAGGTACATGCCACCGAACGAGACAATTACACACAGTATTCCCGCGACGAGCATGTATATCAGATAACCCTTGTTCGTCTTTTTGGTATCCGCAAATGAAGAATTTTTATCGTAGCATTCCTGGGCTATGCTCGTCGATGCGATCGACATGACCGCGACCGACAGGATACAACACGCCATGAGAATAAGTTGAAAGTTCATTTGTACTATTACAAACTATTTTTTATATATCGAACGGGCTTTATCGAGCAACTTCCCCTGGATAAGTGCGAACCCCTTGATGCCGAGCTCCTTCTTGGCCTTGGCGACCGCCTTTATCCATGGGTTCTTTTTCTCATCCTTGGATTTGGCCTTGCTGACAATTTCACCCTTGACCATCTTGAGGTCCTTCTTTTTGAGACCGCCTGGGGTGACATCGGCATTTCCGTGAAACACTTGGGCGCGGGATCCGGTAGTCATTTACATTACAACGCGAATATTTTTGCGAGGGCCCTAATATTCAACTTGGTCTTCGTCACGTTCGGGATCTGCGTCTCTAATCTTGTGTCGTTGAGGAGGGTCGCCGCGAGGGTCGCTTTTCCGGCCTGTAGGGCCATGATGCTCTGCTCGACGCTCGGGGTCTGCTCGGTCCCTATGTAGACCATGCGCCGGACTGTCACCTTCTGCGTCTGTCCGGTCCGGTGAGCCCGGGCGATCGCCTGAAGCTCGGTCGCGGGATTCCAGCTCGGGGCCGTTATATATATGCGAGTCGCCTCTTGAAGGTTGATACCGACACCTCCGGCCTTGATCTGGATCAGGAATACCGGGGCCGGAACAACGGTCGACCCCTTAAAATCGACTATCGCCGCATCCTTCTGGACCTTGTCGACCGAACCATCGAGCCTGAAGACTTGTCTGTTTCCGAGGCGGCGCTTAATTTCAAGCATCTCACCCGTAAAATTATAAAAGACCAGGGTCTTCTCCTTTGGATGCGAGTCGATCAGGTCGATCAGAGTCTCGAGCTTTTTCGAGCGCCCCTTCCACTCTTCGGGCTCGATCTTGATCTGGGCCGCTATCCCGTTGAGGTAGGTTTGGGGCCAGGTGAGCGCCTGGCGCGTGCGCATCAGGGCCTCGAGAATCTCCATCTGGTGGAGGGCCCGATTTTCAGAGTGTATAATATTTTGAATTATGCCCTGGGCCCGGTCAAAAACCTCCTGGTATAACTCAGCCTCCTCTGGGTACATTTCGAGTTCGAGATTCTGAAAATCACACGGTGGAAGTTCGAGCCGCTTGTTGTGCTCGGCGACATCAGTCTTGGTCCGGCGGAGTACGTACTTTTCACGAAAGAGTTCGGGCATGGCCTGAACGTCCCGACGATCGAACCCTATGAAACCACATAGGTTCGCAAAGTCGGCCATGGAGTTGAATATCGGGGTTCCGGTCAGGATCCACCTGATGGGAGCCGATATGGCACATGCGGCCACGTGGGTCTTGCTGCGTCGATTCCGAATCTCATGGCCTTCATCCAGAATAACGCGACCCCAGTTCACGCGCAGGAGTGGGCAGATGGGCTGACCGACCCGGGTCGGCAGGACAGAGTACGGCGCTATGGTAATGTCCGCGCCTGTCACCACCCGCTTTGGACCATCAAAGACGTTGACGGTGAAATGAGGAGCGAACCGCATGATCTCATCGCGCCACTGAGAGACGATCGACTTTGGAACGATTATCAGCGTTCGAACTGGGTTGACGCACATGGTCGCGAGCATCTGGACCGTCTTCCCGAGACCCATCTCGTCGCACAGAAAGCCACCCGGGTGGACCGGGTCAGTCTCACGAGCCGCGAGCCATCTGAGCCCATTGTGTTGATAGGGAGAGATCAGGCGCGTCTTCAGGAGGTTTGTCATTTTTGCGGGTAGGTGGGTCATCATCTACATTGTGACCTGCTCATGACCTGAATTTTCTCTCTGTCCATAGCATGAGTGATGACATTGTCAAGCGAATTGTACAATCTTTGAAAACTGCATCTCTCAAAGAAAACCTCTCAGAAATATCACAACAGAATTTAGTCCCTGCGATTACCAAAATTATACAGGGTGCAGTTCAACAAAATAATGCAGTGAAAATTATAAATGCTTCTCCCACGAATGTAATTTCGAATTCTGTCGCAACAATAATTAAAAATTCTATAGTAATTCCTGGACCTGTCGCATCTGCAATAGTTAAAAAGCTTCCCCCGAAAGATCTCGTCCCGGTAATCACGGCAATTATCAAGGGTGCGGTAGGGGAAGATGCCGCCGTGGCCGTCATCAAAACTGCTCCGGCGAATGCAATTTTAAAATCAATTTCTGGAAATATTTCATCAAAAATTAAAAATGCATTGCGTCAGAGAAATTTGTTGAATAATTTCATTCCTGCGACTACGTTTTCGGGTATAAAAAATGGATATATATTCACTACTCGTGGTGGAAAGACAGGGGACTATCGTAATACCTACGTACCGTCCACCGTCCCGTTCGGGCCGGTCGGGCCGCCGCCGCCCCGCAATTATTCTCGGATGGGCCTGCGTGAATTATTGGATGCTCTCAAGAAATTTCCAGGAAATTCAAAAAATATTCGTAAAATTTTTGACGATGAAATATATAACCTCCAGAAACTGCGTGGATCCATGCGGCTTCGTCGGGCCGGAAATCTTCTGCGGACCATCCCCCGTAATTTCAGGGGTCGTGGGAATGCGACATCACTCGTGATTGATAATGTTCGCAATACTCGAAACATGCGAGAGTTGAATAATGCTCGGCGCAATTTAGGTCAGGTCCCGAACGAAAATATTCGCAGGGCTTTTGAGGAACAGAGGCGCCGTTTGGCACCCCGGAGACCTGGTGGAGGCCGTGGCCTGAACTTTGGCGGTGGAGGTCGCGGGTTCAACTTTGGTGGAGGTCGCGGGTTCAACTTTGGTGGTGGCCGCGGGTTCAACTTTGGTGGAGGTCGCGGGTTCAACTTTGGTGGTGGCCGCGGGTTCAACTTTGGTGGAGGTCGCGGGTTCAACTTTGGTGGTGGTGGGTCCGGAAACGCCGTCGCCCCGGGCAACTGGCGCCGGGCCCTCATCGGCAAGACGAGCACGCCGAGCGGACGACCGGCGGCCAACACGGGCAACTGGCGCAGGGCCCTGGCGGGCGCACCGATCTCCGAAGAACAGAAGCGCGCGATTAATTACGCCGGAGGAGTTCCACGGGCCATGAATCAGATTGCGCGCGTTCCGGAGGGGCCACCCGAGATTGCTCGCACGGCCGAGGCGCTCCACCTCACGAACGGAAACGCGCGCCAGGCTATGGAGGTCCACAACGTGAGCGCGCCGGCCATCAATGCGGTCCGGCAACTCGGTGGACCGACCCGGGCCGTCAATGTCCTCGAGGGCCTGAATACCCTGTCAGCCCCCAGAAAACTTCCGGCCCGGCGCACGCGGACGAAATTTCTCAAACCTCGAATCGCCGAACTCAACCGGGTGATCAACGCGGTCCGGAAGAAGAAGCTGGTTTCGCTCGTCGCGCACAATGTCACCAAAACGGGCAACATACATGAGAATGAGAACCGGCTCAAGAAATATTACAAAAAGGTCCTGAAGGCGAATATCCTTAGGACGCCCCTCGCAAAAATAGCCCGGACGGCCGCAAAAAAACGAGTGATGTAGACGCCAAGAACCTGATGCCATTAGAATCCCAAATGGATACGTATCAGTACATTCAGGATATCGCCGAGACTCGGGAAAGGATCACGCGGGGACGAACCGATTGGCCCGGGCCATCATGGATCAAGATCACGACCATGAGCATGCATTCCCGGAACGATCGAACCATCGACATCCAGAAGTTTGAAGAACGATTCGAGCCTATCACTATCCGCCCCAAGGGAACTGATGGTCCGGGATTTACGTGGACGCTCGGGAATACCGCCTTTTATAACCAGGTCTCTATTCGAACACGAGATGACTATTCAGAAAAGAGCGTCAAGATATTTCCGAACGGGACGGTCCACCTCGCGGGGGGTAATTCCCCGTTCGACGGTGAGAGAATTCTGGCCCAGGTTGCCTTTATAATGAAGGAGACGCTCGGGCTCGAAGAGCTCCCGAAGATGAACCCGTTCGAAGTCTCCATGATAAATTCAAACTTTCACTTCAATGTCGTCCTGAATAGCCACAAGGTCAAGTCCCGGTTCGAGAAGCTCGACGGATTCAAGGTGACCTACGAGCCAGATAGATATAGCGCGGTCAAGATTAAATTTAGACCCAAGCCCCACATGAAGAAGATGACGGTCAGCGTGTTCAAATCGGGCGCGACGCTCGTGGGCGGGGCAAAAACTCTAGAAGAGATTGCGGCAGCCTACGACGTGATGCTGAGCTACACGGACTCGAGCATGTTTGTCGCCCGAACACCGGTCCCGCAGAAGTTTGACACTATTATGGGCGCGACGTTCGACGAGTGGACCAGAGTACTCCAGAATAAAATGTAATAGCATTGTAAATGAGTACCCGCATAGGTATGGCCGATGGCCGGTGTCTGACCGATTTCACGTCGTCCAAGCTTCTCCACGAGACGCTCATGCAGCAGAAAAATATAGGTGTCGAGGATAATTACAAGTTTCGCATGATGGCCCAACAGGATGGCCCAGATGGATTCAGCCTGCCCCTGCGAAACGCCGCATGCAGGAATGGTCAGGTCTCGGTCCTCGTGGGCCAGGAGGAGACCCGCACGTCTTGCTAAAGATGTAAACCATTAGAAAAGTAATGAAAATAGTCATCGATGGAAATATCGGTGCAGGCAAAACGACCCAACTCGGTTTGCTTGAATCGAAGGGATGGTATGTCCACAGGGAGCCAATTGATCAATGGCCCCTCAAGGAATTTTACGAGGATCGGACCCGTTGGGCGTTTCTGCTCCACATGAGAATCCTCCAGACACTCAGGCCGGTCATGACACACCGGCATGTCGTGTACGAGCGATGTCTCTCGAGCTCACACGACGTCTTCTGGTCACTAGTCCAGGATCAGGTCCACCGAACCGAGAATGAAATTTACAATTATTATTTTGAAAAAACAGTCTGGTACCCGGACATTTACATTTATCTCGCAAAGGATCCTGAAATTGCCCATGATCACGTGATGAAGCGTCATCAGACGGGCGATGAATCGATCTCGATCGAATATCTCAGGACCCTCGACGAAAAATACAATAGACTCGTCCGGACCATACAGAGTGATCGGATATACGTAGTCGATGCGAACCGGACCGAGGATGAAATACACAAAGAAATTTGTGCGATACTTTTAAAGAATGAACTGTTCGTCTGTAACTCGTACAGGCAAGAAATGTAGGCAAATGGCTGTCAGCGATGGCACATGTCATATGCATACACAACATACATGTACAATTTGTCTTGAATTAACAAATAAATCAGATCGAAAATTAAAATGCAAACATGTATTCCATAATAAATGCATAATCAAGTGGTATGAGGAATCGATCGAGTGCCCGACGTGCCGCATGGAGCAGGATGATGACCCGATCGTAATTTTCAGGAAAAATGTAGAAGAAAACATGAGGCTCAAGTACAAAGATGCCATACATTCACTCGAAGTCGACCTGGCCCACGCCCTGCGCCGCCGGGCCTAGGATCTTTTACAGGTCTAGACCAATGGAAAGGCGGTGTGGAGCTCAGACCCTCTCCGGAAATTCATGCCGCCAAATTCTCAGGGGTGAGCAGGAAAGGTGTTGGCAGCACACCGGAGCCCAGTGCTCTGTATGTTTTGGGTACATGATCCGGGACACCCGAGAGCTCCAGTGTGGTCACACGTTCCACGCCCGGTGTGTCGACCGCTGGAAAGCATCGTGCCACGGGGATCCTACGTGCCCCATGTGCCGAATGCCATTCGATGTACCAAAGTACAGGTGTCGTCTTATTATAGAACGTGTATCCGATGGGGATACGAATGATACTCTTTTTGAATCGAGCAATGTACGTTCTATAATGAGCGGGTTTGGTGTAATTCTCGAAAGGGGCCAGGAAATGCTTCAATCTGAGATACGATGGGATGTCGAGCCGGACGAGGACCTCATCGAGGAACTGCGACAGCTCGGTTTACCCTTACCCGAGAATTAGATCCGGTCTTGGCGAATCCACGACGGACCCCATAGGCTGAACAGAATTTTGTGTAATGGAATCCGGGGCGATAGTTTCGGTCGGCCCGGCGAGGGTCCGTGATCGTCTTCCCGGACGCATCGACTATGAGCGGCCCACCGGCCCATCCAGTCTTGTGACTCCAGAGCTTGACCGGAAAGTCCAAGACTCGCCCGGGTGGCAGCTTATCTATCGCCCGGGTCGAAAGCTTGTTCAGGACTCTGAGCTCCTGTGAATTGTTCGCGACGCGCCCATCGTTCTTGTTGGCCGTGTTTCGGGACTTGAGCAGGGCCGTCTTTATGACCGTTGGTTTCACGTGAAAAAACTTTGCGACCGCCTTTAAAGAGTCTCCGGGGCGAGTCCTGTACCGGATCGCGCTAATCTCCTTGTACCAGTGAAAATCACCCGACGAGTTTCCAAAATCATTCGAAGGCGCGACGAAGCACATGACCTTGTAAAACCCGCGCTTCGGCTTTTCGGACGAAGATTTCATCTTGTACACGTTTCCCGGGTTGTCCGAGAGGACACGACGGGCTATCCCACCGCATGTCCTGAAGTTCATGCCATTCGAACCGATACCGCTCCTATTGCCCGGGACGCTCTTTGTATTACGATTCGCCGAAAAAGATCCGAACGCATAGTCGTAGCAGTTATCGTGGACGACACCCTTCGTCCCCCAGGGGGCCCACGTGTACTTTGGGGCCCAGGGATTTGGCGCGCCAGTCTTTGTACGCCCGACCATACTAGTAGCCGGCAATTTTTTCTCGGCTACTAGAAAGATGTATTCAATCCTGAAATCGCGCAATCGCCAGGATGCTGTGTACAACGTTCTCATTTTCCTCATGTACCTGACTATCCTGACATTCATACTCCGTTATCTATGGAACGGAACGCTCGTCAAGCACATTACTATCCTCAAGCCGGTCGATTCGCTCTGGCACACGTTCATGCTCGCATTGGCCATATCGATGTTTCGCTGATTACTGAGTCAGAGGACCCCCGAGCTCATTGTAGCCCGGCGGGAGGACCGTTCCATTGACCATTATGGTCGGATAACTCTTTACGAACCCAGGGCATGTTTCGGTCGGGCAATCAATAAACGTGTACGGCATACCCTTCTTGTCCATGTAATCCTTCTGCTTCTTGCACCAGCCACACCCATTCGACCCGTAAATTATAATACTTCCCACGTCGGTCGGACTCTGTCCGCCCGCGGCCGCACCCCCTGCGTCATATTTGGATTTAATGACAAATACGACGATGAAGAGCACGACTAAAAGAATAGAAATTACGGCAGCTGCGTGGATCGGAGGGATCTTCATTTAATTGAGTCAAGTAAAAATTTTACGAGCAATATTCGCTTTTGAACGTAGACCCTTGATGTTCGTTTTACGATTCGCAGCGAGCTTTTTGAGATTCGCGAGCCCGTAGTACCGGTCGGCGTAGACCATTCGGCCCTTGTCGCCCATCACTTTCGGCCGGCCTGAGTTAGCACGGGGTGGGCTGATGATTCGCTTCGGGGGTTTCTTTGCGAGAACCACAGGCTTGGGTGGACTGACCCGACGAATAGGTGGAGCGGGAGCCGGGGCGGGCCGGGGTGGAGCGAGCACGGCCGCCTTGACATTTTTCGCAGAGTTGAATGGACGATTTCCACGATTGAGGCGCAATTCCACGAGACGTATCGCCCGGTCCCGCGCCTTGCTCCATGCCTCGTCATAGTTTTTACCGGATACGGCACCATTATTTCTCCAGTAAAACTCCACAAGTTTATCAAATTGCGAATTTTTCAAGAGCGCCGAGGGAATATGCTTCGTCTTACGACCAGCCTTGAGCTTTCGCCGGGCTGCCACGAGCTGGGCCGGGGATATGACCCGACGAGGATGCACGGGCTTGAGCTTTCGTTTCGCTGCACGAAGATTCAGGGATGCTATTGGTGTCGGCGTCTTGACACGAGGAACAAGCTTGGATCGGGCCGCCACGAGGTCGGGCGACGTCACCTTGCGACCCGAGATGTACTTGCACCGAAGGAGTTCGCTAAATGAATGAAGCCCCGGGCATGGGTCGTTGTACTTGAGACGCCACTCGTTCACATGAGTATCGGACGACCCACGATACCCGGGCGGAACGGCCCAGTCCAGAAATTCCATAGTCTTGGGCATGCCGCCCCGACGCCGAACGAAATCTCGTATGTTGTTTAGAAAAAAGTGATAATCGTAGCGTGGATCGGTCGCGGGACCGACCCCCCATTTCCCGGCCGTGTTCGTACCGTTCGCCGTATTGACCGCAGGGTTCGTACCGGTCTTTTCGAGACGGGACCAGCCAAAGTCCCCCAGAAGGAAGCCACGGTGCGCAACCATTACATTTGCGGGCCAGAGGTCGTTGTGCCGGAAATTTGGATACTTTTTATAAATTTTTCCCAGAGATTTAATGACGCTCGAAATGACATGATGGAGAACAGCATCCGTTTTGCCCCTGACCGTAAGCCAGTCCTCGAGCGAACCCCCCGCACAAAACTCCATGAAAATTATGGACTGCTTCGACTTGTCGTACTTGCGTGAGTTCTGGACGTTCGACATGTTCATGGTCGATGGCCGTATAAAATCCAGGCATTTCAGGTGTTCGTAGGGTTCGACCACGCCATCGGGGCATGCCTTAAAGACCGCGGTCTGAATATCGTACTCGACCATGGCCGGCTGCTTCTCTCCACGCGATGCGGCCGCCAGGTCTCGTGGACAGACCTTGGCAGCAAATCCCTGACCTTTAAATACAATACCCTGGCGACCCTTCCCGAGGAGCTTGAGACCCCGACCACTCGAGCATGTATATATACCCGGATATTGTGGAGATTTTGGGAGATTCGGTGACCTGGGCACTGGCTTTGGACGGGCCGCCTGGCGGAAAGCGTTCATGGCACTCAGATACCGATTGTTCGGGCCTTTTTTACGCGCCGCGCGATACCTATCCGGCTTTCGGCCAATTAGGAAACGCTTGGCATTTTGCTTATTTTTTACGGAATTTGGGAGATTGTATTCCGAGTTTCCATTATTCGAACGACGATACACGTAACGCTTCCCTGGACGATTGGCGACTATGCGAAATTGACCTTTTTTAATCCAATCCATTCTATTACACTACATTATTTTCACTCCTCCGGGTCGGTCTCGTACTCGACTGACCCCTCAGACTGGACATCGACCGGGTCGTCGGCCGGGGCCAGGAAGGCGCAGGGCTTGAGCTTGTTGGTCGGCGCGAACATGACCTGGTGGACGCGGACCGTGATACCTACACCGGCCGGAGTGCGCCAGATCTGGTTGATCTCGACGATCGCGCTCACGGTCTGACCCTTCTCGAGATCGGTCAGGGGAACGGGCTCGCGCTTCGAGTTGTAGGCCTCGGTCTCGATCGAGCCATCCTTGTAGCTCGTCAGGACCTTGAGGCTCAGGACCGGCGCGTAGCCATCCTTCGAGCTCGGCTTGACGCACGACTTGTAGACACCCTCGGAGATTACCTCGCGGCTCATCTTCTTGCCGAGGACATCCTCAGACTTGGAGGCGATGAAGTCCAGGACGCGCTCATTCAGCTTGTTGAACTGATCGAGAACCTCGGGGTTGTCCAGGCTCAGGGGAAGGCTGTAACTCGTGCGACCGGTCGCCTCATCCTTGAACTCGCTCAGGCCGAATGGTGCGCGAAGCTGGGGGAGCTGGAACAGGAGCTTGCCTCCGCCCGCCGCGTTGAGGTAGACCGCCTTGCCACCCTTGGCATTCTTGCGGACATCGCTGAAGGTGACATCGGAAGCGTTGAAGGTGCTGAACATACGGACGGCCATTGTGTTTCTTCTACGTATCATACGTGGGTCGTCCTTAAGTGGCACGGAGAGGACCCCAATTTTTTTGTTTGCCCATTCCAAGTATGGCATGGTTCAGGAGACGACCACCCCAGGTGAATACGAATTCTCCAAACGCGCGTCTGAATGCAAATGTTCGGACCTACGTAAATGCATATGTAAAAGCTCGCAATTCAGGCACTAATAATGCGATTATACCAATCAATAGTAAGATGATTAGTAACCTAAAGAAGTACATTAACGTGAAGCGAATAAATGTCGCGGCTAAGACCGCGGCCGCTGTGAGAAATGCAGGCGGATCGAACCCTGCCGCGGCGGCGGCGGGCTCGGCAGCGGTGAGTGCACCCTCGAGCTCTACCCCGTTGAACGTCGGGAATAGGGCCGCGGTTGCCGCTGCACAAAATGGTGCCAATACGACTACCCAAGTGGCCGCGGCCGCGGCAGCCGCACAGAATCAAGCACTCGCCTTAGGTGCCCCTCAGAATGTTGCCAATACAGAGGCCATTAGAGCCGCCGCAGCTGCCACGGGAGCGAGTGTTCCAACCCGCCACAACTTGCTTCTGCGGCAGGCCGGCACCCCGAATGTCACTATTGGAACGATACGGGTAAATGGTGTAAACAGAAAATACAACGTAAGGACGGGACAATTTGTGAATCAGAATGTTCGACCGTACTATTCAGTAAAGAAAGATTTTTTTGGTCGTAAGCGTGTAACCGTAAACGCGGCCAAGTTTCGTAATTGGGCCAGAAACCAATCCATCAATACATTACAGCAGGTTCCAACCAATGTCAAAGGACAAATTAGAAACTTTCAAACTATTATTAACAATAAACGAGCGGCCTTACAAAAACAGATGAACAATTCTCTCGAGACTTACCGCCCCGTCGGAAATTAAATTCCCGGTACTAATTACCAATGAAGTACAATAAGCTCATTATCCCGGTGCTCATATTTTTCATAATTGCCAACCCGCTCATGTACAAGGTGACGGGCATGCTCCCAGTCCTTGGCCCCATGATTGCCGATGCTTCAGGCCGCCCGACCCAGTTCGGCGTCGCGGTCCATGCGGTCGTCTACGCGGTCACTGCCCACCTGGCATGGAAAATACTCTGTCGCAACAAGTAGACGGGCAGGGAAAGACGAACGAGTCCTGCTTGTACCCACAGGATGACTTGTTCATGAGCGTCGATGGCGTCAGGTAATCGTCCGGAAATTTCCATTTTTTACAACCAACCGGGCAGTCGGCCGGTTTCAGGAATGGATTAAAAGTTATACGATCTGTATCTATCAGTGGACCACCCGATCGGGTCCCACTATTCGCATAGACTATCAGCAGTAATAAAATTATTACTACGACCAACATTAATTTATTCGTATATTTAAATGGCCCACACTCTCATTTATCTGACATCGTGGATCGTTTTTGTGCTGGTCGCTAGCCCGATGATGTATAAAGCGGTCCGGCGCGTACTGGGGGCGTGGGTCGCCAGCCCGGAAGGTCTCGCGACCCCAGCGGGCCTCGCGCTCCATGGAGTCGTGTACATTCTGGTCGTCGGAATTATCATGTCGGTTTTCAAAAAAAATCTAAAGTAAAATTAACAATGAGCCCGGTCGTCCAGGCCCTAGTTTTTGCGATCGTCGCGAGCCCCGAGACATACAAGCTGACCCGCTCCATCGGGGGTGATTGGATCGCGTCGAGCGACGGCGCGGCCAAGCTCGGGGGCCTGCTCCTTCACGCCATAGTGTTCGTGATCCTCTCCAAGCTGATATATAAGATGCTCAAGGCTAAAAAGTCCGGGTACGGTCAGCTCGTCATGCCGGGTGACATTTAAAATTCTTCATCAAAACGTATAGAATCCCCTTCGGAGACCATGTGCTTCGAATAATCACCGACCCTTTTCTCAAAGAAATTGGTCTTCCCTTCCAACGAGATGTTCTCCATCCAGTCGAAAGGGTTCTGGGCGTCGTACAACGCCCCCTGACCGAATTGATTCATGAGCCGGTCAGCCACAAATTGAATGTACCGGGTCATTTCCTGAGCATCCATGCCTATGAGCTTACAGGGCAGGGCCTGCGTTATGAATCGAGTCTCGATATCGACCGCACTCTGGACAATGGCCCGGAGAGTCTCGGGCCGGCACTTTTCATCGAGATGCGAATGGAGCGTCACGGCAAATTCCTGGTGGAGACCCTCGTCCCGACTTATGAGTTCGTTGCTGAACGAGAGGCCCGGCATGAGGCCCCGCTTCTTGAGCCAGAAGATTGCACAGAACGACCCACTGAAGAAGATACCCTCGACGCATGCGAAGGCGACCAGGCGCTGAGCGAATGATGCGCTCCGATCGAGCCACTTCATTGCCCACTCAGCCTTTTCTTTTATGGCTGGAACATGCTGTATGCTCGACAGCAAGAGCTCAGCCTCCTCGGGATCCCGGACGAGCTTGTCGATCATGAGTGAATAGGTCTCGGCGTGGATAGATTCGTTAAATGCCTGGTACGCGTAGAACGACCGAGCCTCTGCAATCTGGACGTCGTTCGAAAAGTTCAGGTCGATATTCTCCATCACGATCCCATCGGATGCCGCGAAAAATGCGAGAACCATTTTTATGAAATTGCGTTCATCAAATTTCAAATTTTCCCAGTCCTTGAGATCGGTCCCGAGGTCAATCTCCTCGACCGTCCAGAATGATCCGACCGCTTTCTTATACAGGGCCCACAGGTCCGGGTACCGTATAGGAAAGGTCGTGAAGCGATCGAGACTCGGCGTGAGTATCGGGTCTCCCATTGATGATGTAGGGCACTATTTTTTTAACAGGGACTGTACTGAGTCTCATACGATGCCAGGAACAATGAGACAAACATTAAAAAGGCACCCGTCAAGAACCAAAAGAATGAATTCATTAATTAGGGCTCAGAATATTCTACAGGCCTGGCCATGCGGAAATAGTTGAGAATCTTTTGGGAACGGGTCTCGGATGGCGTCTCGGTGGCCGATGAGTTGTCGATCTGTTCTTCCGGATCCATAGCCAAGTAATTTTTAAACTTTCGACAGACCGGATTCGATTGTTCGAGGGCCGCGTTAAAGTCCGCAAAACACTCCTGTAGGAATGTCTTTCCATCAGATACTCTTGATTCGGGCGCGACGCTCAGTTCTTTGGATATGACGAGGGCGATCCTCTTCATGAGGGTCGCGGAACGCAGTGAATTTGCCATCTTGTCGCTAATCTTTAGGTACAACTGGACCGAACCTATAAGACCCGTCCCGGCCGAAAGGACCGCATTGAGGATACTCACGTATTTCTGGACGAGAAAATCATTCAGGGCTATGGCGCACAGGGCGTTTATAGACGAGAGTACGAGGATCGGGATATTGAACCGGGTCGATGCGCATTTGTAATACACAAAATCCTTTGAGAAATATCGGTAATATGCGTTGCATTGTTTCTCGAGTTTTTTGAGGAACTCCTCCTCACGTGCATCCCAGTGAGACATTCCTAATATAACGCACTAAAAAAATTTCGAATCCGTCTCGACCTCGACAATGTCTCGAATTCGGCCCGGGAGTTTATTCCGGATCCCCTTGTAAATCATTGCAAATACAGGGCCCGAGTGCGTAATCTTAATCTTTTCGAGAATGTTCTTGTCGGGTCGGATCTCGCACATGAGGTGGAGGAGGTGGAGCGCCGTATCAGAATTGAGCTTTCCGATAGGGACATCCCGCAAATTGAGCTCGATAATCTCTTTCAGGTTGTGCTTCAGGACGTACGCATCGAGCTGTTCGACAACCGGACGGACCGATTGCATGAACATGTCAGTCTGGGCGGGCGTCTTGGGTTGTCTTTCAATGTAGCGGGCCCCCAGAAATTCAATGTGGAGATGCTGCCCCTGCGGGTAGAATACCAGAAGATCGGTCATTCTTATACTTCCTACAAATAAACCTTTTAAATAGTAATGAAGGCCTATTGTATAAATCTTGAACGGCGCCCGGACCGGAAAGAAAACGCCCAGGCTCAATTTGAAAATTATGGGATCGAAAATGTAGAATTTTTCAGGGCGACGGATGGACGGGCCGAGGCACCCGATGGCATATTCATCACGCGGCCCGAGTGGGGATGCTCGGACAGTCACATTCGGATCTGGCGGGACATTGTACAGAATAATTACGAATCTGCATTGATTTTCGAGGACGATGTCATAATTTTGCCAGAATTTAATGAAAAATTGAAAATTATAATGGACGAGCTCGAGAAATTCCCGACATGGGATCTCGTGAATCTCGGGCCACTCAACATGAGGATCTATAAAAAAAAGGCGAGCGAACACTTGGACCGGGGAGGTTCCGTCGGGGGGCACTGCTACATGATCAGTCAGGCCGGGGCCCAGAAGGTTCACCTCTGGAACGCAAACGATCTTCACCACTGTCAGGATTCACAACTGGCGACCGGTCCACTCGAATCGTACTACACCCCGGATCCACTCGCACATCAAGAAAGCGTGAAACCTGGGCCGCTAGGTGTAATTAATTCATGGTTCTCGGGAGATATCGGGTTTAATAGGACCCTCGATATTGGATATGGTATCAAGGGGCTCGCTTCGAACATATGGTTCATGGCCGTATTCTTCGTGGCTCTTCTGTTAATTTTACAGAAACTCTTTCATTTAATGTAAAATAGTAAAATTATCAATATAAATTGAATAATTACTATGTTATTTCTTATACATACATAAGGTTTACTCAAAAGACGAACTATTGGGTGAGCCCATGAAAGTTCGTATTCGTGATTGAGAACTGTTCTTTTTGTAATCTTGGCCATTGGTTCTATAATCTCGTGCTCAAGTATACCAATTTCATCCAGGTAGTTATTGAAAAATAGAGAAGTAATTAATGGGCCCGTCTGTATCTGTTCTTCAAATTGTGGGTCATCATCTTTCACATCATTTTCAATTAGGAAATTTATAAATTCTTTAATTATAGAATTGTGTTTTGTACATGCAAATGTGGCGCTATTAAACATTGTGATATTTTCTGTCATACCTCTGAGAGAAATATAATTTTCAAACCTACTCAATCCCATTTTGGAAATTATTAATTTTTCATATTCAATACCAGGTATTTTGTCGAGAGGTCGAAGACTTTCGGCATCAGTGTCTATTGAGATACCTCCGTAGTTATAAAGTACGATGACCCGTGCAAAACATATCTTGGCCATCATCCTGTCAAACGAATCAAATTTTGCAAGCGCTTCGGCCCCAAATTTTTTACATTCTTTTCTGAGAGACTTTTCATCCCAATTCATGTGTTCCCAATTTTCATTAAGTTCGTGTAGAGAATTTACATTTTTCCAAAACTTTTCTGGTAAATTCTCCCATCCCTGAAACCAAATCTGATGAGTAATCTTAGGTATATTACCCATTTATAATTCTAAATTTTTTAATAATTAAAAAAAAAGCGCAAATTTTTAAATTTCTTATTATAATGAAGTTCTATTGTATAAATCTTGAACGGCGTCCAGACAGGAAAGAGCAGGCTATGGTTCAGTTCGATCGTGAAGGTCTCGATGTAGAGTTCATAAAAGCATCCGACGGAAACAAGGAGGCCCCAATGGGTATCTCTCTTTCAAACGGGGAATGGGGGTGCTCAGATAGTCACATTAGAATTTATAAAGATATTGTAAAAAATTCTCATGAAATTTCTGTTATTTTTGAAGACGATGTAAACCTGACTACAAATTTTAAAAATAAATTGAATAAAATTTTAAAAGAAGCTGAAACCATAGACTGGGATTTAATTTATTTAGGTCATTATTTGGCTATAAATAAAGGGTATGTTTCAGAAAATCTATTTACAGGAAAAGGACTGGGAACTCACGCATATGTAATTCGTCTCGGCGCCGCACAAAAAATGAATAATTTTGAAGCAATGAATTTAAGAATACCATGGGACGGTACACTTTCAAGAATTTCTCATATACGTTTATTAACAAAAAATCCTATAGCATATCAAACAAAAGATGGGACAATTTTTAGTGCGTTTTTCCGACAATTTTTAGATGGAGATATAGGGGCATCGACTTTTGACTGGGCATATCACGTAGAGTATTGGTCGCCATATATAATTTTATTTATTTGTTTAATAAAATTCTGGAAGAGATGATCGCACTTAGTATCAACATACCCTGGCCACCTATAGGGTTTGCATAACATATGTCATCTCCCAACTCTTGTAAAAAGTACCATGGTTTCATAAATGGATATATTTCACATACAGCCTTATTCAGGGCAATTGATTTTTCTCTTTTGGGCAAACTTTCGGCGCCTATAACTTTCTCCTCGTATTGCCCGAGAACATGGAATGGCAATATATGAAGTATCCATATAATAGGAATAATCCAAAAAAGAATAATTCCAGCATGCCACGGGGATATAAAGGGGCCCACTAACATGTATATCCAAAATATCAAATGAATTGTTACTATACATTGAAATAGCATCCCTATATATTGACTTGTATTAAATTTCTCATGAAAGGCGGCAAAAATCCTCGGACAGAATCTACAAGGGTTTTTACGAAAGGATCCGCTCCTGATGCCTTAAAGCCTGAGAGTAAAATCCGGTCTTTCGTGTGTTCGTAGACGTTCCAGATCATGCGCATGAGCGGGATCGGCCTGATCCGGGTCACGTCGATCCCGGTCAGGTCGCTCGTACAGACCTGTTTCAGGTTTTTCTCAATGCAAAGTTCCTGAATTTTGTCGAGGACCGGGTACAGGTCCCGACAAAACTCATCGGTCAGTTCGAGTGAGTCGGGCTGAATCTCTATGAGACGCCCGACCAGTATATGAACGTACATGACGTCGTCGGTCACGTCGAAACGGAGCCAATCGACCATTATCATATGACTGAAATTAAGACCAGATCATTCACGCAAATGATATAAGAGCCCGGACCCCTCGTGAGAGCCCCAGACGTACGCAATAATATACCCACCTGTGAATAGTGCTCGAATTCGTAAATCGGATCGACTTGAGCATGAAATTCTCCTTGTTGTACTCCTCGAGATCCCGTATGAGCTGGATGACCCCGGGTATGTCTAGGTGGAGGAGATTGACTCGGTCCAGGTCGACTATACAATGTAGGTCGTTGCAATGGATCCACCACTCGGCGATGAGAGCCTTCATATCGTCCGCGACGATTGGCTGGTTATTTATATAATCAGTTCCGCAAATGTAAAGGGTCACATCTCGGTTCCCGACGTAGCCCCATGTCATGAAAGTGTCTAGGTCTTTCATTATAATCTAGGACTAAAATAAATGATACACGTTGTCCGCGTGGCCGGAGTCGCGTGGGTCGGGGCTGCGTGTTTCGTATTTGCATTCATCGTGTCGAGCCTGCTCAATAAAATCACCCCGGACCTGAATAAAGACCGGCCGAAGTGGATGACGTTCCTGGAGGTTTGTGTCCAGTTTGCAGTCGTCGGTGCGATTGTCTACGGGTCCCGACTGTTCATCAAGGCGATCCCGTTTCCGTTCGACGGCGTCTCGGGCTACATACACTCGCAGCTCGGTGAACTCAGGTCCCTGCCCCTGATGGTATTTATATTCATGTTCTTTCAGACCAAGACCCAGGATAAAATGCGATGGCTAATGTAAATGAAGAAATCATTGATGTTTTTTCTGTTGCTAGTAATTCTTGGAATCTGGTACATGAAAGCTCAGTCGGGCTACGAGCGCAGTGACCGCTACATGCCCATGTACAATGGCCAGAAGTTTACGGACGATGATCTTGCGAATTGATGCGTCTTTTCAAGAGGGTTTCCCTTGAAAATACGCTCCCGGTGAGACTCGAACTCACAATCTACAGATGAATGTATTACAGATTAACATATCAGCCGACGTAGCGGTGTCTGACGCCTTAACCAATTAGGCCACAGGAGCACGTGGAAAGGAGGTGGCCCCCTTCCTGCCGTTTTTAACGAGGTGGCGCCCCCTCTATTCTGACTTGTGTGATTCGAACACACGACCAGCGGAGATTTACACGTCGAGACCAAGGTCCCTCCTACAATCCGATGCGCTACCACTGCGCCAAAGTCAGGCAAAACGCGTAGCTTTTTGCCGATCGAGCCTTTTAAGGACGTGCTCAGGTCCAGCCCGTGTGCTCCAGGCGAGGCTCGAACTCGCGACTTCTACTTCATAAGAGTAGCAATCTACCGACTGATTTACTGGAGCGAGGGAACAAAAGTTCCCGAGCTGGAAATCTAAGAAAGTGTATACATCTTACGCACGTCATTGACCTGTTGGCGGCACCCCGGGCATTTTTCGCTCCGGGTGCGGACCCAGCACCGTTCACAGATGACGTGATTACATGGGACGAGAAGCGTGTCAACGAGTGTTTCCATACAGACGAAACACGCAAACCGGGCGTACCTTTCGGAGTTTGTCTCCATCAGGACCTTCTTCATTGCTTCAGCGAGTCCAAGAGCCTCCGCGTAGTCCTTGGTCAGCTGGTCGATCCCCTCATTCACCTCGTACTCCTCTACTACCTTGGCGATCATAGACTTTAACCCATCCGATTTGACAACCTTGTTTACAACTTCGATAGCATTAATGTCAGATTGTTTAGATGCGAGACGAGAATGCATGGTGGTGACGGCCGCGCGGGCCTTGGCATATTGACCCTTGAAGCCTCCCAGTTCGCGCTCGAATGACTTCCATGAATCATCGAGTTCGGCCGGGATCGGCGTGACGTTCGGCACAGCCATCGACTTGAGACAAAATTCAGTCACGGGCTCCAGGAACGCGAAATTCATTAATCGCATCAATAAAAATGTCCTTAACTATTAAATGATACCGGCATCTCTTATTCTCGTCATGGGCCTGGCCCTGATTCTATTCGGGGTCCAGAATTTCCTGGACACGAAAAAACAGAAGATTCCTTCCGAAATTATCAAGGGGGCGATTATGTTGGTCGGGGGGTTGTATCTGGTATTTTTCCTTTCGGGCCAGTTTTCCAAGGGAAACAACACCTACGGACAGGGTCTCGGACCTCCAGGCTATTGATGAATTCTATCGCATCGTCGATATGAATTGGGTGAGTCGACATTGCCTCCGTAATTTCGTCCCGGGTCATGTCGGAATCGATCAGGGCCCTCAGAAAAACGAGGGTGTTTGGGGGGTGACCGATATTTTTCAATTTTCTTTCGAACAAAATGCGTCGGGTCCGGTCCAGGATGTCCTCTATGCTCATGGTCGGATCTTCGACCATCAGCGCACTGACCAACTGGGAACCCGAAAGATTATCCATCTATAGAGTATATGGCCCGAGACCTTAACTTGTACTTTTTCTGGCTCTTTGTGGCCATGTTCATGGCCCTGGGCATCGCGAGCTTCATCGAGTCCAAGAATTCTCAGGCCACACGGAGCGAAAGTTATTTTGCGCTCATTTACCTGATATTCGCAGTAGGGCTCGTGATATTTAAAATTATGGGGCACTAAAGGAGATGCTCCTAAAATATGAAATGGCTATGCATGCGATATCAGATTTCCTGGATTCTATCAAAGAGTCCCTGACAGATTCCCAGTACAAGGATGGCATGGAACTCTGTCAGAAACTCTTCAAGACCGAAAAGAATTTATACAGGATGACATTTTTATATCCTTATACTTTTCGGGCCGAAGACGACATGGGCAACTCTATTATGAGAATGGGTTTTAAAAAAAGAACCGGTCTAATATACCTGAATGAACAATCTGCAAAATATATACAAGAAGAGAATCGTTTTTCACGCGATCAAGGAGACGTGAACAGTTTTATAAATACTGATCCACTTCATTGTTTTCCATTAGAATCTGATCTTTTCGAAGGAGGAACTATAGAATGGTGGGAGTTTCCGGTTGTGTCCCTTGTACTCGTCGACGATTCATCTTCTTGTGATCATGGCATTTAGGAATTTCTGGAAATTCCGCATCACATTTCGAAATTTTCTTGGCCCATTCGATAAATGTTTCCGGATCGAATGTGCCTTTCATGTAATTGCAATTCTTACAACACGGTCTACAGTTCTCCGTGGTGTAAGTTTTGGCCGAATCGATACGATCTATGCCATTTACACGAACACTTAGGTCGATATGTTTACAATATATACATGGACTGACCATCATTAATTTGGCCTCTTCATCCGTAAGTTTCCATTCGATATTCCTTTTTTCTGCTGCAGATTTTACAGAACTCAGGCGTGAATTCACGTGCGTTCTATTCCATAGAGACATGTAAGTTGGATTTTTAGAACACCATTCTTTAAAAACATCATTATTATGTCCTCTATACTCATCTGGACGCTCCTTGAGCTGTTTCGCTCGCCACTCTTTATAATATTCTTTTTCTTTCTGTAATTCATTGTGATATTCTCGTCTTTCAGCTTTTTGATCGAATTTTTGCGCTTTTTTTCTACATTTGAGACACGTCGACACTTCTCGCCCTCTTTTATCCAAAAATTGATCGATTGGCTGAGGTTTCCGGGTGCATGAACATTTTTTTATATCCATCTTACTATAAACGGTCCCAAGAATTTTCAAGATTCTTGGGACCGAAGTCCGGAGCAAGCTCCATTGAACAGCAGTCCGTATTACTACAATATGGTAAGATTAATTTGAAAACGCGAGGCCCCCCATCCCGCTCTGGATGCGCAGGATGTTGTAGTTCACCGCGAACATCTTCTGGAGGGTCGTGGTCGCCTGGGCCTTCATGTTGACAGCGACCTGGGCATTGTCGATGCGGGAGAAGTTGCAGGTGCCGGTCGGCTGGTGCTCCTCGGGCTGCAGCGCGAAGGAGTACACATAGATACCGACGTAGGGCGTGCCCGTGTGGTACATCAGGGGCATGTACTGGTTAAAGTACTTGCCGACCTGCTCCTTGAAGCGGTCCTGGCCGTTGAGGATAACCTTGAAATTTACCAGTGGGCCAGACTCGTAGCCACCGAGACCCGCAGCCGTAGCAGCAGCGGGCACGCCCTCCTCGAACCAGAAGACACCACCACCACCGACCGAGTTGGAGGATAGGGCCGTGCCGCTCGAAAAGATGTTCGAGCAGGTCAGACGGGGCGCGCCAACCTCGTGGGGCATGACACCGATCGCGCTGAACACGTTCGAGGCGACGGTCACCTGGACGTTCGCGCAAGACGTGGAGAAATTCCACAGAGAGTTGTTGGCACTGGATGAGGTGTTGGCGTAGCACCAGATCAGCTCCTTGACGGGGTGGTTGAAGGACAGGCGGATCGTCTGGGCCGAGATGGAACCGGCCGTCAGGGTCAGGGAATCACCACCGGTGTGCTGGACCTGCTCGATCAGGTACTCGTGGCCCTTCTGGGCGAAGCGGCGGCGCTCCTCCGTGTCCAGGTAGATGTAATTGGCCCAGACCTCCATGACGTTCCCGCCGAAATAGGCCGAGTAGTAGCTGGTCAGGTCGAAATCCAGGCGGACCTCGTGGTACTGGAGAGCAATCAGGGGCAGATACAGGCCCGGGTTGCGGTTGAAGAAAAATAGGAGGGGCAGGTACACGTAGGTCTTGGGGTCGGCGGAGGGCTGGGGGGCCACGGACAGGGAGGACAGCTTACCGTAGGCGATCTTGTCAGACTCGCCCAGGAACACCTCGGCGTACAGGCGGAACCAGGTCTGGTAGTGCTTGTCGATGCGCTGGCCGCCGATGGTCAGCTCGACGGCCGAAATGGCACGCTCGGCAATCCAGCATGAATCGGCCGCGCCGGTGTTGGTCGAGGTCGTGTTCAGGCCGGTCGTCGGCAGGAGGGCTACGTACATATTCCCGACCAGATCACCGTTACGGGCGATGGTCACGGATACGCGGCCACCGTTCGTGGGCGTGCCGTTGATCGTCTGCTGGATATTCTCCATGGCGAAATTCGTGTGACGCTTGTACACGGCCTGGAAAAAGGTCACCTTGGGCTGACCGGTCAGGTACACATCCTGAGCGCCATAGGCTACGAGCTGCATAAGACCACCACCCATTGTGTAATCTTAGCCAAGAAAAAAAATCAGTTCGAAAATGCAAGACCCCCGAGGCCCGACTGAATCCGAAGAATGTTGTAATTGACCGCAAACATCCGCTGGATCAGGTTCGTCGGCATTCCGGTCTTGAGATATGGGGCCGCCTGGGCGATGTCGATCCGGGAAAAGTTGCATGTTCCGCTCGGCTGGAGTTCCTCGGGTTTAAGAGCGAATGAATAGACGTAGATACCGGGATACGGTGTTCCGGTATGATACTGATATGGCTGGTACGCGTTGAAATATTTCCCGGGCTGGGGGACGAATCGGTCCGTGCCGTTGAGCATAATCTTAAACTGGTGGAGCGGCCCGACCTCATACCCATAGGCCGTATTAGCCGTGCCATAGTTGGGGTTGCCCGGCTCGACCCAATAGACGTTGCCAGTGAGCACGTTCGACTGGACCGTGATGGTGTTGCCGGTCGTGACATTGCTCGCTGCGCTGACATACAGGGGCCCTGACGTGCTCGTAAGAGATGGAGGAATGAAAAGGGCCGGGGCCCCGATATGGTTCGCCTGGAACATGGAGCCGGCCTGGGCGAGCTTGTTCGTGTCGACCGTCACATTGACGTTCGCGGTCCCGCTCGAAAAGTTCCACATGGCGTTCGGGTTCGTCTGGTTATTCGGGTTCATGTAGCACCAAATGAGCTCCTTGACTGGGTGATTGAACTGCATGCGAATTATAGATGGTGCATTCTCATTCGACCCGGACCCGACTGGGTCAGGCGTGACATACTGGACCTGCTCGATCAGGTACTCGTGATTGAGTTTGGCGAACGACTCGCGCTCGACCTTGTCGAGGTACATGTAATTTGCCCAGACCTCGATCTGATTCGTCCCGAAATAATTGGAATACATCTGGGAAAATTGAAAATCGATCCGGACCTCGTGGTACTGGAGAGCAATCAGGGGCAGGAACAGGCCCGGGTGCTTGTTGAAAAAGAACATGAGCGGGAGGTACACCTTGCCGACAGAGGTGCCGTTATTTTGGGCCAGGGCCAGGGATGTCAGACGGCCGTAGTTGCATTTCTTGGATTCGCCCAGGAACACCTCGGTGTACAGGCGGAACCAGGTCTGGTAGTGCTTGTCGATGAGCTGGCCACCGATATACAGGCTCACGGAGTCGAAAGCACGTTCAGCGACCCAGCACATGTCAGCCCCGACATTGTTCGATGTCAGCTGGGCGGCCGACGAAATTACGGGGGTCATGGCGACGAACATGTCGCCGACCAGGTCGCCCGAGCGAGAGATGACGACCGACTGGAGACCACCGTTTCCTCCCGCCCCCGAGACAATCTGCTGAACGATCTCCATGGCGAAATTCGTGTGACGCTTGTAGGTTGATTGAAAAAAAGTCACCTTGGGCTGACCGGTCAGGTACACATCCTGAGCGCCATAGGCTACGAGCTGGAGCAAACCACCGCCGGGCATTTAGTATAGGCCGCGAAAATAGTTCGACCGGCGCGCGAAAAAAAGAAGCTTAAAATCTCAGTCCCTAGTACAAATGTCTCGTCGTGCCCCGCCCCCCAAGCCCGTACCCGAGGAGATCGAATTCGATGATGAGGATGAGGAGGAGGAAATGGACGAGTACCCCGACATGTTCGAGGCACTCAGCGGCCTGCTGGCGACCGACGAGGGCGACACGCTCGCGGCGCTCCAGCTCCGCCAAGCCGAGGCTCTCGAGAAGATTGCCGCCCAGTTCGAGACCCAGAATAAGATCATGGTCAAGATCCTGAGCGCACTCAGCAAGTCCGCGCCCCCGACCCCTTCGGTCCCGGCAGATGAGGAGGCTTAAAAAAAAGCCTCCCTGGTACAGTATGGAGGTTCACATTATTAACAAGGATGTCACGCCCGAGCACATTGAGGCCATCCGGAACGTTCGGCAATCGAACGAAATCAAAACGTGGACCGAACAAGATTTTCAGAATTGTATCCTGAAAAAAGAAAAAGAGGCTCTGTTTCATGCACGGGGCAACTCTCTCGCTGCTGCGAATGCATGGGCCTATGTCCTGTTTCCTTCGGATCAGCAGCGTGATGATTCCAAGTTTCCGGTCGGTTACATAGATCGGAACATTCGAGACGCAAATGAGGTCTACCTCAACATTTGCCGAAACATTCTGGCCAATCTCGAATCTGGCGGGTTCGGGAAGAATTCGAGCAAGGATATCAACGGCGACGAATTTACACTGGAATTTCGGGTCCGTCGGCTCGTCAAGGACCGCAAGGAAATGTTCGATCAGTTTCGCAACTGGGAGAAGCGTTTCAATCGGATCAATAACCCGACCCTGGCCATCGATGACAGTGACACGTCCCTGAAGGATGACGAATCGACGAGTCCGTACCAGAAACTTCTCCTGTACCTGCTCGAGAAGACATATAGCGAGGGGTACCGGCGCTACAAGGGGCACTGCTGCGTCCAGATTGGGAATACTCGTGCATGGCGTCCGGTCAAGGAAATTAAAAAGTTTATATATGATTCGACCCAGAAGGAGGACGAGCCCGATCGCTGGAAGCAGCTGACGAGCCGCGGGAACCTCGTGGCGGACCTCGAGCGTCACCTGCTCAACTGTCAAGATTTTCAGTTCCAGGAAATTCAGAAAGATCGGCACGTCTGGTCATTCCAGAACGGGCTCCTGGTCGGCAAGGATTGGGACGGGACGCAGTACCGGATCAAATTTTACCCATACACGTCGCACGACTTTCACGAACTCGACCCGACGCTCGTCAGTTGCAAGTACTTTGATCTCCCATTCGATCCGCACGATGACAAGGCTGACTGGTACGATATTCCGACACCGAACATGCAGCTCGTGCTCGACTATCAGAAATTCGAGGAGGCGGTCTGTCGGTGGATCTATGTCTTCATCGGGCGCCTGTGCTTCGATGTCAACGAGCTCGACGGGTGGCAGATTATTCCGTTCCTCAAGGGGATTGCCCAGTCCGGAAAGTCGACCCTGATTACCAAAGTCTGTCGCAAGTTTTACGAGTGCGAGGATGTCGCGACACTCTCGAACAATATCGAGCGCAAGTTTGGTCTCTCGAGCATCTACAAGGGGTTCGTCTTCATCAGCCCCGAGGTGAAGGGGGACCTGGCGCTCGAGCAGGCCGAGTTTCAGTCGCTCGTATCGGGTGAGGATGTGAGCATCGCGCGCAAGAATGAGTCGGCCGTGAGTCTGCAGTGGAAAACGCCCGGCATTCTGGGCGGGAATGAGGTTCCCAACTGGAAGGATAACTCGGGGTCGATCCTGCGCCGTCTCGCAACGGTCAACTTTGGTCGCCAGATTGCCCCGGAGGTTTCGGATCCGCACCTGGAGCACAAGCTCGAGAAGGAGCTCCCGGCAATCATGTGCAAATGCATTCGGGCCTACCTCGACCACGCTCACAAGTACTCGGACAAGGACATCTGGAACGTGCTCCCGGCATATTTCAAGAAGATCCAGACCCAGATCGCAACGGTCACCAACTCGCTCCAGAATTTCCTGTGCTCCGAAAAGGTCAGGTTTGGTCGGGACCTCTTCATTCCCCAGCGGACCTTTGTGACGCACTTCAATACGCATTGCCGCGAGAACAACCTCGGGACCTTCAAGTTCAACCAGGACTTTTACGCCGGACCATTCAGTTCGCGTGAAATTGAGGTCCGGACCGAGTCCCAGGAATACAATGGGACACTGTACTCGTCCCAGCCATTCATATTCGGGCTCGACATTCCCATGACCGATTAAAATATAGAAAAATAGTATGAACCGTTCGGCGGCCGCACGAAAGATTCAAAAAATCTTCCGGAAAAAACGTTCCGCAAACACCGGGCTCGGCTTTAAGCTCTCCAAGCCGAGCGTCGTGTCCATGGTCAGCACCCTCAAAATTCCCATCATGATAGGGAACGTGTTCTTGCATGCCCCGATAGGGTTCAGCGAGGTTGCCGGGTACATCAATTTTCGCAAAAAGCCCCGGGTCCGGTACGTGAAGGGATCTGGGTGGGTCGGTGACGGTTTCGAACACGTCAAGTACATCACCGCAAAGTACGGCAATACGACCGTCATAATTCAGGCCGATCAGATCAGGGTCAGTGGTCCCGGGACCTACGAACAAATGTACAGGCTCTGCATAAAGAACAAGTGGATCCTTCCACTGGCCATGCGTCTCAAACCGGTCATCAACACCATCAATTGTAAATTCCGGGTCAACAAAACCATAGACCTCCCGATCATGCGCAACTACATTATCCATCAGATCCCAGAGGGAATGCTCGAATCAAAACCCGGACCGATACTGCCCGAGGTCCGGACGCCCGCACTGTCCGTAAAATTCAAGAAACCTAAATTTACGTATCAGTTTTTTAAAAATGGAACAATTTTGTTTTCGGGAATTAAAAAATTGAGCGACATTGATGTCCCGCCAGAACTTTTCAAGCAATTTTTTAGTCGGTACGGGTTCGATGCGTCGGATGTCTTTGGGGCGGCCCCGAATCGTCCCGGGGCCAATAGGTACCCATCGGCCGGCACGTGGAACAGTCTCGTGTCGCCGGTCCCGCGCGGGTACTACATCCGACCCGGGCCGAACGGTCAGCCCCGGTTGTACCCGTACCAGTACTACACGAAACTGACAGCCGGGCCGAATATACTGAACTCGGTCGTGAATCTCGGTCCTCTCGCGACCAAGGTTCGCAAGGCCTTCGAGGCGGTCGGGAAGCCCATCCCGGAATCGACCCTCAAAATCTTCCGCGAGGCCGGCGCGCCTCTCAGGGCTCCACCACCGAACAAGGTTGTCTATACCGGACCGGCGAATCGGCGCGCATCCAACTGGAACGCGACCCGTAATGGATATTATGTCCGGCCCGGACCGGGTCAACAGCCTTACTGGTACGCAGTGCCCAAGGGTGTCGCGGCCGGACGCAAGACGGTCATCGCGGCCTACTCCAAGGCTGGTCGTAATATTCCAAAAGCGGTCCGTGAAATTTTCAAAATTTCTGAAAATGTAAAAATAAATAATACAAAAAAGGCTCACGAGTTTATGATGGGTTCGAATGGGATACTACGTATCAACGGCAAGCAGGCCACGCGCCTGACGAAGAAGGAGCTCCTGGCCATTGCCCGGAATGCAAACATTGCCGAGGTCGGGAACAAGATGAAGCCCGTGAACATCATAGCCCACCTGAAGCGCAAGACGGCCGCGAAGGGTGTCGGGGCATTCAATTTGACCATAGGGACGACCAAGTACAAGTTGTTGGAAAATGCGAGGGTCCGGCGGCTCAAGCTCGGGAAGGCTGTGACGACCCGAGAGTGGACCACGATGAAACCGAGCGAACGAAATGCAATAATAAAGAGCTACATAAAGAAGGATAATAGGGCCAATTTTGTAAAACGTACATTGGCCGACCAGTACAGTGTTCTGTACCAAAAGTCCAGAAATGGACATGTCGCCGCGTCGGCGTCGCCAGGGTCATCGGTCTCGACGCCAAACCTCGGGAATGTTTTCGCGAACGAAAACAATGTACGAAACGAGAATTTCGCCTAAGTATTATTTTTTCGACTCGGGGGTGCAGGGGTCTTTTCCTTATTTTGTAAATATTTCAAATCTAACGGGGATAGGACATACATATTACCATCATCGTCGGTCCATGTTGGTGTCGGGCCGCATTGAATACATTCACCATATACATCATCACATAAATATGCCACTTTTGTATCCTGACACGCATAACAATGAAACTCATCCATCTACACACTCTACGCAATATTTTTTTATCTACCTAGACACATTTGAGAATGTCAAAAACCTTGTAGAGAATATTGAAAAGACCCTTGTCGGAGTCTATGTCGGCCGGTCGAATAATCTCGAGCTCGACTTGATATATGGTGTCGTCATCAGAGTCCTTGTCGTCCGGGGTCCCCTTGACGATCGTCATATCGATCGACAAATTCTTTCGAATAAAAGACCAACGCTCCTTGTCCTTTTGTTCGGTACTGACCTCCTCGCCGTCATACTCCCATGGCTCCTCGGTAGAAATACCGAGCCGGACGTCAAAGCTCGCCCCATCGATCCTAAAGTCATCAGTACAGACCCGGGTTTTCGTACACCCATCCTGTTCGTCCGATTCCTCGTCGACCGTCAACCGGCGCGAGTTTGGAAAGTAGTACACGGTCGCCTTGGAATGCCGGCTCGTTTCCCAGCCCTGGTACTTCATCAGGGCCCGAAAGACTTTGTCGAACGTATCCTTTCCGACATTTGTATCGAATGAGGTCTTTGATAGGCGCCCGAGTCGAATCTCGACCTCGGTATTTGGAAGATTCTTAAACTTCTGGATGAGCGGACTCCACTGGGCGTGCAGGTTCTGACTTTGGGGGTGCATTCTTTCTCTTAGAAACAAAACGCTCCATGTCTCTAAGAGATGAGAGGACTCGTCAATCTGGGGAACACATGCTACTTTTCGACCGCCGTCCAGTGTCTCGTACACGTTCCACCTCTTTCGAAATATTTTTTTGAGAATTCTTACAATGGAAATTGTGAAATTACCCGTGAGTACCAGCGGGTCGCCATGGACCTGTTTCGGGTCCACGAGTCCGGACCGGTCGATCCGTCCGGGCTCCTCGATGCATTCCGGACCAAGTTTCCAGAATTTGGTCATGGCCAACACGACGCCCAGGAGGTTGTCATAATTCTTCTGGACGTTTTTGAAAAATCATTGGGGAAGGATCTGATACAAGGAATATTCAACGGCCGAGAGACACAGGAGGTTGCATGGCCCCGAGGGAAGACGTCACGGGTCATGCCATTCACGGTCCTTTTGATCGATGTCGGGGCAGAGTCGACCCTCCAGGAACTCGTCGACCGGCGGGCCGACCCCGTGCCGATAGAAAACTATACGGATGATTCTGGAGAGACACATCCTGTAGCGGCGATCCGGAACGTGATCACTGAATGGCCCCGGGTCCTCGGCGTGTCATTCTCAATGTACACCAACAAGTACCCGATACATGTACCGCTCGAATTCCAGGGTCTCCGGCTTTTTTCGTGCATAATCCATCACGGGATCCAACACGGAGGACACTACGTGCTCCTGGTCCGTCGCTACGACAGGTGGTACATAAAGGATGACGAGGATGTTCGGGAAGTTCCCGAACCGAAAGACCTGAAGGGGTCGTTCTACATGGCGTGGTACCGGTAAAATTCGCGGAGCTCGATTGATTCACGAAGGTTTATAATTGTTCGAAAGTATGTCCGGCGATTATTTGCATACGTCTTGTCGGTTCGTATCTTTTCGACGAACCACCCGGTCGGTCCGTAGCCACATTCGACTATCGATCCGTCCGGAATATTGACCTTGGTCAGGAGCTCAGCCTCGAGAAAGGGAAACCCCTTGTCCTGGACATATAGATTCTTACCGTCCATTATTGCAAAATCGATGGTTATACGGTCCCGGGGTTTCCACTTGAACATGGTCTCATGGGTCCCGGTCCGGACGGGCTCTGCGATCGGGGTCAACACGATTCCGTCAGTCTCGTACTCGAATTCGGTCGGCATGTCCCGAATAGAAGTCAGGGGCCACATGGTCTTGACCCGGATCTCACATTCGGCCCCGGCCGTTTTTATAATTCCCTTGACCATTTTCCGGGCCGCCTCGAGCCGAACATCGAGAGGGTCTCGCGTCAGGTCCCGCCCCTTGACCCGGATCGCGTCGTGGACCATGAAGAGCCGTCGACCGTCCCGGGTCGTCACGAGTTCGCCATCGAGCAGGGTATCCTTGGGGACCCGTATTTTCAAGGGTACACTCGCGAATGATCTGTTCACCAGAAAGACGCCCCCATCAAAACTCCCGAGCAGGTACCTGAGACCATCCGTTTTTTCGCATACAAAATATTTCTGTTTTTCGAGGAGCGAGAAATGGCGCCGCTCGATAGACACGGGTTGGGGACCCGGGAACCTGTCACCGGTAATTCCCCATGATTTCATGATAAATTCTTCCATGTGTTTACTTGATTCACATGGGGGTCTTATCTCTAAGGCTGCAAAGAAACGCCCGAAGCCTCGAGGATGTTTCCGAAGCATTCGTGAATGTAGTGACACACGACATTGGCCCGGGTCGCGGCCGCGACCTTGATGCCCTGCTGACGAAGACATTCGAACATTTTCGCATTGTCGGTGAGCGGGAGGGAGACCTGAACCTTGCCACCCCGGAGCTTTCGGTCGACCGGCTTGGAATCCATGGCCCAGACGCGCGCGGATGATTTCAGGCATTCATAGAGGCCGTCCGCGATCTGCTTGCCAACCTCCGTGTCGAACGTGAGCCCGCGCTGACCGGCCGGCTCGGTCGATCCGGCATTGGTCTTTTTGGTGAACATGTCCCAGTCGATACCCTCACGGACCGACGGGAAGACTACGACATGGACGCCATTCTCAAAGGGGGCCACGACCCGGTTCAGCTCTTCGATATTCAGGTTCGTCCCGTAATCCATCCAGAAGATGCGCTCACCCGATTTAATAATTTTTGGCAAACTTGATTTGTCGTCGACGAAGTGGATCTCGATGTGGACCCCACGTTGCATACAGAGCATGTGCGTGTTCATGGCCGTATGGAGCGTGGTCGCGCTGATTGATTTATTCCGGGTCACCATGCATATGTGGAGGATCTGCATTTGGGTTTAGGCAAATTTATGCCTTAACTGTCACAAATTCCTGGTACGTCTTAAATTTTGGATTTCCCCAGACATACGTGACGGTCCCATTTTCTCTGTACCCTACCGACCCGAAAACAATTGTTCCCCCGTTTTTTTTAATTTCATGGATACAATTCAAATTACAGAACCCATCGGTCGGTTCGTACATTGAGTAGTCGTATAGTCAGGGTCTCGAATATTTTTTGACCCGCGAGTAGACAACCATCGAATTCGCCAAAAAGATTGTCGTCCCATCTCTCTCGACCCATGTATGGATGGTGTGACCATTATAAACACTTTGTCATTCTCACCCCGGCACCACAATTCACCATTGTGTATTTTATACGCTTGCCTGGGCCTTAAGCCGATCTTCGAGCGTCCCCTGGAATCTCAGGTTTCCTACATGTCCCAGGACCGTCGCGCAGTCCGCGAAAATCTGGCCACCCATCTGCTGCCATCGGCGACAGAATGCGTAATCCTCCGAGAGGTACCGGCGACTGACCGGATCGATCATGCAATCGAATACGGCCACGTACTCATCCAGATCCTTGTTCTGATGGTCGTTGACACAATTGAGCTCGGGGTACCGAGCAAACATTTTCGTAAATACCTCGCGCTTGATGAGCATGAATCCGGTCGGGCCGTCGAGAACCTCCGCGAATCCGTCAATAATTTGAGTCTGGGCGTACTTGAAATTCATGACGAGCGACGATGACACGCGACCTAGGTCCTTGCTCCCACCCTTCTTGACCTCATCCTCGGCCTGATTCCACATGACGCACTTCTTGGGATATGCCGCGACCGCGACATCATGGTTCGACTTGATGAGCCGAACGACCGAATCGGGATCGAAGTGGATATCGGCGTCGATGAAGAGGAAGTGGGTCGCCTCGGTTTTTTGGTAGAATCGCGCGACCGCAATGTTCCGGGCCCTGTGAACGAGCGACTCATTCTCGGTCGTGTCGAGCATCATCTGGATGCCATTCATTGCACAGGTCCGCTGGAGACGGAGCATTGATTCCGCATAGGCCTGGAGACAAATTCCGCCGTAGCATGGCGTCGATACAAAAAGCGTGACCATTGATATTACACATGTTGCTTCTCCTTAAGTTCGGCCCGAACTATAGTTTCAATCTTGGACAATGTCGGGACGGATACGTCGCAGACTCTACAAATGGTCGATCGATCGACCGGGTGGCCCATCTCGGCCGTGACTATGAATATGACCGCACACGCGATCGCCTTGGGTGTACGGCCCATGAGCTCGACCGATTCTTCGAGGCCCTGACACATCTTGACGACGCGCATCTTGACCCGCCCCTTGATCGCGGCCGGGATCTGGATGTCGTTGAAGAATCTGGGGACTATGTGCGCGGCCGTCATCACGTGAACCTCGGTATCCGGGACCTGCTCCTGGAAAAGCTCGGTCGTCCGGGACAGGTCTCGGACCGGTATCCCGAACGCATCCGCAATTTCTTTTGTACTCCGTGAAATGTTATTCTCACGGCATGCCTGAAATATACAATTCGCCTTGACCCCGTTGCGGACAGCCCCACGGGTCAGCTTGGCCTCGTTGAATTCCTTGTACTTGATCTTGGCCGAATACATCACAGACTCGGGAAGGCCGAGGACCCTGATCCCAACGTCGACCATGTGCTGATAGGCGTGGAAGAGCGCGCGGTCTCGGTGGTGCATACTCACGTGGTGGTGGATACGGCTCATTCGCGCAGTCGCATAAGATTTTCCCCGAGAGACAATCATCGTCCCCATTCCCCAGGATTCGGAAAAGTGGTCCGTATTTACGGGCGCACCGACCCGCGACGGGTCCTTGTTTCCAGAGTCAGGGTCGCCCCCAGAATTCCACTCGGGCTCGTGACTGATGTAGACATCATCCACCAGGCCACATGACGTGCATACGGGCATCTCATCTATAATCTTGAGCCCACCGCATGGGCAGATCCATTCGGAACGGATCGGCTCAGCAACCTCCTTTTCACGGAAAGCATCCAGCACGGCCCAGCTCTGTTCAATGTCCATTGTGTGTTTCCACGCCCTGCGGTATCCTGGGCCATAAAAAACCTCAATTCTCTTTATATGCAGCCCGTCGTCGATCACGTGAAGCGTTCGACCATTGAGACGCTGAGGTCCCAGTCGCCATTTAGCATCCTGAACATTGTCGCCCTGGTCGCGATCCTGATCCTTGGCTATTTCCTGTACAAGAAGTTTACAAAGAAGTTTTCTTCGGGTGCTATTAAGATGGTCTCACGCCCTCAGCCTCCCCCGAAGAAGGTGACGTTCAAGAAACCGGTCGTCGTTGTCGAAGAGTCCGAGTCCGAAGAGGAGGAGGAGCCAGACGAGGAGCCCGAGGTCGTCACGGAGGAGTGATTGATTTTTTGAGATGACCGACCATCTTCGCCTTGAGCTTTCGAAACGGGCTCACGTGATTGAACATGTCGACATCCTCCTTTTTGAACCCGTACTCGATCATTAACTCGATCGCCTTTTTTTCATCTTTTTCTATATAATCCATGATGAGCAGGATGCCGTCCAGGTCCTGGTGAGCCCTTGGGACCCGCTCGTACATGGCTTTAATCTTTTTGCGGCGCATACACATATTCTGGTACTTGGTCCACGTGCTTCCGGGCTTGAGGACCGGGCCGAGCGTATGTCCTATCTCAATAGCGGGAAGTATACACCCCCACAGATTGAAATATGGCATAAATTCCCAATCACCCGAGTAGACGATGACGTCTATGAGGTCGGCCCGACTGAAATATTCAGAAACCTTTTCATAATTTACAGATGGATAATCTAGATAATTTGCATTGAGGATCGATACCATGTTTCCGGGTTCGGCTATCGGTGCCCCGATAAAATCGATGGGTCGAATATTTGAATCACGTGAGACGAGCGACCCGACAAACTCCCTGGGCCCCCGAAAGTCATCCCGAATGTCCGAACGAAATGTCGATGCCTGTATGACGGCCCGTAGGTCGCCTTTCGATTCATCCAGGACGGCGTCGGTCGCATCCGGTACGATCCGTTTCATACATTCTCGGGTCGGTACCGGAAATTCATAAATCGCCACGTCGAAATCAAATTTTACGGGTACCTGTGAAATTATTATAAACGGACCTTCGGTCGGGACGCTCGTAATCTCCTTGAGACCAATCAGGCCTTGGACACATTCATATTCATCCAGAATGACTGGTATTTTTGTTCCTCGAATTTTAGTAAGAAACTCGATCGTATCATTTTTACTCTTGAGAATGTCGGGCGTAATCTCTATACATGGGTCGTAGGCGTCATGCACGGCCCATGATTTCCCGATGCCCGTGCGGCCCAGGACGCACACTACCCGACCGAGCTTTGTAAATTCGTAATCTTTTTTTTGTGAATCAATTCTAAAGTAACGATCCATGATTTCAGACGACGAGGCAGATGAGCCCCTTAGTAAACAGATTCTAAATATGGTTCTAGACAATAACGCGGTTCGGGCCGCGTACCCTTGGTTCACAGGGTATCTTGTTTTTAACGTCATAATTCTGGCCCTTCTGATTTATATCAGCATCAAAATATCATTTAAACATTAGATGACCGTGATCCTCGCGCGCGCGAATGACTCGAAGCACAAGTTTATGGCAATTTTTCCAGATGGAAAAACCGTGCGTTTCGGTGCCCGGGGCTACTCGGATTACACCATGCACAAGGACCAGGCCCGGATGAAAAGATATCTTATTCGACACAGGTCCCGAGAGAACTGGACCAGGTCCGGTGCAAAGACTGCCGGGTTTTGGTCTCGCTGGCTTCTGTGGTCCGAACCGGATTTTCGACGGGCGCTCAGGAAGACCGAAAGAGCCCTCGGGCAAAAAATAATATACGAATAATACAATGGATGTAGTCATCGCCATGGTGAATATAGCCATATGTGTTTTTGCATTTTCAAAAGGGGCCGGGTATATTAAAAATAAAAATAACCAGATGGACTGGTGGTGGCAGACCAACGCAGCAATGGTCGCTATTGCGGCCGTAGGCATTGTGATAAATATTTACATGATTTCAAAAGCATTTAAACCGAAAGGGGGGTATGACTACGCTGGGCCCGTTGTGCCTCTGCCCGCCCAGTTCACCGCGCCCGCACCCGCGCCCCTATATGCACCCGCCCCTCTCCAGATTGCCGCACCCGCGCCCGCGCCCCTTCCGGCACCCGCGCCCCTTCCGGCACCCGCGCCCCTCCCGGCACCCGCGCCAGTCGTCGGCCAGGGTCCATTATTGACGTCGCTAGTGCAAGAGGCACAAACTGCGGCCGCTGCTGCTAGTGCAGTCCAACAGCTCAGCTCTGCGAGAGTTCAGATCTGAGAAATTGTCGCGCTGAGCCGTGCGAATGCCTCAGGCGTCCGGCGAACATCATAGTCCATGGTGTTCGATGCAGCGATACCCATGGATCCAGCCTCGGCAAACGCATCCTGGTTCGCGCCCATGTATACAAATGTCCACCCGTTTCGCTGGCGTTCCTCGATCAGGTCCTTGATGTGAGCCCGACTGTAGGTCTTTGATGAATTTTCGAGACCATCCGTGAAAATTGCAACGACCGGAGGCTCGGTCCCTTTGTAGCCCTTGATGAATGTGCCGATCGCATCGAGAAGGGCCGTGGACCCGCGCGGGCAATAGGTCTCACGGGTCATGGGAAGAACATTGCTCATTTTCTGGTTCGAGTACGAGACGAGATACTCGTGGTCGAATTGGATGAGGGTCAGGGTCGAATCCGGATCCTGTTCCCGGACGAATGCATTGAATCCACCCATGACGTCATCCCAGCATGTCTCCATAGACCCGGAGCGATCGAGCAGGAATGTGATTGGACTCATTTAGTGTAACAGGCCTCGATCGCCTTAAGTGACGCGGCGCCCACGAGCGCGAAGGTGTTTGTCGCGACCGTGTCAGCGATCCAGCGCAGGCCCTGACACGTGGGAGAGGCGTAGGCGAAAATTGATGTCACGAACCCTGCACAGTGTTCGTAGTACAGACGCTCACTGAACCAACGAATAACGTGGGACCCAATGACTATCGCCAGCAATCTCATTACCATATCCGCGCATGTGCCCTCTAAGTCGAGAAGATTGTGTTCGTGTACTAGTAAGGGAATGTCATCGATCGTTTTTCAAATTGAGAATCGAAAAAATGAAAATATATCGGCCCTCATGGACCTGGTCCACGACTGGGCCGATGAGCACGGCATGGATTACAAGCGATATGATGGGTACCGGGATGACATGGTCCATTACTGGTGGAAGGTTCACAAATTAAAGGATCTCATGAATGAAAATCCAGAAGCCCCATTCATTCTCTGGTTCGATTCTGATATTTTCATTTTTGATTTTAAAAAAGATCCCCGAAAATTCATGACACCCGACCTAGACTTTGTCGGGGCCCATGATCCGGATGACCCGAAAGATACCGAGGACTGGTTCAATGCGGGAGTGTTCTGTGTCAGAAATTCGGAGAGCGGCCGGGCCCTCATCGACAAATGGATCTCACTCTACGACCCATCCAAATGGAGCCGGGATGACGATGGAAAATGGGTGACCGAAGACCGATGGGCCGGGCCCAATTACGAACAGGGGTCATTCTGTGAAGAAATTTTACAAAAAACAGAATTTAAAAACAAAATTAAGATTCTCAAGTCGACAATCTTTAATGAATTATTCGACTGGCAAAACCCTGGCCCCGAATGCTTCTCGATACATTTCATGAGGGGACTGGCCCAAAAACTTGGAATCATAGCCATATGGCGCCACCGCATAGAAGTCATGTGTATAGTAATTTTTTTATTTACATTTTTTGTCTGTATAAAGGAACTCGTCGCCCGAATGACACATGGCGGTTGAACTTATGGGCCTGGCTATCTTTGCGGGGCTAACTCTCCTATTTTCATCAATCACGTTCACGTACCTCGAACGCCGCATTCAGGCAATCGAAAATCTTCTTCATGAAGACTAAAATTCAGGTCGTCGGTCGGTCAGGATGTGCGATGGGAGTGCCCGGTCAACCATGGATTACAACACCGGTCGCTACCGAAAGGCGACCAAGGTCTGGGTCGCTCTCCAGAAGATCGACATGAGTGACACGAAGCGGGCAAAGTTTGCTAGGTACAAGGCTGAACTCGAAGAGGCCTATAGCGCGCTCTCGACCAATCAAGCCTCTGAGCAAAAGTTTGCGGCCGCGTGTGGGCGTTTCGGGATTTACTATATCCCCAAGCGCAAAAATACAATTTTTTCCAAGCCGTCCGTTGAAAACTACCCGCCCCAGAACTTTGGGCGCGAGGATGATGGCCTCCCTATTAACAAGTCTACCGAATTCCGGTTTGGAGGGAACTCCTCTGCAAACCGGCCTTCCAAGATTTTCAAATTTGATGAGCTCGTCGCGGCGCGGCAGATTGTGTACGACTTCCGCAACTCAGAGGAGGGTGGAAAGACGTGGGGCATGAAGGTCGGGTATACGAGCCGGTGCTGGTACGAGGACGTGTACTGCGTGCTGAACGGCATCACCAAGCCCGGAGTCCCCATCTGGACCGGGAACCCCTCGATAGGTCGCTGGTATCGCAAGTATACTGGCCGTGACTGGGTCACTGGTTTCGCCGTGTAATAAGATATAGAATTTCCTGAACCTCCCCGCGCCCCTCTCCGGTCTTTGTCCCACGTCCCGTGTAGCGCTGATAGGTTCGCGCGTGGCGCTCGGTCTCATAATCACCGAGCAGCTTTTGCCATTCGGGCTCGCCCAGAATACCCTCATCGTTATACGAAATGAGAACGTATTTGGAGACCCGGGTCGATTCCGTCAAGAGATCTTTCATGGCATCGAACACGCTGCGCTTCGAGTTATAGTCCGACTTGACCCGATTTTTGGGCAGGCCCGTGACCGCATTGACGTTCGTGGGTCGCTCATTCTTCGCGACAATGTTGAGTAGAAAATAGAATGCTCCGTATTCGTGATGGTTGTAGGGCGGGTCGTAGTAAATCAGGTCGAGCGAATCTGATGGCATGGACCGAACCAGGTCGTTTGTCGACATGTTGTGCGCGTGGACCTGGACGTCGCAGTCGTGCCACACGGGACAGTGGAGGACCAGGGGAGCCATGCTGCTGTTCGAACCGAACGTTCCTATATCGTTCTTGTCCTTGATAAATGCCCTAAAATGTCCCATACTGTTCGCATGAATAGCCATCTGGACCAGGATCGGCACGAGACACCAGTCCTTGAGCTCGGGATCGATCGTGTCTATGTAGGCTCGCCACGTGTCGATTCGGAGTGCATTCTCGTGCGTGAAAAAACAGCGCTCGCCGTGCTTGATGTTCTGAGTGTCAGCCGGGGCATACAATTCGGTGACGAGTCCGGGTGTAAATTCACGGAGCTGATTCATGGTTTCGATGTGATAGCGGATGGCCCGCTGCTGAGTTTCGGTCGGACGCTTCAGGAAACAATTCGATGCGAGATGCGAATACAATTCCAGGTCATTCGAATGGAGCTCGGATGCATGCGGGACGAGCGCACGGGCCACGACGGTCGACCCGGAGAATCCATCCATGAGCCTGAGCTTGTCCCGGCCGAGCCGCGTCTTGACGTCATTGACCGACTGGACGATGCCGTCGAGCAGCTTTCGCTTGTTACCTAGGTATGTGTACATCGGTTGGTAAATATAAGCCTCCATGGTATACTAATAACGCGTGTCTTTAATTAAAACGCGAGGTTTCAGGCGCAGCACCAACTTTTAATATATTGTAATATTAAAAATGGCGAAAAGTAAAATGCCCAGTCTTGGACTTGGAATAGGCACGCTCGTAAACTGCGACGCAAAGGACAATAGTTTCTATTGCAAGTTTGCAAAATTGATTAACATTCTAATATGGATAACTGTACTATTCTTCTTGGGAAAGTTTGCTCTCGAATACATCAAGAAAAAATGATTAAAACGCGAGATTCGAGCCCCACACGTACTCAATTTTCCAGGACTTCCAGAGCGCCAGCTGCTGTCTAGTCTTCTGACTATCCTTGAAAAACTTTTTCGCATATACTTCTGCCCCGGCAAAGCAGATGACCCGTAAGGGCTTTCCGTAGAGCTCCGGGATATCCATGTATTTGATGGGGACGGCTGGAATCTTCTCCTGGGCCGTACCTCCGCTCAGATGAAACTGAGTCTTCAGCTCGTACACAAAGTACGGGTCCTCCCAATCCGGGGCGAACCCTCCGCGACGCTCGGGCTTCCATCCAGTAGGGGACATTTCTTCAAAGATTAGTTGTCCGAACTTTCCGGACCACTTATCACCCCTGTTGTATCGGTGATCTAGATTCTCATTGAACAGGTTCCATGCCCATTCATTCTCTCTCGAATAGAGTTCCTTCTTGTTCCGGAATGAATCATCGGGTTCTCGCAAAAATGATAGGTCACCCTTGAGCCAGCTCACGACATTTGGATCCTCGATGAGCCGGCCCATTTTTTCTTAATTTTCTAGGGTCCCGAAGCTTTAATTAGGCATGCATCTTGCATATCCAAAAACTGCCGGGACAGCTCAAGATGCCATGGGTAAAGAACTATGACCGAGAAGAGAAGCCCGACCGTACCTACGGTCAGGGACATGACAGGGATATATTTTAGAATTTCCATAATGTAAAATTACAAATTAAATTGGGGGAGGAACCGAGCCGATGGATCTCGGGCGGTCGACCACCTGGGCATCCATGCGTGCGGACAGAGGTGCTTATTTTTACCGAAATATTGCTCAAAAATTTGGGCGTACTTTTCCTCGCCCCATTTCTTGAGCGCATCGACCCACTCATACCCGACCGCATCGCTCATGCCATTCTTCTGGCGCCAGCAAATCTCATGCGGAAGCATGTCCTCGAACATCTCGCGCAAAAGATACTTTTCCCATTTCCCTCTGGGCATCTTCATGTCCGGATCGAAACCATCCATCACATAATCGACGACATCCCGGTCGAAGAAGGGGACCCGGAGTTCGAGACCGTGGGCCGCGGTCGTGCGATCCGCCCGGAGTACATCGAACATGTGAACCTCGCGGACGAGCCGGGTCGTGTCATGCAGAAACTCCTCGACGTTCGGGGCTCCATGAAAATACAGGTACCCACCGAAGAGCTCATCTGAACCCTCACCGCTCAGGACGACCCGAACGTCCGTATGCTCCTTGATGTACTTGCTCAATAGGTACATGGGGATCGATGCCCGGACGGTCGTCGTGTCGAACGTCTCAAGATGCCAGATGACGTCCCGAATAGCGTGAAGCCCATCTTCGATCGTAAACTTGACCTCTGTGTGTTCGGACCCCAGAAAGTTCGCCATCTTCCGCGCGGCGAGCAGGTCGGGCGACCCGTCGAGACCGATCGAAAAGGTCCGAATCTTTCCGAGCAACTTTTTCCCGATCGCGGCCACGATCGAAGAATCGAGACCACCGCTCAGGAAGAAACCGACCGGACGATCCGTGTTCGTGACGCGCTTCTCGACAGCCTCGATCATGAGCTCCTTGGTCTGTTCCTTGACAAATTCGACATCCTGATCCATTCGGGGGTGATCCCAGTAGTTGGGCGAGTAGCAAATGAACTGCTCGAGTTTCGGGTCGTAGAAATGACCCGGGGGGAATATGTTGACCGGGGTGCCGATATGCGTCAGGGCCTTGACCTCGGACCCGAAAGAGATGCCTCCGGGGTACTTGCAGTAGAAGAGTGGCCGGATGCCGATGCGGTCCCGGGCGGCCCAGGTGTGGTCGCCGTCCGTGAACACAAATGCGAAATCACCGCTCATAATTTCGCACGTGCGGAATAGGCCATGCTGCTCGATGAGTGGCAGGATGACCTCACAATCTGAACGACCCTTGGTCCCACTGAGCTCCAGGTAGTTGTAAATTTCGGCGTTCGCAATCAGGTACTTGTCGTTGTGGGACAATGGCTGTGTACCGTCGGGCCCGATCCCGTTGATGGCGAGCCGCCAGAACATGAGGTGCGTATCCTTGATGAGGACATATGTGAAATCGTCGGGGCCGCGGTGCTTGAGCTTGTCCTTGGGGGGAGGCTTGGTTCCGGCGTAGATTCCACACATCTTTTGTTGAGACACGCCTGGTCTCTCTAAGACTTCTTCAGTGCCATGAAACCAACTCCACCACATACAACTATCATAATAATGATGATGATGATGTAGTATGGTATACCACCAGACCTCGAACCTGAAGAAGTGGGAAATTGACTGAAAAGTGCCATTTTTAATTAGTCACTATAATTAAATGAGAGAAAATTTAATTATTGCAGTTTTAATAATTCTAATACTATTTTTATTAATCAAAAAGACCTCAAGGTTTGACACTTCAGTCAGTGGTATATTCGTCTCGTCTTCAATGAGTTCCACGTCGAGTAGTTTCACTATACCAGCCCTGGCATGGCTATCGAATGATCAGTCTCAGTACATACAACTATATATGAATCGACCAAACAGTGTAGATACAATGGTTGATTTTTGCCAGATAGCCGAAAATCAAATAAATGGAGTAAACTCTTATACACTTATGAACAAATATCTCCCGCCCGGAATGTTACAATATTCATCGGATTCTGAATTAAATTCAGTATTCGATGATGCGTATATCAATGGCGAACCCAGTGGCACGTCCGCAGTAATTATAAGAGATCGAACAATGTTACATATTGTTGCATATATATTCATAAATACATTATATATAACCCCTGGCGCGCTCATAGATATACCAGAAAATGGAAGATCCACGGGATTTGATGTGATTCAGAAAGAATCCGGTAAAACAGACAAAGAACTTCTATTATCTTGTTTTGAATACATTAAGAATGTGAACATCCCGTTGAATTTATCTATTAATTTCGAGGTTCCTATCAGTGTATTCAATTATCTAAATTCTGCACTACCTTCATATATAAAGCCATATCCAACACCTGCCGATGTTATTGCAATTATTCCTCCAAATGATCCAAGTTCTGATGCGGCCAGGAGAGGTGGATGGTTTTCTGCGGTATGTAACTGTGGAACATTGTATATAGTATTTTTAGTAAAGAATAAATGGAAAATTGATATGAATTGGATTTATCCCGGTAGTCCAATCACTAATGACGGACGTTTTACAACTTTAAATTTCATTGCCTCTGGCTCGGGCGCTTCAGGCTCGGGTGCCTCTGGCTCGGGTGCCTCTGGCTCGGGTGCCTCTGGCTCGGGTGCCTCTGGCTCAGGTTCCTGAGTACCTGAAACATTCCCAGAGGCGCGGGGACCTTTTGGAAATTGCAGAGAATTCATCGATCGTGAAATTATCAGCCATGGACCTGTTGCATTTCGCGCAAATTGGCCGCAAGTTTTCAATGTCGAGCGTTCCACCTCTGCTTTCGGGCAGATTATGACCCGTCTCGAAATCAAAGACGGATATGGTATTTTCGCACCAGGTAATCAGGCACTTGTGCTCAAACTTTTTGCCTATATATGTAATCCAGACACGTTCGCGAAGGGCTTTAGGTATTGGAGCCTTCCGCATAATTTAACAAAAACTTGAATCTTTAATTACAAAACACAATATTTAGAAACGACTTGGCATTCTCAACCTTCTCATTCTCGTATGTTCCCAAACGGGGCCACATGTGCGGGCCGACGTGAGTCTCATCGTCATCCAGAGGTAATAGACCCATGAAATCCATTCTCCATATCTGCCGGATAGTAACAGGCTCATCTGGGCCAAGGCAGTCGAATTCGACATCGAGACTCGTCTGACCTGTCAGGAGCTTGATGAGATGGGAAAATGTATGGCACCGACCACCGCTCTTTTCGATGAGCGCGTCGCACTTTGAAGTTGTAAGCCGATATTCGGCTACTTCAGTGACCGTCATGTGAGCCTCTTCCCCATCTTCATAAGTGACGAGGAACGACCCGGCTTTCGGATCCCACGTGGCCCGGCCGAAAAATGTCTTGATCGCGTCATTCTCGAGTTGAAACTCGCGCGCGATAAGTTTTTTTTCTAGGTCCGGGCGGGGACACGGCTTGTCAGGCAGACGTGGGCGACGCAAGAGCTCAAGTTCATAGATTCTGATCTTTTCTTTGATCTGTAGGTTGGTCAACGACCGCGCCTCCTGAATCCATATTTTGTTCTGAGCCATGACGTCTTTTCTTGAAAACATTGTTGAACCGGCTTACCTGACCAGAACAACACACGAATTTTTTCCAAGTCTCTAGTATATATGTTCAGGACAAATCGCCCGGCGCGTTATGTCGAGGGCGGAATGATCGCCATGCCCACGTACCCTAAGATTCCCAACAATTTAAGAAATTTAAATACAAGAAATAATTTTCCATCAAACATGCTCAATAAGATTCGCTCCAGGAACTGGAGCAAGGTCTCGAGGGACAATGTGCTCAAGTTCGTCATGTACGCCTATTACATGGCTCACTGGGCTTACCGCGACACGCAGGACAACCAGACCCGCCGACAGATTCACAATTTTGATAACCGGTACATGAATATTTCGACCCGTCAGCGCGGAAATCATTCCATGATTTCCCCGGAGGTTCTCTGGAACAGGCTCCAGCGCCTCACGAAGAATACGCTCATTGAATTTGCGCGAATTTTGGAATGGTAATTCAAACTCATCAGCCAGAAGAGTCGCTCCAGGACCTGGTCGCGGAACACTGCGAAGTTGCCATCGGGACTATTTTTCCTGTAGATGGTATATGAGATGGCCCGAGCGATATTTTGCTGGACTCACAAAGGGCCTGAAACTCGTTCGCGCCAAAGAACTCTTGAAACGGCGCACGACGCCCTACAAGAAGCTGACCCTCGGGAAATCCAACGCGGGTGGCGCCAAAAAAAAGTCGCACTGGACCCAGCTCTTTCACAAGACGTACCCGGACCTAAAATTTAACAAGAATGCTATCGCTCGGCGAACGGGCATAAGCCGTTCGACGCTCGACACGGTGTACAACCGGGGGCTCAAGGCGTGGAAGACGGGCGGGAGTCGCCCGGGAACGACCGCGCCTCAGTGGGCGACTGCCAGGACTTTCAAGTACATACTTATTACTAAGAAAAAGGCTCCAAAATCATGGTACGCGACGCGGCCCGATCCGGATCAGGATTTGCGCTGATTAAAGCGTTGTTTCGCTTCACGATATTTATTTCCACCGTATGGAAGACCCGCATTCTTGTTCGGGGGCATGTAGCTCCGGTACTGCTTGATTGCGAGTCCCTTTGCCCGCCCCATGGATCGGGCCGCCTGTCTGCTTTTTTCCATACTATTCTTTATTTTGTTGAGTGCCCGAACGCCGAAAAGTAGCTTATTTCCAAGAACCCGAAGTTCGCGGTTTATTTTTTGAGCCTTGGCCGCGCGCTCATTCGTGTATGGACCCTTCAGATGACTGTGAGCGATACGCTCCTTGTTTTTTGCTATGAACCGACCCACTATATTTGCCGCATTTTTCGCGTTCGAGTAAACCTCCTTGCGCAATGTATTGAACCGGTCCCAGGTCCTGTTATTCTTTAGATGTAACGGTGCGGCCTTTCCGTTCTTGTAGACTTCATTCCTGAGGGACCGACCTATACTCTCCATTTCGGCAAGTTTGTACATACATTTACTTTAGAAAATCTTCCAAAATCTTGATGCGCTCATGCATGAGCCCTTCCAGAATTATGTCCATCATTTCGAGCGACTTTTTGGCCCGAACAGAATTTTCCAAAAGTCTAATGTATTCTGATGCATACATTATACTCGAATTTCCATAAATTTCTTTGGGAAATACTGTTTCGGGACTCTTCCTCTTGAATTCATCGAGCTGTTGGATCGCATCTGCGAGCGCTCGTTCCTTCTCTTCACGCTTGACGAAAAAGTCGGTTCGGGTCGAGGGGCGTAAGCTTATTTCCATTACACTACATAATCTGCTATATCCTTAAGTACGGGTTCCTTGACCCATTGATACTCCTTCGGGACCTTGGATGGCCATATGTAGCCGTAGTCCTTGTACGGGCCGACATCGAACGAATAGAATGACGGGTCTTTTCGGTTCAGGGACGCTCGATGCGAAAGTATGAGGGGCTCCCATCCCCACCATGGAGGAAACCGCGGATTTCCGCAGTGCGGCAATTTCTGCATGGTGTTTTTGTAGCCCCGAGAGACCCATTCGTCAATCATCACATTCGTGTACTGGGCCAGGGCGCAGGTGTACCCTTCCCACGCCCGAGCCGCTGGGTGGTTCCGCCACCCCTTGGTGATTCCTTTGAGGGCCCGCCAAATCTGATAGGCTTCGACTCGCTGTTTTCCTAGGCGGCGGTAATCTAGGGACCGCGCGCACTCTACGAGGTTGCTCGAAGTCACGAATGTATTTACCATTGAGACTCTACAGGAGACAAATGACATTGGCGCTGACAACACACGAATTTCGAGACCTCACACTGAGCCTTCCAGTAATCTACCGATTCTTCGAGTGCATTGATCCGAATCAACAGTTCGGCCTCGACCCTCTCACGGTGGATCAATTTATTTTTGAGACGCTCAATTTCATTCTCAAATTGCTTTGACTGGACGCGAACATCCTTGACGACCTGAGTCTGTTCCCATGCCAAATGCATCTTGGTCTTTTTGTGTTGCGCAAGATTTTTATACGTGAACCCGGGACGACAGGGACAATTGAAAGTGCTGGAAAGTTCCATTTATTCTTACACTCGTATATTCTCTAAACAGCATCGACCCACTCAAACCCGCCCATCTTCTCTACCCTGCTCGGATGGAACACGGTCTTGGCCAGCTCCTCCTTGTCGACCCGGGGCACAATCTGGTCGATCGGCCACTCATACTCCCCATCCTCAAGCTTATCTATGATGACCTGAAGATCGTAGATGAGCTTGGCAACCTTATCCGTCTCGATACAAAGCGCCTCGGGGCCCGCGAGAGACTCAACCATAGAACGCATCATCATGACATGCACGTTCCCGACACACTTGTAGATGCTCAGACCGTTCGGGTAAAACGTGCAATCGATCGGCCACTCGGCCACGGGGAACTTGGGGTACGCATCCAGAATGAACTTTTCGATATCTTCGATAGAGTTAAAGTACCACCACGTATCGCACCCGGGGCAGTCATAGCGAGAGAAGGCGAGCTTGTACATTTTTTGGGGGCGAATCTAGGCACTGGCGGATCGTGGCCTCGACAACACACGATTTTTTAGTCGCTCCCCGAATCCTCGTCAGACTCTTCGAATTCATCATCAGAATCGAACACATCCGTTCTCGCGTAACATTGTGGTGATGTGTGCCCTTCACGACCACATGTGTAACACACGAGAACCTGCGAACGCGCATAACACTGAGCGGCCCAGTGCCCGGCTCGTCCGCATCTCTGACACCTGTCAGTTCCACCAAGAACTTCGCGCCGCTCATCGTCAAGATCCTCTTGGCGAAGGTTGAGATTGCAATAAGATCCCCCCCGAACATTCCACCACCCATAGCGGGTCATATATTCTTTAGTCACAAGGTCTTCCTCGAGGTTCGACATATTTTCTCGAATCTCGACGACACCAATCGGAGGATGCATTTGGGTCCAGACACTTCCGTATCCCTGAAAGTGTGAGCGGATACGAGAGGACGGGTCGCTTGTTTTGCCGACATAGTATTTTCCGTGCTGAAGACGAAGGACGTAGATGTTGGTAGGCATTTTTTTAGGTTCTCGAGACACTGGCGGATCGTGGCCTCGACAACACACGATTTTTTCGCGGGGGACTGGCGCTCTTTGACCTGCGAGGACTCTTGCGGGGCGACTTTATGAGTTTTAGATTCTCGGCTATATTCAATCTGCGATTCCTGATAATATTTTCGCGCGGTCGGATATAATTTTTCCCGTAGTGAGTTTTTGACATGTGGACGTTCGCCCGAGATCCGTTGAATACCGGGACATTAACATAGTTCTGACCGGACAACGTCTGGGTCGGGTGTGTGGAGTTTGGCTCCTTCCGATAATAATGTTGGCGTTCGGTCATTCCCAGAGGAATTTCGGTCGCGCGCCCAAAGTCTATCACCCACATTCCCGTGATTCGCCCGGCCGAATCCGCCGTCACGAGAATGTTCCCGCTGTGAAGATTTCCGTGAGACACACCCCGGATGTGCATCTCGTCGATAATGTGTAAGATTCGGGTCTGGACGTGACGCGTATTTTTATGTGGGTATTTCTTGATATAATTTTTCAGCGTCATCGCTTGTTCTCCTCCGACGTGACGCGTATTTTTATGTGGGTATTTCTTGATATAATTTTTCAATGTCATCGCTTGTCCCCCGTGATGCGGGTATTTATTGGTATAATTTTTTAATGACATCGCTTTTATCCCGCCGACCCGGCCCATTATCATGAAGGTCAATTTGTTTCCTACCTTCTTCATGTTCAGTAAAGCCTTGACAAAGTCTTTACCTTCCGGTTTAACTTCGATTGTAAGGTGATTATTCTTATTAAATCGAGGGACGACGTGGGTTCCCTGGAGGCGCAGGAGGGTTTTCCACTCGTGAGACGCGTTATTCGCTATAATCTTCATGTACCGACCGTCATTCAATTCAAAGACGCGACCGTTCACGCCCCCGCCTATATATTTATGAATTTTTGGCCATTTTGGCTTGAGTGCCGATATGATATTCTGGAGCTTTTCTACGTGAGGGGGCATCCTGATATAACGCAATATTTTATTACACAAAAAGATCCCACCCAATTCCATTTTCATTCCTTACTATGTTATATTCGTGCATCTTGTTCGTGTCGTGGCCATAATATGTCACCCTCGCGGTCGTATGATCCTTGTTCATCACGTACATGGTCCATCGACCATTCGAGTTAGTGTCAATAATCACATCAACTGACGGAGTCTGTCGCATCAGTGCTGGATAGGACCCGCCGTGCCATTTGAATGTGTAACGGCTCTTCTTGCCCTTCACTGCAACTTGTTCCCGCCCGTGTCGCTTTTCGATCTGCTTGAATCCGAGGCGATTCGGTGGAACCTTGAAAGCCAGGCGCGTATCAATGTTCATAAAACTGATGACCAGAAAGGCCAGATCGTCGGGGAGGTTCTGCCAGATCGGGTCCATCTGGCGGAACTTCATTTTTGGGTGGGAGACTCGGGTTCGCAGGGACACTGACGCTGACAACACACGAATTTTTAGGGCTTAGAGAGCGTCTTGGCGAGGTTGCGTTTGGCTTTCTCCAGGTTTGCTCGGGCCTGATTCGTTTGTCGAACAGATGCCGCGTATGCAGTCTGGGCCTTCTTTTTCTCCATACGGGCTCGGTAGGCTTTCTGGATGGTCTTGGCCGCCTTCAACCGTCGAACATTTTCCTGTAGCCCGCGCTTTCTTTCAAGCCTTACATAATATGCATACAGCCTTTTCCATTCATTCTGATCAGCTTTGGAAATTTTGTTTTTGTTCTGATGGAACACCCTGTCAAGCCGATACATAGAAAGATATGGCAGTTTGTTGCGATATGGATCTTCAAGGAGGTCCCATCTAAACTCATTCAGAGCCTCTCGAAAACTTATTGGCATTTAATTTAACGCAGGTTTTTTTTAGGGACACTGACGCGAACAGAACACGAATTTTTACACAACACGGCGCAACTCATACTCTCGATCAACCGCAGCCTCGTTCTCGTCATCATCGAGCCCTAGAAAGTCTCGAACATACGTGGGGGCCCCCGTGCAGCACTGCTCGATGATCCACTTGTGCGAAACCTCCTGCTTCACGTTATACTTTTCCAGGACCTTGAAGACCTCCTCGTTCCACTGAGACGATTTGCCCCGCCAGTAGCCGTCGTGCCCCTGCAGGACTATCTCAAGGACCGAGAACCCCCCCTCGTTCTTCGCATTCACGTCCGCACCATTATTCAGAAACATCTGGATAGCCCAGGGGTCGCGGTACTCGGCCTGTAAGAGCAAACCAACTGTATTCACATCGGCAGACTGAACCCCAAAGAGAGTTTCGAGACTCACATCGGACTCAGTGTAGACGGCGATGAGGGCCCGTGCGATCTGCATGGCTGCAGATGGCTGGGCCTCCTCGGTGTATCGCATGGCCTCTTCGACGAGAAGAGCCTCGCGTCGCTTGATCAGTTCGAGCTCCTTCTTGCGCATATCATCGAGAGTCTTGTTGATAGTGGAAACCTCGGAGGCCATTGTGTTTGTTTGGTGGGAGACTCGGGTTCGCAGGGACACTGACGCTGACAAAACACGAATTTTTACCTTGCACCATGGTGTGAGTTTAAGCTATCTCCGAACCACGGATCCCCAGTTTACTACTCTACCTAACCCAGGTATATTATTCACGGGAACTGCGCCAAGTTTACGCATGATGTGGGTAGAAATTGGCATATGCCCGTGAGGTACGAGAAGATTGAAGTTTTCGCCTATATGAAATAGAGGGACTCCTGAAGCCATTGAAGCCCTGACTCCGTAACTACGGAGCCGAGTTCCCTCGCCCCTCTGCCGCCTATTTTTCCCCGTGCGCCCGTGAATGAGTAGTACATATCTGCCTTGGTTTAGAGGGGCAAATTTTACAAGAGAATAATTATTGTTTCTATTACGATTCCCATAAGCCAACACGACGCGTTGTGTCCGCGGGAGTACACGGAAATTGAGGTTCTTATTGTTTTTTGTAATATTACGCAGATGGTTCGTAAACTTCTCAAACTGGGTCGGCATTACATTAAACGACTATTATTTATAAGCCTTCTGGCTGGTCCTCTTCGACGAGGGCCATTGTGTTTGTTTGGATGGGACACTGGCCCTGACAAAACACGAATTTTTTATTGCATTAGAGTATGACGAAAAGTTATCTAACTGTTAAATGGAATACTATAAAGTATCTCAGTGATCCAGTACGGACCAAGTTGCCGCGTAATTTCCAAATGGGTGTTGCATCAAGAAATAAAAATTCGATATCTACAGCTCTATGGAAAGGGGGGAAAGTCGTAGGTCATATGAATATCGATATTTCACCATCATATAATAATAACATTATCGTTGCTTCATTTTCAGGAACCACTAATAAAAATTACAGGGGGAAAGGCATCGGCACCTGGTATAGAGCATTAATTACGAAGGCTCTACTGAACTCTGGTGTTCACTTGATTTCTCATAATGGTTTGAATGTGGATCACCTTGCGGCAAAAGAACTTGCGAAAAAAGAGGGGATTTCTCTTGCAAATGCCCTAAAACGTAATTTGATTCCGATAAGTACCCGGATCGTGCGCAAACTTGGATACACCCCTGTTAGAAATACCAGTTCAAGTGTTATGAAAATTACAAATAACAGGAAAAAACTAAACAATATACTCAAACGCAACAAGTCCCCAAAACGCAACAATTAATTACATAACGCATAGACCCGACACGGAACTTCAAGAGTGCCTGCATTTTCTTACTCTTTTAGGGCTCCGTGGATTTAAGTATATCTGAATTTAATAGCGTTAGCCTTTGCTTGATCTGCAGCCGCAGCACACAACACAGTGGGTGGTAGAAGTAACAAGACTAAAATAAGTGCAGCAATCATTTTACTCATTCAGGGTCTCCTTGGGTTTAACTTCAGACCTTCTGTGAAGGGCATTCTTTCTTATTAACAGAAGCAGCTATTACTGTAGATATACCGAAAGCAGTAAAAACACAAATAAAAATAATAACTGGTTCCATTTTTCTTACTCTTTTAGGGCTCCGTGGGTTTAACTGAAAATACGCGCTGCCACCACCACAGCCTATTGTAGGCTGCTAAGTAGGTGGCCATCTCATTCTGCTTTTTTTCCACGACTCGCAGCGCTGCAGTGATTGCCGTCACTTCCACATGCAGGTCCCTTAACGGCGGGTCTAGGAATGAGCCCTGAAGGCTAGAGGCCGACCCAGCTGGCACATCTTCGGACTCTACTTTCTTGATTCTAACACAGAAACCATCGGGGCTTTTTCCTATCTGTAATATGAATCTCTGAAATAGCCCGGGTAGTTGACATTAATAGCAGCAGCCGTTGCTTGACCTGCAGCCGAGCAACACAATACAGTGGGTGGTATAAGAATTGCATAGATGATAATGCATACTATTGTCAAAGGATCCATTTGTTTCTTACTATTTAGTGCTCCGTGGGTTTAAGTAGGGCACATGCATGATCGAAAAAGGATTTCGGGTCTTTGGTAAAAAACACATGGCGTTTTTTGTCTTTCGTGTTAATAACAACGGAATCATACTCGCAGTAAATTTGGCTGACTTCTTCTTTTTCAAAATTTACAGCATGATAATCCGCTACTATCAGCACCATTTACTCTTTTAGGGGTCCTTGTGTTTAAGTGCTAGGTGCCTGGTATTTGGAATTTCTTTTGTAAAATCATTAGTTCATTGTCAATATAGAGTCCAGAATAGATTGTGCCTATTAACAATACTGGTGTCAATGCTATACAACCAAGGCCAAGGAGAACTACTTCGAGTAGCATTTACTCTTTTAGGGCTCCGTGGGTTTAAGTTTATTTTTTTGACATTCAATTGCCCACGAAGAACGACCAAGTTCTTTGGCAATTTCTTCGATACTTACGCCACTGTTAGAAAGTTCAAGAAGCTTGTTGGATTCCCAATAAGACCACTTCTTTGAAGCATTTGGTGTATTTTCAACAATTGCCTTTAATTTTAGGCGCATACCATACATTTTTTTGAGGACAGAAACTTGCTCGTCGTGAGAAAGTGTTGAAAATATTGTTTCGAGGCTATTCAGAACCTCCATTTTTCTTACTCTTTCAGGGCTCCGTGCCTTTAAGCCAGAGGTACTGCAAATGCCCAAAGAGGAGGCTCACATCCTGGGATTCCTGACGCAACTATGATTATTCCATAAAATAGCAGTGGTGATGGTATACAGTGTGAAAATACTATCATACTAGTTCCGACTGCCAAACACGTGACACTTGTCGCAACAGCTAAAGGTCTACTCACCGATTCTGCAATATCCTGTATGAATCCTGGGCCCCACATTACTCTTTTAGGGCTCCGTGCGTTTAAGTCACGATGTGGCACAGTGTGTGTGGTAATAAATAATATATATATTCTACTTGATTTCTGCACATAATTTTTCCAGTAAGAACTTTATTGTTTTTCCATATTTCGCACATATACATGGCTGATCCAGCAAATATTGGAGTCCAGATAAGTGGTGTAATTTTCAAGTCAAACATCGGAAGACGGTTACGCTGCGGTTTGAGTCCAAATGCTCTGCGTGTATCAATATTCAGGTAACTGATGATCAGAAAAGCAAGGTCATCAGGAAGGTTCTGCCAGATTGGGTCCATTTTCTTACTCTTTTAGGGCTCTGTGTGTTTAACCGCAACGCCAATAATACAGTCTACTACAATATAATCAGGGTTGTGTTCTAAAAAATCAAACATCTCATTATATAGACCATTAGCATCATACTTTTCCATTTGTTCTATGCGTTCTTCTTTTGTCTGAGCCAAAAAATCACCATGAAGTGACATTGTGTGTTAATACGTATAATCTTGCTATTTTTTTCAATTCCAGGGACTTTTTTTGAAAGTTCTAATTTAAACTCTTCAATGTCAGCATCATATAAATAATTTAAATATGGGCAATAGTCAATTTCTGTTTGTGGAATTGATACTAAATTCAAATGCATAGGAATCATTTTTCTTACTCTTTTAGGGCTCCGTGGGTTTAAGTATTTACACACACTCTAGCCATTCTGGCCCCCCCATTCTCCAGACCCTCTTTGGCTCGAATACGGTCTGGATCAACTCCTCCTTGAAGACTGGTGGCTTAATTTCTTCAAAAATGGCTGGATTCATAGAGAGCATATCCCAATCAATCTTGTCGGGGTTTGCTTCGAGTAAATGAATTGCGGCTGGATTGCGAGAGAGAAAATCCCAATCAATCTTGTCTGGGTTCGCTTCGAGCAAGTGAATTGCGGCTGGATTCCAAGAGAGAGAGCACCAGCAAATCTTGTCGGGGTTTGCTTCGAGTAAATGAATTGCGGCTGGATTCATAGAGAACATTTCCCAATCAATCTTGTCCTGGTTCGCTTCGAGCAAGTGAATTGCGGCTGGATTCCAAGAGAGAGAGCACCAGCAAATCTTGTCGGGGTTTGCTTCGAGTAAATGAATTGCGGCTGGATTCATAGAGAACATTTCCCAATCAATCTTGTCCTGGTTCGCTTCGAGTAAATGAATTGCAGCTGGATTGCCAGAGAGCCAGTTCCAATAAATTTTTTCAGGGTCTATCCACGGAAGGAGACGCTTCGGAGCCATTTGTTCTTGCTCTTCTAGGGCTCCGTGGGTTTAACTTACCACATTTGATCTTTTATAAACGCCTGCAATGCATCCCACAATTCCTTATCGGGGTCATCATATAGTATTGATTTGTTGCCTTCATAGTTAATTTTTGTCTTTTTAATATTTTTATCATAATATATATGGGCAACTCTGTCAAAATTTACAAAGATTACTAATTCTTCAGATACTTTCAATCTAAACATTGTCATTTCAGCTCCCCGTGGGTTTAAGTTATTGACGACAAAGAGGACACTTGCGTAAATTATCTTTTGAATAACCGTTCTGTTCCCACTGATAGTCTTCTTCGCACCATTGTTCATACTCTGGGTTTGGAAGTATAGGATTTTCATCTTCGTCAAACTCGCATGGAGGTTCTATCGGACGAGTATCGAGATCCCACATACCAATATTCATTTTTAGAAAACATGAATTACATGAAGTATGATCACACTTGATGTGCTTTATTCCCGGGCCAGACTCGAGACACACCGGACATTCTATATATTCTACATGTTCTAGAGGCTTTCCGAATATAATATCACAATTAATACAAAGTCCTTTGTTTCCCGCCCTTGTTCCTCCGTGAAAGTCATCAACCTTTGATTTACACCATATATCGAAGTTTTTACACTTTGTAGTAAGGTGAGGGTTGGCGTCATAGTCGTTCCAGAGAGAATGAACGTATGTAGGCATCTTACTCATTCAGCTCTCCGTGTTTTTAAATAGAAAATAAACGCACCTTCTAAATAAGATGCTGTCAGAATTGTGCGACTGAAATGACATTTATAAATGATACATCTAGTTTTGAATATACATGCAAGGAGTGCAAGAAGAAGATGCGCTAGGCCTAACCTATATTGGACTTTATGTGAACTGTGCAAGTTTTGGATCGGACACGAAAAGTACATGACGAGTAAATGTGGGCAGGTCATGAAGACGATCTAGGGCTCCCATGATATGGCCAAATCGGGCCTCTTGATGAAAAACTTGGCATCCGGCCCGCATCGCTCTTGGCAAAGTCATAAAACTTGCGCGTCTTTGATACGGCCACGATGCATGTCTTCAGGACCGGGTTACGCACGTCTTGCACAGTGCGTCGAGTGGGATCCCCATTTACTATTTAAAATGTTTTGGACGGATCGCCCTCGGGGCATTCTTTATCAGGTGGGCCGGACCTGCGGCCTTGATGCCATAGTACTTACGGTAGTTTGAAATTACGAAATAAGTCTCCCGGACAGCCTTGTATATGACGCGGCCCTTTCGGTCCCGGTACGGCGTGACCACGAATGGTTTCGTATTTCCGAGGAGCATTTCCCGCCTGGTCTTTTTCGATTCCTTGATGAGCGAATTGAAACGGGTCATATTATATACCCAGATTTTCATTTCGATGACACGTTTTGCATTTGAGAGAAAATTCTGTATGTATATGTTCAAGAAGGTATCCAATCATAATTTCTTCATGTGTCGTAGGAAATGTAATTTTGTCCAAGGCTCGCTGTAAAAGTAAAGGGCGTTCATCGCCAATTCCGTGACACCTGTCAGTCGATGGCTTCCCACACGCGCATGGATATTTTGCGAGATAACTCTTGGAAAATGTTCTATGTATAGTATTCGTGTATACATTGTCCCCGAAACATTCTACGTATCCAATCGGTGTTAATACTGGTTGAAGCGCCCATCTTCCATCTTTTTTAATTTTCTCAATCTTTTTCATAAATTGATCTGCATGTTTATTCTCCATTGTTAGTACAGGGCTGCACTGCTTTAGTTCACACGTGATTCCCACCGGTCCAACCCGCGCCGATACATGATCCCCCCGGGCGCGTAGGCAATCTCCTTCCAGATTCTCTGGGCCCCGATGATCTTGTCCTCGTCGCGGGTCACGGACCCGTCCGATCCGAGGTGACAATCCTGGCCGAGCGGGTTTCGTTTCGGGCGCTTGACCGGGGGCTGTTCAGTTGGATCGTCGAGCCATGGCTCCACGATGTTTCCATCGCTCGTGTATTGAAATAGAGACATTTTTCTCGTGATACATTAATGGATGAATGCCCTATCTGTACAGATGAACTGACAGGCAACGTCGCGACGCTCGGGTGTTGCCAAAAGAACCTACACGTCGAGTGTCTCGTCCGGTGCATGAAGGAGAAACTCGACTGTCCAATGTGCCGGGCCAGGCACGAAAGCCTGCGCATGGTCCAGGACCCAGAGAGCCAGGTGCTCGTCCCGGTCACGGTCCAGATGAGAAATCAACATTTTTTAAGAAATACATTCATAATTACATTTTCCACGGCGATCGTCATCCTTTCCGTCAAGAATCTTCCTGGCGCCCAGTAAAATATTCGTTTATATACGGCTCGAGACGTTTCCCGCGGGTCGTCAGCTCTATGATTCCTTCTCGGGTCGTTCCGATATCTAGGAAAGGGTCGTACTTATTATCGGTCAAAATTCTCCAACGTTCCTTATATCTTCGATTCTCGAACGATCCGTGCCACTGGTGAATGATAGTCCCAGTGATCCACCCCAAGTGAAGACCTTTGACCCTGGTCTGAAACTCTTCGAGCATGTCCATGTAATGAGGGTGCATGTTACCCGGTCCGCTCTGGAGAATCTTGCCGATCATGGCCATCGCCATGTGTCGATCGGCCGATCCGAGAATCGCCCAATCTATGAGGGCGCCCACGCGGTTATAGAATCGACGATTACATGCCCATGCATATCCAGGATGCCAGTTGTCATAGACCTTGGTCGGACTGCCACCCTGACCGGACATGAACCCGAAGCTCTTGTCAACCTTGAGAGTCTCCCCGCAAGGCCCGAGATTTACGGCCGACTGCCAGAGCTGAACCAGGTCGCACTTCTGGAGCTCATGTATAGTATCTTCGACCCATCGCCCGTTCAGAAACTGAATGTCCGCATCGATCCATGCGACATGTTCCCAATCCTTGGGGAGACTTTCGATGCCCTTGTTGATGAGATTCTCTTTTACCCAGAGCCGATCATGGGAATTGAATTTTAGATGTTTCCATGCTTTTAATTTTCCAATGGGAGTCGGTCCGATCAATTCGGATACTATAATTTTTATATTCTTAATTTTTGAAATTTCAATTACAAAATTCATGAATAATTCATGACGTCTCTTGAATCCACAAAAATTAAAGTATGGCAGTATGACGTATAATGTATTTTTCCTGAAACAGGTCATGTAATTATCAATGATAATTTCATGAGTTGTCCATTCAAAAATGTCTTCGGGGAACCAGGGACGGGTGTCCATGCGATCCGGATCCCCCTGGTCGACATTGCCATGGTCGACACGGTCCTGACATTAATTTTGGCAAATTATATAAATTAAAAAATTATTGGGTCGTACTCTTGTGGACGTTCATCGTGGGAGAGATCCTCCACTGGCTCATGTGTGTCCGGACCCGGGTGATTCGATTATTTTGGCGGGTAGATCCTGGATCCTGGAAATTTGGGGAAATGGACAATGAGGATCCATGGGTCCCTCGTTGAAGTGAATCGGGTACCAGTTGTCCAGGTTCCGGACCGCACCCAGGTTTTTGAGTGAGTCATCGACAAAATAATAATCCAGGCACGAATCAAACTCCTTGTAGAATGCGAGTTCGGGCTTCATGTGCGACTTTGTGGGATCCGGACCCGGACACCTGACCCGGACCTTGTCGTTTATGGCCAGGGCGACCCGGTCGACCCATTCGTGCGGCGCGTTCGAAAAGAGGGTCACGGGCCACCCGTACTGAATCATTCGATTGACATGTTCGGCATCATTCTTGAATTCGGGCCGCTCGAGAACGTCGGCCAGGTGATTCATTATGCTCTTGTCGTAGACCTTTCGGTTGAAATCCGAACAATCTATGCCGAACCCATTCGAGAGGCCCCGGGCCGTATGTCCGTAGGCCATGTACAGGCTGTGATTGACCGCGACCGGATCTTTACAGTCCGGGAGCTTCGTGTGGAGGTACCGAGAGACATTGTGCTTGAGATGTGCCATGAGGAGCCGATCCCGAACGATGACCCCATCGACATCGAGGAGGAGGCACGGCATTTGTAAGTCTTCGGGCTCATTCTCTAACTAAAGGTTCGGCCGGCCCTAAAATTAGAATGACTTTCAATGTCGCCGAGGGATCACATTTTCCCGTGGCCTCGGGCGTTGGCCATGACCTATGTAGCAACGCTGAATATGTCATCCAACCTGGGTGCCGCGCGGTTGTATCGACCGGAGTCACTGTCACTTTCCCAGAAGGAACTTATGGACGTCTTGCGAACCGCGCTGGACTCGCCGTAAAGCACGGGCTCATGATCATGTCCGACGCGATCGACCCGGGCTACACTGACGAAATCAAGGTTGTCCTGCTGAACACCGATCAGAAGCGTGCATTTGTCATTCGGCCCGGGTACAGGATCGCTCAGCTCATTTTGCAGCCATACGTCACGCCCGCTTAAAACAAACAAACGTAGTAAAACAAATGGCAACCTTCCAAGCAATTGCATGGGACGGTGCCGATAATGATGAAGGACACTACACGGTCCGAATATTCGGCCGAGCCGAGGATGGCCGCTCTGTCGCCCTCGGCACGACTTTCGAACCTTTTTTTTACATCAAGCCTCCCAAAGGCTGGGACAATCTCTCATTCGTCCAGATGAAGTGCTATTCGGTCGAGCGACGCCGCTCGGTCGATCTCTGGGGGTTCAGAAATGGAGAACTCGAAAACTTTCTTCTGGTCCGTTTCCGGTCCCACAAAGGACTCCGCAACTTTGCCTGGTGCATCGAGAACAGAAAATGGCCCGAGATGTACGGATGCACGGTCCACGAGTCGAACATTGATCCGATCCTGCGATTCATGCACGTGACCGGAATAGCATCGACCGGGTGGATCGATACTGGAACGTGCGAAAAGACGATCGAGACCTCGTGCGACCTGAATCTCTGGCAGCCAAAGTGGAAGGTTCTGCGCCCGGTCGCTCGGGACGACATTGCGCCCCTTAAGATTATGTCGTTCGATATCGAATGTTATTCGAGCACCGGGGCGTTTCCAAATCCGAGAAATCCGGCCGACGTCGTGTTCCAGATCGGCATGACGACCCGAAATTTCGGAAGCCCCGAATTTGAGCGCGTCTGCCTCTGTCTCAAGGAGACTGAAGGGTACACAAGTTTCAAGACCGAGAAGGAACTGCTGCACGCGTTCCAGCAGTACCTCATCAAGACCGACCCGGACATTGTGACCGGCTGGAACATCTTCGGTTTCGATCTCGAGTATCTCATGATCCGGGCCCGGGGTCTCGATCCGGTCTGGGGTCGCGTCAAGGACTCTCCGGCTGAAATTGTCGTCAAGAATCTGAGTTCGAGCGCGCTCGGAAACAACGAGCTCAAGATGGTCCCCATGAAGGGTCGGTACGTGTTCGATCTCTTTCAGGATGTCAAGCGCGAACACAAGCTCGAGTCCTACTCGCTGAACAACGTGTCTAAACATTTCTTGAAAGATCAAAAAAACGACATGCCGGTGCGCGAGATTTTCAGTCGGTACGCGGAGGGCAACCCGGTTCGTCTGGGCGAGGTCGCGGACTATTGCATCCAGGATACTATTCTGCCCCACAAACTCATGGAAAAGTTGTGCCAGATTCAGAACCAGGTCGAGATGGCCAAGGCCTGTTGGGTCCCCCTGAGCTTTTTGTCCGAGCGGGGCCAGCAGATTAAAGTCTTCAGCCAGATGGCCTACAAGGCCCGACAGCTCAACTTCATCATTCCGACGTTCAAGAGGGGCGCGCTTTCTGGACCGGACGAAGGGTACGAAGGCGCGACGGTCCTTGAGGCCCAGTCGGGCGCCTATTACAACCCGATCACGGCCCTGGATTTCGCGAGCCTGTACCCGAGCATCATGTGCGCCGAGAACCTGTGTTATTCGACCCTGGTCATGGATCCGAAATACGACAACCTGCCCGGCATCACCTACGAGCAGTTCGGGCCGCACAGGTTCGCCCAGGCTCCCGTTCCATCTCTTCTCCCGGCGATCCTCATGGACCTCAAGGCTTTTCGCAAAAAGGCCAAGAAGTTGATGGCCGCCGCGGAGGGAACGCCCATGGAGGCTGTCTACAACGGCCAGCAGCTCGCGTACAAGATTAGCATGAATTCCATGTACGGCTTCACGGGCGCATCCAAGGGCATGCTCCCGCTCGTCGCGATCGCGAGCACGGTGACTATGCGGGGCCGTCAGATGATCGAGCAGACCAAGAATTATGTCGAGGCCAACTTTCCGGGCGCCAAGGTGAGGTATGGTGACTCTGTGATGCCCGAGACTCCTGTTTTGATCCGTGAAAACGGAGTTGTTAAGATGAAGTCGATAGATGAACTTTCATCTCCGGATTGCTGGGAAGAATATCCCGGGTTTTGGAAGAAAGGAACTGACAAAAAAAGTCTTGAAATATATAATACAGAAGCATGGACTCACAAAGGATGGCAACCAATCAAGCGCGTTATTCGGCATAAGTGTGCCAAGAAGATATACCGCGTTCTGACTCACACGGGTCTCGTTGACGTGACAGAGGATCATTCTCTTCTTACACCTGATGTAGAACTTGTGAAACCTACTGAAGTTTGGGAAGGAAGAGAACTTTTACATTCATGGCCAGAAGACGTTTCAACTTGGACAGGAAAGCCTGATGGACAAGAGGTCAACTTTGGGGGGGAGTATGATCCATTTTTTAAAATATTTGATGCAAAAGAATCACTTCAAACCAAATATCCGAGAAAACAGTGTTTTCAACTCACTCGCAAATATGCACAGATTGTTTACATGAAATTGAAAAAACTTGGGTATAATGTTTCTTTGAATATAAATCCAGTCAATAACGCAGTACAAATAAATTGGAGTAATGAACCACTCAGACGTAATGCACTAGCTATCAAGAAGATTGATATACTACATGAGTCATGGGACGGCTACGTCTACGACCTCGAGACCGATGCCGGAACTTTTCAGGCCGGTGTAGGGTGCATGATCGTCAAGAATACAGATTCGGTCATGGTCGAGTTTGACGTCCAGGGTCGCAAGGGGCAAGATGCGATCGATTACAGCTGGAAGCTCGGTGAGCAGGCCGCGGAACAGTGCACGAAGCTGTTCAAGGCCCCGAATGATCTCGAGCTCGAAAAGGTGTACTGTCCGTATTTCCTGTATTCGAAGAAGCGGTACGCCGCGAAAATGTACGAAATGGGAAAAGATCGAACCGTAAAGTTCAAGAAGATTGACGTCAAGGGTCTCCAGGTCGTGAGACGCGACAGCTGTCCGTTTGTTCGCGAGACGCTCAAAAAGCTCCTGGACATGATTCTCGAATCGAACGACCCGCTTCCGGTCATAGACGCGGCGCGCGAGGCGGCCCGGATCTTGATGGGTGGCAAGGTCCCGATCGAGAAGCTTCTGATGAGCAAACAGCTCGGGTCGGACTACAAGGTTGCCATGCCCCACGTGAACGTCCGGGACAAGATGCGACAGCGCGCCCCGGGCTCCGAGCCTCAACAGGGCGACCGGGTCTCGTTCGTGATCGCCCGGGGCTCCGGGAAAATGTGCGAAAAGGCGGAAGACCCGGGGTGGGTCCGTGAAAAGAACATTGCGCTCGATTATCACTACTATTTCACGAACCAGTTCAAAAAGCCCGTCCAGGACCTTCTCGAGCCGATCGTCTCGGCCGACATGATATTCGACCGAAAGTTCATGGTCAAGACCGAGAGCACGTCCGAGGTTGCGGCGCGCAAGGCGTTCCTGGCCCGGTTCGCCCGAGCGACCTAAAGTTTTCAGCCATCTAGTATATATGGAGCAAAGTCTCACTCATAAATTTTCGAAAATCCAGCAAGAGATTCTCGCTCATATAGACAACGAAGTCACGGTTCGTATCGGCCTGCGCATCAATGGCATTGCCGAAAAACTTTCGAAAATTTATGGCATTCCCACCGAGTCCCTGATCCAGAACATGGTCGAGGTCGAGGATCACTTTTGCAAGGGGGTCAAGAACGACAAGACCCGGTGTCTCAAGAAGCCTCAATGTAACGGGTACTGTGGATTTCACCAGAAACAGATCCCACCGCCACCGCCCGTGCGTCATGAGCGTGTCCCTTGTCCATGGGAAGAGACTTAAAAGCTAGGATCCAATTGTTAGTAATGAGTAAATCGAGTATACTCCTCTCGAGTCTGACGAAATTTTTCGAGATATCCGAGAACAAAGAAAAGCTCATAGACATTCTGAAACACAAGAATGGAATTTCTCTTCGGCGCATCGAATGGTTCGTCACAAATTATTCCAAGAATAAGCACGTCACGTACATCGGTCCGAACGGAAAGATGTTCACGGTCCACGTGGCGTACAAGTCAAGTCTCGATGGGTACTCGAAGAAGCTCTTCGATCCATTCTGCCGGACCGAGCGCATGGTATTTGAAGGTTTTACTACGACCATAGGCCAGCTTAATTTTTTAAAATGGGTCATACAAAATGGAATAAGTGACCATATGCTAAAAAACAACGTACTACCACTCACGATGAAAAAGGGAGACCCGCAAAACCTCCCTGAAACTGAAGAAAATTGTAGCCATAGTAAAATACATACAGATTGTAGCCCTGCTGAACCTGGGTCGAGTATTTCGGGTCAAACGTAAGGGTCAGGGTCGTTGTCTGCGAATTGAGTTTTGAAAAATTAAGGTACCCCCCCTGGTTGTACTCCTTTGGTGTGAGCCCAAAGGAATACGAGTAGATATTTTTGGACGGTATCGATAAAGAATGGTCCATGGGTTGCTTGAATCCAAAGTACAGACCACCCGGAAGGATACTCGTGACGTCCATAGTGTTCAGGGTCAGCTTGGCCGATGTTATGACATCGACAAAATTTGAATTTCCGGATGGAAAATTCAAAGGGACGGCCGTGTGGATGTACTGGGTCGTGTAGCCATAGCTGTACCGGGAGTCGTAGTAATTCTGGTTGGTCCCATTCTCATAATTTCTCTTCCGAAAGAACCATGCGATTGTCTGGACCGGGAACGCGGCCGTCAGGTTTATGACCGGCTGGTTCCCCGAGAATGCCAGGACCCCATCCTTCTTTATACTATTGACAACGTATCGAAGGGGAGTGTTCCGGTAGTACATTCTTTCATTATTTTCGAGTAGTATCTCTTCGGTCAAGATGACGGGGTTTGAGAAATCGACCGGGGTCGCCGAATCGGTCCACCACGTGTATGGTTGGAATGTGAAACGCAGGTACATGAGCTGATTTTTCATGGCACATGCCGGAAAATAGGGCTTGCGTAGTCGCTCACGGCCCGCGTTGTTCGCGGAATGTCGGCGACAGAAGAAAAACTCGAGCGGGATAGTAATCTCGCGATTGATGCCCTGCATGGCCGCGGCCATTGTGTACTGCTCGTCTGCATCCAGAAACATTTGGTCCCGAATAATGTACCAGTCGTCGTAGAGCGTCTCGACGACCGTCTCATTGACCAGAAAGTCTATTTGCTTAATTATCGAACGGCCTATATTTGGCGCGAGGTTGACACCGTCCGGGAGGGTCACTCTGAGCCACATGTTCGATATGAGGTCCCCGATTTGGTTCGGGTACAGAACTACAGTGACGACCTTCCCCTGATACGTCGGATTCGGTCCGGGAAATGTCGTGGCCCGATGAAACATTATAGAATTTGTATGCTGCTTGAATGTTGGATTCCAGTCGGAAGATTTCGGGTCGGTCGTCACAAAAAAGTCATCCTGGGGTCCCTTGGCAAAGAGGGCCATGAGCGCGGCCGAACTGAACCCCTGGTCCTTGATCTCTGTAAAATCGCGTGGTTCGTCCGGAAAAGACAGGTCGGTATTCAGGGCCCTGAATTTTGTGAAAAGTCCGGTCACAATGTTTGGGTTTATTTTTATGGTTCCCTGGGTCGGTTCGGTCGTCGTAAATGTTCCGACGGTCGTCAGGTTCGAGCTGAAGACCGGAGATGTCGCGGTCGCTGATACGTAGACCCGGGTCGCATTGTTCGGGGCTGGAGTCGCGCTCGCGCCCAAGAATGAAGACACGGCCGGGAGGGGCTTTCCAAAACGGTCCGTCCCGGCATAGAGCCCAGTCCCAAAATCTTTGACAATGTAGGTGTCGGTCAGGGGTGTCAGGTTCGAGACGGTCCACCCATCCCCGAATCCCGCGGGAACCTGCCCCGTGAAGATGAACTGGGGCACGTGCTCACGGACCGTGTAGTACCCAACTATGACGAGTGAGATGGCCGGATTCACGATCGGGACCATTCCGGGTGGATAAAGGGTGACAGAATTTGCATACCGGACCTCGTTGATGACCTGGTCCGTGTCGGACCTGAGCCTGAAAGACCAGTTGTACGGCTCGGACACGAGCGATGACACGGCGACGTTCCCGGCTAGATCACGTGATCCTATCGCAATGTCGAGTGTCTGATTCTGTACATTTCCTGGATAGAATGTATTATTTTTAAAAAGGCCCATCTCTACTTTTCCTGTTACATTGCTCGATCCGGTCGTGATAATTTGACCTATGAGACCCGTGACATTCATGGCGGTCCACCCTGGTCCCACGTTCGATGTCCACGGGGTCGTCGCGTAGAATGTAACCTCTTGGGGTTTCGTCACTTTGAAAAATCCGGAAACATCAATGGGACTCATAATCACTGGGGGTCTCGGTGGAGGCACGACAGTGGGGGGTCCCGTCGAAGAGGTCGATGTCTTCTTCAGCGGACCGAACCCTAAAAAATCGAGAACACTCTTTTGTGTAAAATGTGCGACGCGTATAACGTCCTCCATCTATAGATCGTCCAGATTTTTCTCCCACATCTGGACCACACTCGTCGCCTTGAGCGTATCGCGCTCGCCCAGACGGGCCTTGCACAGTGTCTGGAGCTTCTCAACCTCCTCGGCCGTGTACTGGTACGTCTTGATATCGAGGAGCCTGGGCCATATCGACTCGGCGTAGACCTCTTCCCGGAGTTGCATGTGTATGTCATCGAGTGGCCGGTTGAAGACCTGGATGCGCCGAGAGACTGCGACATCCCTGATGAACCGGGCCTTTTCGCTCAGCCACTGAATCTCTGCGTCAATCTCCCTGAGCATGTCCGCCTTGCGATGTCGATAGACCTGGAGACGGACCTGCGTGTAATCGACCAGAATGTCCTCTGGGCTCTCATATTTTTTGACCGCGCCATTCGGGCCGATCAGGTACATGTTGCTCGTGTGGATCGTCTTGGTCATGCCGAGCGTTTTGAGAGGGTCGGCCATCTCCCCGGCCCAGATTCGAAAGTCTGGATTCGTTTCGGTCGAATGATTCTCAAACTTCTGAATCGTCCCCTTCTCGACCAGGTCGTCCAGGTGCTCCTTGAAGTCCTGGATCCATTTTCCGGGCGGAAGTTCTGTGACCCGAATCTGTGACCCCTCGCGTTCGTACATGCCCTCGAGGACCCATGTATGTTCCTTCGTCTTGACGACCCGACCCTTGAATCCCCGAAAGTATGGAACCATGGGCGCCATCTCGACCTGCTTCAGTGCGCATCGAATGTTGTGCCGAATAACCTCCGGGTCGAATGGCGGAACGTAGCAGCTGAATCCGGTCCCGATACCTTCGGCCCCGTTCACGAGAATCATGGGCAGGATGGGGGCGTAGTACTCGGGCTCAACTTTTTGACCATCATCCGTGACGTACCGAAGGACATTGTTGTCGGCCGGGTCAAAAATCTTGCGGGTCTGAGGGGCCAGACGCGTGAAAATGTACCTCGAGCTGGCCGCATCCTTTCCGCCCGCGAGCCGCGTGCCAAACTGGCCACTCGGGACGAGAAGGTTCAAATTGTTCGAACCGACGAAATTCTGGGCCAGGTTCACGATGGTTCCCTGGAGCGACGCCTCACCGTGATGGTACGCGGTCTGCTCGGCTACATATCCCGCGAGTTGGGCAACCTTCATGTCGCTCGCGAGGTTCTTCTTGAGGCACGCATAGATCACTTTGCGCTGACTTGGCTTGAGCCCGTCGACGCAGTGAGGAATCGAACGTTTAATGTCCTCGGCACTGAAATTTGCGAGGTCCCTGTGGATGAATTCTGTCACGGTCAGGTCTTTGATGTGACCGTATCGGATACCTTTTGGGGGCTTGGCCATATGGGCCGTGAGCCACGTCTTGCGATCATCCGAGAGCGCCTTGGAAAATGCTAGGAGCATTGATTCATCCATCGTCCGATCGGCCCCGAACGCGACCGTGAGTCGATCAATCTGTCTAAAATACTCCTTGGCCTCTGTGCTCGTCGATGTCCCGAGACCCTTGTAGTACTTGACGGTGCCTGTCGTCGTGGACTGCCTGAACTCCTCCTCGCTAAAATACCAATCCTTCCCGGCCTTGATCACGGGTGTCACCATAGATACAACAAAACCGAGTTCTATGAGTTTCGGCCAGTACACGTGGAACATGTTCAGTACGAGACCCTTGATATGGCTCCCGTCCAGATCCGCGTCGGTCATGATCATGAGGCGGCCGTACCTGAGGTCCCGAACCGATGTGTAGACCTTGCCGTGCTGAAGTCCCAGAATCTTTTTGATGCTATTAAATTCTTCATTCTCGGTCACCTGGGCCAGCGTCGCGTCTCGCACGTTTCGGGGCTTCCCACGGAGCGGAAAGACACCGTAGGCGTTACGACCGACAACGCTCAGGCCGGCGATGGCCAGGGCCTTGGCCGAGTCGCCCTCGGTAATTATCAGGGTGCATTCGTGACTCTTGTGGGACCCGGCCCAGTTCGCATCGTCGAGCTTGGGAATTCCGGTGATTCGGGTCTTTTTCGAACCGTCAGTCTTCTTGAGCTCCTTGTCGTTCCGGGCAGTGCCCATCGCCACAAGTTCGTCCAGGATTCCAGTCCCGAGCATGTCCTTGATGAATTTTGGCTTGAGATCGATAGTCTCGGTAATTCGGGACGTGCATTCCGCCTTGGTCTGGCTGCTAAATGTTGGGTTCACCACGACGGCCCGAACAAAGACTGTTAGGGTCGAACGAATCTGGAAGGGCTTGACCGTCACATTCTTATTGGCCATTATTGTGTCGCTCACGACCTTGACAACCTTTTCGACGTGGGTCCCACCCTTGGTCGTACAGATACCATTGACCCACGAAAACTGCTGGAATCCAGAACCCTTGGAATGGGCCACGACAATGTCAAAATTTTCGGTATGCATCTTCACGAGCGGAACATCTCCGACATGCATCCGTGCGTACTCCTCGAGCGACTGTACGGTCAGCTTCTGGCCGTTGAATTCGACCGTCGCCTTCGAGCACCACATGGCCGCATCCCATGTTCGCTTCTCGACGACCCGAGTCCAGTCATCCATGGATCCGAATCGGGCGGCGTCCGGACAGAATCCTATCCGAACACTCGGGCCGCGCGTGCATGCTTCGATTTTCGGGGGCTCGCAGACGCTCATGTTGTCGGTCCAGACCTGGTCATACATTTTCTTTCCGTCGCAGATTGTCACCCTGAACATTTTCGAAAAAACATTGGCCAGCTTGGCTCCGTAGCCGTTGCGACCGCCCGTGACCCGCTGCTCTTCGTCATTATAGTTGGAGCTCGTCAGGAGGTGGCCGAAGATGAGCTCCGGGATCCAGATGGGCTGACCGTCCGGTCCCTTCTCGGTCGCGTGTTTTTGGATCGGGATGCTGACGCCATAATTTGTCACGGCCGTGTCGCTCCCGACCTCGACCGAGATTTTGGTGACCTTCTTGGGGTGCAGGGAGTACTGGTCGATCGCATTGACCAGGATCTCGTCAAATATTTTTACCAATGCAGGTGAAATAGTAACAGGACTATGTGTAAAACCGTCTGGGGCTCGAACCCACTGGGGGGTGGTCTCGGGTGCCAGAGTTCCGACATACGTATCGGGACGCTTGAGGACATGTTCAACATGCGTGAGCCTCGTGTAGCTCATTCGTTTCTAGATGGGCGCGCGTTGTCTTTAGAGCGATGTGGATGTAGCCGTCCCTCCATATGTATACCCGGTGCAGTCAAGCGGAACACCGACGCTACTCGAATAATATTGGGTTTTGATAGGTATTGTAGGTATATAATCGAGAGAACCGCTCCCTTTATAGGCCCAGATACCTCCAACAGTACTCGTGCTACCCGTAAATTTAGTTGTCTGGCCTGAAACGATCGGTCCGGTCGACGTGTACCCGGTGGACGATGATGTCGTGTCACATAATATTTGTGTTCCGGACTTGATATCGACCGTCCCCGCAGTTGTCAACCCGGCACAGTCTATAATTGTCAATGGAGTACTCCCGGACGATAGGAAAACCGGATCGTATGACTGGGCCGCGGCCATACTGGTGTAGTTTTGAAGCCTATTGTTACCTAGATACCCCTTTGCACTACACCCCCTGGCGCCACAGTCAGTGGTCGATTTTCCATCTGGGTCGTTCGCATTACAAAAAAATATTTTACCTACGTGAAATCCAGATGCCGCTGTCGTGCTGGACGTGCTGGACGTGCTGGACGTGCTGGGCGTGCTCGTGCTGGACGTCGAACTGGTCGACGAGCAGCTGTTCCCGAGCCCTAGGGAACACATCCATCCCTGGAACCATGCAACAATACATAACACCACGCAGCAGACTACTGCCGCTATGATTATAATATACTTCTTCTTATCGTCTGCCATACCATTACTCACCTTTTTTTTGTAATGTACCATGCGACGGCCGCTGCGACCACTGTCCATCCGACGAGGTGATCCATCGTGTCCATGTCTTTAATCTGTTCGGGTGGCAATTTATTAAATTCATTCTTGTACCCGGGCGGCTTGAATGGGAGCCAGATGTACCGACCGAATGGGACGAGCGTCGGCTTCAATTTGTCTTGGCAATTGTATGAATAGTCGTACCACGCGAGCGCAATGTACGGGGACCAAATCAGAAACGCGAGGACCCATGGATTCTTATGGGGGAGGACCCAGTACCCCCCCGCAAGAATCAATGTAAAAATTATACACTTCCAGTTGAATGCGAACGGGTGTCCAGAGAATAGACCGCCCGCCATTTTACTTATTATATTTTAGGAATATTATAATTAGTATCAGGGCGATCAGCCCGGCCACGACCGGGACGTACGGAAATTCCGGGGGAGGCCGGGCGGCCATCTCGAACTCCATGAGCTTGTTCCCGATCCAGAATATCAGGGCCTCATCCTTGGTAAATGTAGGCTTTCCGAGTTTTTCGTTGACAACGTTGTGGGCCATGACCGACCAGTCGAACATGTTCTCGGGATCATCGGGAACCGGAAATTCCTTGAGGACCTGGGCGAAATGATGGCGACACGCGGGGCATGGCAGTACGTACTGATAAAGGTTTATAAAGTCCTGGACCTTTCCTGGGTTGTCCGGGTTGAAGCATGCAAGATGCAGGGCCCCCCAGAAGCTCGGACCGAATATTCTTGGATCGAGACCCATCTGATTATAGTTTAGAAAAATTATTCATGTAAATTACCTTATCTTCGGGATTATACGAGTCGCTTTTTCGTATATTATCGACGGCCCACAATGCCTGTAGATTTTTATAATAGAAACATGCAAGTCGCTCATTTTCATCGAGCATGTTGAAAGCGGCACATGGTATTCTATGATCTATATGCCACCCTGACCCATAATTTTCCCAATTCATGCCATCTAAAAAAGTAGATTCTATATGAGTTCTCAACTCATTTATAGAGCAACCTACATAGTCCACACATCGTTCCGATTTTTC